GTTTTTTTTTCAGTCCCTTCAGATTTCTCTTCATTCTTAGGATATTCGTCTTCCTTTGGAGCGATTAAATCTCCTTGACAATACTCTGCAAGACGATCAGCCGGATTTCGATACAGATTAATAATCTGACCTACTACCATACGCATCTTATCAAGCGTAGGAGTCTCCTTCTGTTTGTCAAAGTAATTGGTACGAATACTCCCTAGAACCTTACGAGCAACTTCACGTGCAGCTTCAAGTTCAACTTTCTTACTGTCCTCTACACCATCAGTAGTAATAGTATAGTCAGCAAATAACTTATCAATATAGTCATTGCCTAGTAAGCCAGTAATAGCATTAATTGCTTTATCCTGTTCAGGTTTTGCTTCAGGATCATCCTTCAGCTTATAGCGGAAGTTTTCTCCAATTAAAGCCCGTAATGCTTCTGCTACTTGTTCTTCACTCCAACCAGCTTTAGACATATGCGTATGCATGATAGAGTGAGCCATACACGGTGAACCTGTATGTGAAGTATATAAGTATACAGCACGACCTAAACCACGCAAGATAGCTGTAGGTTGGATAATAGAGAATATCTCATTAATCCAATCCGTAACTGTCTTTTCGTCTAATGCAAGCTTCTTATCTGCATTAGTTTCTTTCAGGCCACAATATACACGATACCATTCTACAGTGTTAACTATATTTTCTGCCACATTCTTCTCTTTGGCGATGAGGTAATTAAGGGCAGTTTTCAATTCCTCATCATTAGTAATCTTGTTAGGATCAAGCTCCGGAATTTCTACTTTAGGCTTGCTGTTTGCAAGTTCTGTAGGTACTTCACTTTCTGAGAAGTTAATAGACATTTGCCCATCATTCCCAGGCAGAGCTTTAGCAGGAGCTAGTTTAATACCTAGCATTTCTGCCATACTTTGCAGTGGTAATACTTGGTCTGCAGCTATCTGTAACTGCAATTCGCCACGTTCACCACGGTCGAACAAATCTTGACGTACGTCAACAAGAGCTAACAAAGTAACTACATCAATGCTACGATTGATGTCTGCATATAACTCAGGATATTGCTTCTTGAGCTCTTCGTTGTTGGCATAACGCTGTTGCATTACAAATGCTAACATAGCTTTACCATCAACAGATGATTCTCTTGAACCGATAGGTATGCCAGCTGTAGGAATTCCTGTAATAAGATTTGCAGCACGTTCTACAGCCTTCTTTTCAGGACTGTTCTTACCTGTTGCATCTTCAGGAATAATCGTAGGAATTTTCTCTTCCTTCTTCTTAGGCTTATCCGGACCTTTAGGGGCGTCCTTCTTTGCCTGAACCTTAGTTTCTTTAGCTGTAGCAGGAGCCTTCTTTGCATCCTCTACTTTAGCATCTTTCGGCTTGTTATCTACTTGAGGCTTAGCTTCCTCCTTCTTGTTCTCAGTGCTGTTTACTTTAGCTTCAGCTTTTGCTGCTGCTTTTGCTGCTTTCAAGGCTGCCTTTCTTTCAGCCTTACTCATTTCTTTTGCCATTTTTGATAATGTTTTTAAAGTGTTAAAATAAAAGTTATTATTAAGTACAATTAAAAAGATGGATTAGTTTAAGAGGTTAACTATCATCCTCTATTTCTGGTGAGTTACGTCCATTAGTAAAGGTATTACTTTTAGTTAGTGCATCGAATAATTCTTCATCTTTAACAATGTAACCTGCAACCCCAGTAAGGCGAATGGTAGTACCTTCTGTCACTGTAGCTACTAAGCTTTGCATGCATGTTAAAGCATCATCATTACTCATGGTGCTAACTAAACTAGTAAGAGAAGTAGTCTTATCATTATCTGACTTAACTACTTCCTTACTTAAAATACCTACTAATAGACCAGCCATAATAGCGAAAACAAGTTTCCACCACATTCCTGTACTACGGAATAACCGTGCAAGGATAAATGCTACAGTTAATAGCACAATAATAATTGCTGGTGTCATAATTAGTAAATGTTTTTAGTTTAACAATTGTTTTAATTTCTCTCTCGCTTTGTTAAGGCGAGATTTTACTTGAGACTCAGAGAGCTCAAGATGTTCAGCAATCTCTTTGTAAGAAAGATTCTGAACTGTACGTAGTTCAAGTATATACCTATACTTATAGCGGAGTCTGTTTAATGCATCTGATAATTTACTATCTGTCTCATGATAGATGTAAACATCTTCTGGTGAGCTGTCGGCCGAACTGCTTACCTGTAGACAGTTATCATCATTATCTAACTCATAATCATACTTCTCTTTTTTAGTACGTCGTATATAATCAATACTACTATTTATAGCGATAGTTTTTAACCACATCTCAAATGAAATATGATTAACATAACTAGCTATCTTAAAGAAAGCTTTAGTAAACGTTACAGATACTAAATCATCTGTTACATCCTTATTATGTACAATATTATATATAGTATTGTATATAATTCTGTGATAACGATTATAAAGCTGTGTGAAGGCGTATTGTTTACCTTCTTTAGCCTGCTTGATCAGATCTAAAAGCTGTTGTCTTTCTTCATCTGTCATAATTACGGGCTTTAGTGTGCCTATAGAGCCAATCAAGACTCTATAGACTTAAAATGGCAATTCTAGTACATTTCTACAATAATATTCATACCAATCTTTGTAGAATTTATTATAAGTATCCCATATACATTCCATGAATTCTATTTTCATAGGTCTAGTAAGTACACTAGTAGGAGTATTATTAATTAATCCACATAATATTCTTATACGAACCTTTAGAGTTAAATCTTTATCTACTCCTATCTTTTGTATTATCCTATTATCAAACCAAAATATTAAATATTTTACAGTTTGAACTTTATAAGATTCATGAAATTCTAGTTCTTTTAATTCCCTTTTTTGTATTCTTAAAAAGGTATACCACTCAGGTCGCCAGTTAAATGAACTATATTTAACTCCCCAAGTGGTATATATATGGTTTGTTAAACTATAAACTACCATATTGCTGCTTTACTCTTTTAGCTATTTTCATTAGTACTACATTAATTTGTGCTAATGACCAGCCTGTAGTTTCTAATATATAAGCTTTAGTTGCGGCTACACCTCGTCCATATATTCCAATATCTTCAAGGTATTTATTAGTAAATGTCTTTAACTGTTCGTCAGTTATAGCGGGCATTTTTGTACCATGTATCGATTGACGATAAGATGGTAATGAACATATTTCTGAGTATTCATACTCTAGAAAAACAAATTTATCGGGATTTGCTAATACGCTCTGAATTTCAATAGATTCTTCAGGTAGTACTGTGAATTCCCCTTTCTGTACTAAGTCATTAACTAATAGTGCAGAAGTAATTCTCATACAAGGAACTTCTCCAATTATATTAGCAAGAAGTTCAAAGTTTTCACCTACAATTCTGTAGATACCAGGATGATTGAGTCTCATGGTTGATTAATTTCTTTTTTAAAGTTATTTACTATTCCAGATACTTCTGATAAAGTTAACTCTGGATACTTTTGCATCACTTTATTAACTGCATCAATGTCAGACTTAGCTGACCTAAGTAAGTTAATGAACTCTGTTCTTTCATGTTTAGAGTCAAACCAAGCAAAATATCTTACACGCATTGATATTCGTATTCTTTTATTTTACTACTTAATTCATTCCATTTAGTGATATCTATATCAGTAGCGTCTACTAAATGTATTATGTCACATTTAGTATTGAACACTCTTCTAATATAAGATATACCTTCTTTGTAGTGATACTTATTCTTATAAGCACGAGGTACTACATTATGAAGACGAGTTATTAGTTCGGTCTTCATTCTCATCTCTGTTGCAGCCTTCTCCCATGATTCTGGAAGATTCTGTCTAATAAAATTCATTAATCCCATTTCAAATTAATTTATTGATTAAACTTAATATTGTAGCATTGAAGGGAGTCGAACCCTTCACAGCCCATACGTCTGATCTAGCCTGATATGCTCCAGCTTTTTACGACATTAGCTTAGCCGTTGGACTCTGTTATCACGCTGCGATACCAGTATAGTCCATTACATAACTTGTATTGCCAGTTATCTGCTTATTGACCTATTCTATTTCACATTGTCGCTGTCAAATTCATTCAGCCCCATATGCGTTTCCTACATTTTACTTCGGGGAAACGCTAGCAATAGAAGTCACCTTAGACGTCATAGTGAGTGGAGCTGGAGGGGATCAAACCCTCGTCCATACGACTGATTCATAGACCTAACAGTCAATTTCTTTTTTACAGTTCGATATAATATCTACTCTATAGTAGGCTAGTAACCGACCAAAGTTACTAGCCTTATTTGGTCTTGAGAATGGTTAGTTCTCTTATACTGATCTTGATAATACACGAATAATAGTTAAAGTATAGATACTTTAAACGATTCAAAGATTCATATTATTCAGTCTAAACTTGATGTCACGACTAGAGCGTTTCTCTATTTCTAGAGGACAATCTTATTGTCGCGATCTCAGACTTATGATCAGTAGTTCACGGTAGTTCCTCATAACTGATTTAAAAATTCTGTATGAGACCTGTTAATTCAGGTCTTTGTATGCCTCAGGCCCTAGAGTTCAAAAGAACTATTTCCGACTCACATACTATAGCTATTGATTCAAAGATTCTAAGCTTGGAACCTCTTTTATTTGTTTTAATTTAGTTACCTATTAGTATTAGGAACTAAATCATCGTATCTCCATTGCCAAGAGTCTGGAAAGAGTTCATTAAGTTCATTTAAGGACTTATCGATATCCTTTCCAATCTCAATAAGATCCTTGTCGTACTGTTTCTTTAGATTGTAAGCTTCTTCCTTCCATGCGGATACAGGTTTCTTTCCACTTACAATCTCTTCTTTCAGTGCAGCAAGATCTTTTAGGTACTGTTTGATACGTTGGTTTGTTCTGTTAGAACGACGAACTTGTAGTACCGCTGAGGATACCGTATATTCGCTCTTCTGAACAACAGCTACTAAATCTTTCGTTAACTTTTCTTTGCGTCGTTCAGCAATTTTCTTTGCTGCTTCTTCTGCAATTTCTTCAGTTACCTTACTTGAATTAGCGATTACATCCTGGATGTTTTCTCCATTTACATCCTCTGTAAGGATGTTCATTTTCTTTACTTCTGCCATTTTGAATACAGTTTAATTGATTTAACAATAAATTTATTTAACACTATAATATAATCTTAATAAAAGAACAGTCGTCAAAATATCTCTTTTTAGCTTCTATTATAGCTACTGCTATAATATTTAGCCTTAATTTGATATCTTTATACTTATTCTTTTTATGAATTTTTAGTGCTACTTCTTTACTACATCTACTAAAGTATGATATAGCTTTCAATCTTTTCTCCTCGTACATAGTAGGAGAGATAATTATGTTAGTCATATAGTATGACATTTTTTTATTTTATCTCATATCTTTGATAAATTTAAGTAATAGTTAAAAAGAACTGTTCCTGTCTATTCGTACTTCTTATTCAACAGGAGACTCCCTGCCTTCTCCTGACCTACATATAATGTGGTTGACCGTTGTATAGTCCGTTGTACTTTTGATTAACAATTTCCATTAGGGTTCTAGCCTTAAACAGTTCTTTAGGTTGACTGAATCCACCATTTTACTAACAATTTAAATTAGTAATATATAGTATTAAGTAGAGACTCTGGCGGGGTCTCTACTTCTTTACTATTCTTTGGTTGTATTCTGAGTTTACACTCATGAGTACATTCACTACAATTGACATGGTTGTCAAGTGTAGGACAATCATTGTTTACTTCCATGCTTTCTTACGATTATAAGGCTCCATTTTCTTATGTTTTGGCTTCTTTTTGAATTCCTTTGGAGGTTCTTCATTATTCTTCTTTGCCATACTAGTAAAATTTAAATAGAGGATTAATATCACGTAACAACTCGGGTAATGCGGATAATCCGTACGTCTTTAGTATTTTACGATGCTCATAATACGCAGAAGTAGTGTTTACTTTAGCAATAATACTTACTGGAACACTAATAACCTCACGATTCTGTTGTACTAAGAACTTACATAGTTCTGAGTTTAACAATTCTCGTGTCTTAAGTGCAGGTGAACCAATAGACGCAATAATCTTCTTACAGAAGTCTTCTATTACTGGTATTTGTGGATTAGATGGTCTATCTACTGCTACATCAGTTGGAGTTAAACATTTAGCTATCATAGCACTCATCACATCTTCATCTGATAAGATACTTACATCTACGTTCTTAGCATCTGTATTATTTGCTATATTTGATGCTAAAGATGTTACTAGTGTATGTTCATCTTTTATTTCTCCTTTAAATGTAATAATAATTGCTTTCATACTTTACTTTTTGATAAGTTATTTACTGGGAATACTAATAGATACTTCTATTTCATACTCCTCTAATTCTTCAAATAATTTATCAGTATTTAACTTACTGATAATTTCAATAGGTGGATTAACCTCTACTCTTTTACCTGGTACTGTTCTACATAGTTTTTTAGCTCGTTCTAACGATATGCCAAGTATTTTAGTAGTAGCTAATAGATTTGCAAGATAGTGGTCGTTACTGAACTTTATTTCAGTTAATTTACGACCTTCTTTTACTTTATTGACTACCATTCTTCTTCATCTGAAATTAGATTCTCAAATTTAGTAAAGAAATTCTCTGGGTCTTTACACATAATTCTTGCATTATCTGTCTCTATGACTACAATGTCTCCAAGTTTGTTATTGCAGCTCTGAGTTATGCTGTCAATATAATTAATATTAACTACCGCAGTTTTTGTTTCTTCAGTATCTGTAAAGCATTGCTCTACAAATAAAAAATCTCCAATCTTTTTCATGTCTCTAAAAATTTAAATTGTTAATAATGACGCCTGGACACTCAGGATTTAATTAAGTTAGTGCCAACCTAGTTTATAGCATTTGTTATAAGACAAAGATAAACGACTACAATCGTTACTTACTATGACTCTCACTATAGTTTTAACTCATAAGCAGAAGTAGCTGTCAAACTAAATCTTATTGGAGTACATGATTTTAACGTCCGCACGATCATAGCAATCAGTTTCGGCGTAATAGTCATTGCTGATACTATACTATTACTGCTTAGCTACTTACGCCCCACATGTTTGTCATTTTCTGAGGACGTATACTCTATCTTCACAGACTGAGTATACTAGACTCTAATATTCATTTAAAACAGAAAGAAGGTTTGGTTTTAATTCTGAATAGAGTCATTTACAACCGTTGATATAACATGAGTTTGTATAGAGTCATCAAGATATTTTTGAGCTCTCGCTCCAGATAACACTGTGTTGTACGTTGATATGTTTGATTCATATATGTAAATCATGTCTTTTATAGACAGCGATGTACCATGCTGCATCAAAATATCAATTAATACTACCTTTGGCATAGCTAAAAATACACTATCAACTCTTCTATCTTCTCTCATTTGCTCTCTCATGTCGAGAATATCCTGTATTGTTGTTACAGGTTCCTCAATGATAACTTGAGGATCTTCTTGTACTTCTTCTTGGTTCACACCATTTAAGAAATTAGCAACGTTTTTACGCTCTGCGTAAATCACTGCTCCAATCATGCCTATTAAAGCAAGGATTGTTACTACTACCCAAACAGTTCTCCTTGGCGGTTCAGGTCTCGCCATCATTTCATTTTCCATTTTGATAATGTTTTAAAATTAGTAATTAATCTCTCCAAAACCAATCTTGGAGTAGTTCTTTAAAGTTTTCTATTATGTAATTTCCATCCTCTCTTTCTTTTATCTTCAGAGAAGTCCCGACATAAGCAGAGGAATAGCCCAACTCACTGCGAGAATACAAATAGAACAAACCCGCAGATTTATTATATCTATCTTTTCTGCATAACCAAGAATAGATGTAATAATAATCGAACTTAGGTATCCAAGGTTTATTATCATTACTAATGAAATTCAGAGCAGCTATAATTGTACTAAGCTGTTCGTACAGATTTAAATGCTTGTCTTTATAAGTTCTAGGTTTTCTACCTATTACTCTACAAGCGTCTTTGTAAGATTTAATTTCTTCTCTTTTCATACCTTTATTGATTAAAATGTTATTTAATAGTATCACCTACAAAGTATACATGATGATATAAGTAATACTCTACATATATAGTACTACTTTGGTTTGTAATAGGATTACGCAATGTGAACTTATACTCTTCATCATTAGTAATACTTCTCTCTTTATTAACTAATATATAATTTTTGTACTTCATTTGTAAATCTACAAAATTATATATAGTTTTAGACTCTTCATATTCTCTTTTGATTAGAATGCCAATAATATATGTTATTATTGCTATTACTAATATTCTACTAATTCGATTTAATTCATAATATTTAATTACTTTTATCATAAATTGATTTTAATGTTAATTACTAATTGTACCCAGAGCGGGAGTCGAACCCGCACGACCAATGGTCAAAGGTGTTTAAGACCTTAGCGTCTACCTATTTCGCCATCTGGGCTTTTAGATTTTATACTTTTAAAAAAGCTATAACAATTGTTAATAGTATTATTAAGCATATTATACCAGTTATAAGTAACATTTTAATATATTTTTGTTTCCAGTCTAGAAACATACCTAATATTGCTGTTAATGAGGTTATTATAACTGTTATCATTAATGTTTTAAGAAAGATTACCATAACGTTGATAGTTTTTAAAGTTAATAAAAAAGTAGCTGTTAGTTTTCGTAGGTAAAACTGGAAGATTTTTTAGACCTACTACTTAACACACTCGCCACGTGAAGGCCAGCTTTTGAGTGCAATCAGTATACCTATATTCACATATAAATATACTGACAACAGTACGCTTACTGTTATGCTTAATTAATCAATCTGTGAATTAAGAATGAAACAATGATTAAATAAACAAATGGCTCATACTATAAATCTAAGGACGGACAAACTTGGCTATATTAAACTATATGACATTTGCGACTAGGAGAAGGTAATATTGCCGTCTAATATAGTTGTTCCTGATTTTAACGTCTGCACTAATACTCAGTCACATTATTAATAATGCAATATACCTCACTTAGTCAGTGACTAGTATAATATACTATCAATAATGAATTTTATCTGCCACCCCTCAGAGTGGTAATAAGTGCTGAGATATAAGCCCCACAGGATTGTTAAGGATTCTCACCTTAAAGAGCGTAATAAGGATTGCTCTATTCCTTATTACTTTAACCATTTTTTTATCCGATGCTGGCTAATACACCTGAGTTTTATACTAACTATACTTGTAGATGTATAGTTTGTCTTTGATTTCTCTGCACTAATATCAGTTTATATTATGATATTATTAGGTCATGACTCCTATTTTACATAAGGGATAACTGAATATAAGCCCCACAAAGTTGATACTGATTCTCACAGTATAGATGCAGTAATATTTACTGCATTAACTTATTAATAAAAACCTGCTGTAGATATAAATACATTATAAGGTTCTAACTTTTTAACAATGATGTCTATATCTTCTTGTGTAATAGTCCTAGGAAGTATATTAAATTTTCCTATACAACTATCTACATATTCTTTAGTTTGATTAAGACTAAGGTTGAATTGGTTTTTTAGTATTTTTATTATATCCATTTTAGTAGAACCACTAGCTTCTTCAGGTACAAACATACTCATTCTTACTAAGTTTGTTTTATTTCCTGAGTCTTCCTTACGCTCCAATTTAGGTACGTCTGTACAAGGAAAAGGTGTTTCAATAAGAATAGATAGTATGTTATTAAACTGTTCCTCCGAACATACTTTAGAAACTGCACCTAATAGACTGTTTGTAGATAATATCTCATCTTTAATAAGATTATCTATTACATACTGCTGAATACAAGTTATTTTCTTCATAATTTGATATTATTTATTGATTATTTCTTTCTCAATATTACAATTTCCTCAAGTTTACATATAAAAAGTAGAAAATGATGGACTAATAGTATTAGTAATGGAAGTGGCCATCCAACTATAATCAATAGAGATAATAATATATCTGCTACTGTTAGTACCTCATATTTTTTATAGCCATATCTTAGATAAACTATCATACTATATATGCCTAATATTACGTAAAATGTAGCTAATATTACTTTTGTTTCCATATAATTGATTTATTTGTTAGTTAATGCAATAAAAATAATAGAGTAAGCGCATTAATATAGTTATGGAAAACACCACTATAAGCTATGCTAAGAGCTGTCTGATATAAGACCTCATTTTCTCTTACTCTATTTTGAAGAATATGTCTCATTCGCGCTTGAAAACATTTCCTTAGTCGAGCTGTACTGTTACGGGCCTACTCCCTAAGTAATAGCGTCACCACACGTTGCCCAACATATTCTTTCTTTATGTACAGATGTATAGACACTTATTGTTCAGTTAGTGTCAGACTGTTAAGCACCTCATTAAGCCTATCGAGGTATAGCTTCTATCTTCGCTCTGCTTACTTCAAGCTTGGTTTCTGTCTCTAAAAGATGTGCACCAGTTGGAACCTACAACTGCATCTACCACGTGGATTCATAATCTGTCTTTACTGTGCATAGTAAATAGGATTATGTTTTTCTTGACTCACACTTATCTCATATACGACTTGTCACGTATCATCGGTGGTTTAAGAAGAGAAGTATAATAATATAGTCCTTAGCGCTACCTAAGTCTTTATAAGGGCATACCTAACTTATATTATTATACTTTAACGTGGTTAAATTATGTTTCACAACATATGAGGGTAATTTGCATTTCATAGAATAATTACTTTGCGAAATAAATCTGTATTAATATTATAATGCAGTATATACTATTACATTTAGGTATTCATCAAAATAGGGCATAATATATGTGTCAATGAGATAAGTATTTACATTATTCTCTGAAGGAGATAATGATAACTCTGATATTTGTAAATTTTCATCCCATGCTACACCTACTAATAAGCCCACAATCGTGTTATTCCCTATTTTTACTCCTACCGCAGTTCCTAATAATTTACTAATTAGAGTATTCATTTCTGTTCATTTTTTAGTTAAATAACCATATAGATAGATATAATACTATCATCATGATTATTACTGATAACATACCTAATTCTGTGTCTCTATCCATATGATTATTTATTTAGTTAATGATTAAATTGCATTTTACACCTAAAACTTAAGACTAACGGAATTCTCTAATCTGGCTTGGATTAGCTAAGTATTTACGTGGATAGTCCACAACCTTTAGATTTACATAAGAAACTGGTGCCCTCAATGTCTTGGGAAGTTATTGAGTTTTTTAAATTGCCTGTCTTTCCAGGCTGTCACTTTCTTTCAAGTTGCCACCAAACTTATAAATCGGAATTGGTTTCCTGTACGGTTTGTCCTTAAACTTTTAAGTGCGTTACTAGTAAACCGCCTAAAAGATACAGCACTACTGGTTTAAACTACCCTACCAGCAAGTAAAGCTCGTCTTTCCGAGCCGCCATACTATCTCTTGTGTCATAGTACTCGTAACATACTATAACAGAACGTTCCTTTAGCCGATTACCCACACACCCCTACGTACAATGGTGGAACGTAGCTTTCGCCACGATATCAACGCTCATTTGCTTCCCTTTCTTAGGTCTCTGTCACTATGCAGTTCATAATTGCAAATAGGGCGGAATGGTCCTCACATTACTATTTAAAGCAATGTGGTTTCACCATTATTTACTCACAAATACATTTTCTTTGTGAGTCTATTTTAATAAAAAATATAGAACAAGCGCATTATTTTTGCTATGCTATTCTCTTGTTCTAATTAGTGGTTACGCGCCAAATGCGGCACCTTGTTGTTGAGCTGGGCCTTGTACAAACTGTGGTTGAGCTTGTTGAGGCTGAGCTTGTTGTTGAGGTTGTTGGTTAGGATTAACTGTGTTGATAGTTTGTCCTCCAACTGTTTCTTGCTGTTGAGGTTGCTCTGCTGCTAATGCACGAGTGTCGTTAGCTGGAATACAGTAGTTACTGAATGCTGCTCTTCCGACCTCTTCAGGAGTACTTCCTCTCATCCATTGCTTTTCTCCACGACTGTCATAGTAATATTGACAGAATACAACTAATTCTGTGTATATTACTGGAACTCCTCCTTGTTTTACAATGTCTCCTGCCATAATGGCTGGTGTACCTTTAGCTGGGTTTGCCGGATGTGCAGACAAGTGCTTCTTGTAAAATGGTTGTGGTGATTTCCAAGACACGTAGCAACCTTCAATAGTTTGGAACATTTCTGGTATGGCTTGGTCTGTTTGACCAATGCCTCCATGTTGTATGCTTAGTAGTGGCTCAAATATTGCTACTACTGGCTTTTGAAAACTGGTGTAGGTTTGTGTTCCTTCCCAAGGACAATCAAGATTGATTAATTGGGAATATAGATACTTGTTGCCAGCGTTTTGAACATTTTTGTTGAGTTCTCCAACTGGTACACCTTTTTCATCATACTTTTGACCTACTACTCTTAATACTGGATTTAATAATTGAAACTTTGCCATGATAATATGTTTTTTTTGGTGAATAATCTATAAGGGCTATATATTACTTGGTGAAGTAATGTAATAAAAATGGGAGAGTAAGAAAGGGTAATAGGACTTGAGACATCTAAGTACATGCTCTATCCTAAAACTTCATTTATTACCTACTAACATAAGTAGAACTTTCTTATTCCTCCCGATTCTTGGCAGGCGCAGCTGAATGGGGTTCGTGCGCAGCCGGTGTAAGTACTCAATACCAGATACTGAATACTGGATACTGAATAAAAGCAGGGAGTGCACGACTCCCCGCTATAACCATTTAGAGTGGCTTAGAGTTTGTTAACCATGTTTATTAGCCATATAAACAATAGCATAATAGCACCTATTAATATGCTAGTGATGCCTACCATTAGTAGCATACCAAATAGCTGAATGTGGTTAGGAAACACTGAGGATAAACCTAACATCTGTACGGCAAATCCTTGAACAACTCCGATGGCTATACAAAGTAAGCCACCTGTGATGAGTCTTTTACTCACCTCTTTAACTTTAGTTAACATAAGTTAAATATTTAAATGGTTAATAAATATGTGCGTTGAACAGTCGCACCCCTGTTAAGTCTACTCGATGCCGTCCATATCGAGTTCTGCTTTAGCAATCTGATAATGTCTATCTGGGTAATTCTTATGCAACGCTATTGTATATTGCGCAGCTAATTCTTTACTCTTAAAAACTTCTTTGATTTTAGGGCCGATACAAGTTAATTCAATTACGTAATACATGATATATTTGTTTTAAGTTAATAATGCAATTCTATTAAGATGAGTATGAATTGTAACTGTTTACTAAGAGATAGCCAGATTAAACTCTGGCTATTCTTGTATAACACTTGTAACGATTAGCAACAGCATATGCAAGCTTAATAGCCTCATCAATGTTGTCTAATAACTTTGTGCCTTGCTTAACAGCACCACCTTTGTAATAAGCATCAATTCTGTACTTCATATTTTGATATATTTAATGTGCATAGTATTACAGTTGTGAATGAATTGAGTAGGAGAGCTATGATTACTCATAGCTCCTATAATACTCCAATGCATCAGCTAATGCATCAACATATTCCTCATCGTCTTCAGTAGGAATAAAAATACAATCTGATAAACTCATAATACTTTGATTTTATTGGCGGGGGTGTTCCCGCGATTAATAACAGCCGGGGATGAATTGGAGTAGTACTTCACACACACGCACCACCTCTCTCAAAAAATTTTTATAAAATATTTTTTTAAATTATGTTAAATATCTGTAATTATTCTTAATATTTGCGTTATTAGTAATATGAAACATAGCATAGATTATTATATAGAACATATTGAGCCTATGATAGATAATCTAAATAGGCAACAAGAAATACAGATTGATAATACTAAGTTTTTAGTATTAAAAGTGCGTACTAAAGGTGTTATGTATATATTAATAGCTAGTCAATATAACTGGAATGGAGTTCACTACTGGGTATATAATACTAACACAAAACAAGTAGAAAATATAATTCATAGTACTTACCACTTCATGTTTAGATTTAAACAGCGTCACTTATCTATTACTAGACTATCAGAAAATAAACAAATAATAGTATGCATGGTTAATATGTTTAAATATTCATATAACCTGTTAAACTACACATCCTCAGTTTATATTACATATAAAAACCGTCTAAACTAGGAGTACCACATATAATATTTATTACATACATAAGAAAGACTACTAAAAAGAAATAATATGAAATTAATAGAATCCAGTGTACAGATTATTGAGGAAAAAGACCCTTATAAGATGATAGAATTAGCAGGTAGAACTTGTTATAAGTCTGAAGATAAGATAACAGAGAACAGTGCTAAAGAGTTTGTAGACCGTATGATTAAGCTTGGTCATTGGGCTACGTTAGAGCACGGCACTGTATATTTAACTATAACAGCCACTTCTCCAGAAGTAAGAAAATACGAAATAAATCCTTATTCTAGAGTAAAAAAGATAAGTGTAGATGGTATTAACGGTAGGGCTTATATAACTACAAATTATCGAGTACTAGTAGAAAATAAATGGCTTGATGATTTAAAATATCAATGTGATCCTACACCTTCCCACGAGAAGCGTATTACAGTCAAATTCATATGTGATAGAGGAGTAAGTCATGAGTTTGTTAGACATAGAGTATTCAGTTTTGCACAGGAGTCTCAAAGATATTGTAACTATAATAAGGATAAATTTAATAATGAGCTTACTTTTATTAAACCTACTTGGTTAAATATACCTACCGGCGATTATACTTACTGGGATGGAGATTGGTGTGATACTGATAATATGAAGATTCAATTGCCTTCAGATAATGGTATAGCGGACAACTTTTTATGGTGTTTGAACAATGCAGGAATGCACTACAGACTACTAATAAATGAAGGATTAAAACCACAAGAAGCAAGAGCAGTACTCCCTAATGCAACTAAGACAGAATTAGTAATGACAGGCTTTGAGAGCGATTGGGAACATTTCTTTGAATTACGTTGTAGTGGTGCAGCTCACCCAGATGCTAGAAAGTTAGCTGATGAGTTAAAATCGTTAATGAATGTTAAAAACATTGAACTTAATAGCGTTAAATAACTATAAATAATGTTAATAAATGTTAAAGAAATAGTAACTAAGACAGTATATTAGACGTTATATGGGGAGTAAGGGGGGTAAAGTAATAATAGTGTCTAGTTAAGTAAAGTGATATAATATTAATTACCCATACTTTAGATAATCACAAATATAATTACTATGAAACACAAACAAGTTAGAGAAGTAGCATACTTAGGTAAGAAAGTATATTTTGGTAATAAACCTTATACTCTAGTAGAGAATGAAGTAAAAGGTATGTGTCAAGGATGTGATTTATATAATTGTTATTGCCCTTCTAGGATTACGTCATTGTGTACTCAAGGATTTATACTTAAAAGAGATAAACAATGAAAGAGGGGAAGAAAAATGATTACCAAGATGGTAAGCTACGTTGGGATTTACTACCTTTAGAAGAGATTGAAGATATAGTGAAGCTCTATACTGCTGGTTCTATTAAATATGGTGATAATAATTGGCAGAACTTAGAGAATGGCTACCAACGATATAAAGCAGCTATGTTAAGACACTTACTTGAATATGAAAAGGGTAATAAGGTTGATGATGAAACTAAAGTAAACCACTTAGCAGCTGTAGCTTGGAATGCAGTAGCTATGCTTTACTTAGATAAACACGGAAAAGGAAAGGACTATGACATTAAATGATTAGGAATTAGCAAAGATAGTGAGAGATAGAATACCAGTAACAATAGACAACAAATAGTTTATAATAGAGTCTAATCCAATAGGTAGTTGCGATGGCTGTTATTTCTTAAATAGAAACTGTCCTACTTTGGCTAGACGTTATTGTTGTTCTAATGGCGGAAATATATTAATATTAGAGAAACAAAATAAGAAATAATACGTTATTTGAGTATTAAATATAGAATATTATGGAAGATAAAATACTAGAAACAGTAGTAAATGGAATTAAGTATACTATGTTGAAGGATGTGTTAGTTAAGCCTTTGGAACCAGTTATGGTTACTAAAGAGATAACAGAGCAGATTCCTACAGGTGAAGTTGATGAAGATGGTTTCAATAAGTATGATACGCAAACTGAAACTAAGGAGGTAGAGTCTGAATATTCAACAGGTGTAGTATTGAAAGTTCCCACATGCTTAACAGAATGTGAATATAAAGTAGGAGATACTATTGTTTATAATAAGAAGTTTGCTAAAGACTTTGATTTGTTTAAAGATAGTCAATTAGTCAAACCATACGATATAATTGCTATATCAAATACAATTTAAATTTGCTTAACTCATTGTTAGAATGAACCCTGGCGTTAGTCAGGGTTTTTTATTATCTATATAATAAGTGTTAATAAATGTTAACAGATTTTAACATTTATTTATTCTACCGTTTATAGATACATAAACATTTAAAATAAATATTATGAGCTACAAAGTAATTAAGGAATTTGGTTCTGCTAAGAAAGGTGATGTATTAGCAGAAGATGAAACAGGTTTAGTGTCATTTAACATTAGTGAAGATAATTATACTAGAATGATGTCTTTAGATTATGATACTGCGGATTACTTATGTGAAGAAGGTTATCTTTTAAGTATTGATGATGAAAGTAAGTATAATGTAGATGCTACTTTAGAGCTCATTGATGACTTACTTGAGAAATACGAAAGTAACTTAAAAGAGACTAATGAAAAAGCAAATAAAGGCGAAATACAACCTTGTGTTAAGTTAGAAGCTGAAACAGTATATTATAACTTAAATAAGGTTTTAAATAAAATTAAGGATACGTTGACAAATGAATAAATTGGTAAAAAGCGTAAGCAAAGCCGATTTAAATACAGAATTCTTAAAAAGTCTTAATGGTATACTTGATCTTACTGATAGGGAGCTAGAGTTACTAGCTACATTTATAGCAATAGATATTAATACTCCTAAGCTCCCTAACATAAGTAAGAATGTGATATCTACTGAAAATAGAAAGTATATTAGAAAAGTATTAGGCATTACTCCTGATAATTTAAGTAGATATATAACTAAATTTAAGAATCAAGGTATACTAGTGAAAGGTAAGATTGAAGACGAAGTTGTAGTAAATAAGGCACTTATACCTGAAATAATCGGCGATAGAGTACAAATTACTATAATATTAAGAGTAAATAAAGATGAAGATTAAAACAACAATAGTAAGACCTGGCACTATATTATGTTGGAAGGAATATAACATATTTACTAAGTTGTGGAATAAGTTAAAGAAGAGAGACTTACCGTATAATAAGTTTGAGATTATTCCTACTAGTATAGAGTTACTTACAATAGATAGATATAATTTTGTAGCATATACTCCTATACGTAAGTATAATAAACAGGAAATACATAAACTACAATCTATCTATGATAATTGTATAGAAGATAGAAATTGGGACGATGTTAAAACTATAATTAATATAATAAGACCCAATACGTTTGATAACTCTTCTACTTTAGAAGAATGTAAATATTACAAAAAGATAGATTTAAATGAGGAATCAAGTGAGTATATATACTAAATTAAGTAATAAGTATAATATCCCATACCCTATCATAGAAGTAATATGTAATAGCCCGTTTAGATTTACTAACAGTGTTATATCTGATTTAGATCCAAAGCCTGTCAGATTCTCTTACTTAGGCAAATTCAAATTAAAGAAAAGATATGAAAAAGAAACCGTATGATGTTTATAGTCCTGAGATATATCCTAGACTATTATTTGTAAGTACTAATATTGAGGATTTAGATAAATATTTTATATTTCTTGATGTATATGGTAACAACGATGGAAGCGAATATAATAGATTACTACAAGAAATAGATAAATATGATGGTGGAATGGTTACTTGTAAAGTAATACGTAAGAGTGATAATAAATACGGAGTAATAGTGATAGCTGTTGCTAATGCAGAAGATATTACTCCATATATGATTCCTCATGAGGCAGTACATGTTGCAGATTACTTTTGTGAACAATTAGGTTTATATACGCAAGACTTTAAAGACGGCAACGAAGCATATGCTTACTTAGTAGGATGGGCTGCAGGAAATATAAGTAATACTATATGTAATGAATTAAAAAATAAGGACTATGACAATTGAAGAAAGTAAAATGATGTGGAAGTTAGAAGTGGAAAACAATAAACCACTCTATGGTTCATTTAGTAAGGAAATGAAGCGCCTGTATAACAAAGTAGATGAATTAATTAATGAAGGCGTAATTACTTATGAAGATTTCACAAATGATGTAATTGACAGTATTACTACTACTATAGTAGATAATGGGAAGAGTAATGCAGAACCTAGTAGAGCCGATCAGGTAAATGCAATGTGTAATATGCTATTTAAGAAGTATGAAGAATATAAAAAAGTAGAGCATACAGGAGGAGATAGAGAAGTTTTAGCAGATAATACAGAATTATCAAATAAAACCAGATTATGTGAATCCGAATGTACCAATGGGACGTGCTAAGGAAATTATAGCGAGATTATAGAAAGAATATTATTTAGGTTATTTAATTGATTGATTATTATGGTTAAGTATGTTTGTTCAGTAGATAGAGGCACCGTTATTAGTTACGATAAAGATGTAGAAAATGTTAGCTTACTAAATCATTTTTATGTAGACTATATGTGGTATATTCCTGAAGATGGAGAGTGGATCTATACAAAGAAAGATGGTTCTAAAGAGAGAAGGAGTGTTACTAAAGGTACTATGGTAATAAAATTGTATCCTATAGATAAAGAAAGTGATGCAGAGTACATCTTTATTGAAAATGATGAAGTAAAGAATCACTATAACAGATTACTAGAAAAGGAGCAAGAAGAAAAAAAGAAATCTACTTCTTGTGATATTGATTGTGATTGTGCTTGTGAAACTGTAAAGTGTGATTGCTAATATGGATAAATTATTGATAGATCAATACGGTAATGCTATTTTATATAAAGTAGATACTAATAGCATTAAAAATGTATCTGATAACTTTGAATGTAGAACTATGTATGTTGCATAGTAGGATGGTCAAGTAATAACAGAAGAGGAAGTAATAGACTATAAATTAGGGGATATTGTACTTATACTAAGTAAATATGATTCTATAAGTAATAAGTGGACGCTAAAACCAATAGTCTGTTCTGATGCCTTTGCTAAAGACGATCTTATAAGATGGAGTAAAGAAGATAATAAACAAGTTCTTACAAATGAAACTATTTGATCTTATTGGAGGTAAAGTAAAAATACACCCAGATGCTATAGGCATCCCATGCTTTAGAAGAGTGTGGGATGCAGATAGACCTGATAAGGAGCATGCTACTAAAGTAATAAGTTACATTGTACTTATGAATAAATGGGATAGCCCTTATGTACAAAGTATGGATGAAGACAGTAGAGAACTTAAACTGAAAAAGGAAATATTCGATGATGAGAATTACAAATTGACGGCAGAAGAATTGATTTGTGAAGATGAATATAAAACCTTACTTAATACTAGAGCTCTACAAATGTTAAACAATATGCGTCTAAAGTTAGATAGTGTGAGTAAGTACTATAAAGAGTCATTAGACGATACTTTAGATGAAAAGAAGATTAAGGACTTATTAGCTGGCATGACTTCCGTTGGTGGAGTACTTAAGAGTATTGATTCGCTAGAAACGATGGTTAAAGCTGAGGAATTAGCTATAGGCAAAGTTAAAGGAGACGCTAAAGTAAATCCATATGAGTTGGCGAAATAATACATTAAAATATAACCAAATATTAACAACACGTTATAGTGTATAAATAAAAATATTATGAATAAGAAATTTACGATTACTATAGATTTGACTAAGGATACAGACGAAGTATTTAGACAGATTGAAGAAGCTTCTGAATATTTGAACAAACCTGTAAAGAAGTCATTATGGCAAAGAATTAAATCTTGGTTCTAAACCATCAGAACCCTTACGTGGAGGGTAAGAATATCCACGTGCACTGTCCCTTTGCGTACTGGCTAGCGCGCCCGGCTCTTTTAGGTAGGAGCTTTACGTAGAAATATGTATTGAAAAATCTCTCTAACAAACAGAAACCTCGTAATAGCGATATTACTTTGGTGATGGCTTACTAAATTCAGCATCTGCTGATAAATGGCGTAGAGACTATACGGGAGAGGCCTAAGTTCTAGTAGAATATGGTCATGAAATAGTCCAGACTACAACTTCTCACTGAGAAGGCTTATGTAAAAGTAAGAGTAGCATGAACCCGGGAGGAGTGGGATCGATACCTACAGGGACTACTAATTTAAAATACCAGTCCTTTGAAACTATAATAGCAGAAGGAAACTTGTTGGATAGGTAGTTATCGTGAACAGGTAGTCTGGGGTAATGTTAGCCCAGGTGGGGAGTACTAAACATAAGGCGTATAAATCCCTAGCTTAAGAAACTAGGTTGCAGCTACAGAAATCTCCCTATTTCTAAAAAATAATTTTTTCCCATTTTCGGAAAGGGGTTCGTTGTGAAACGCGCCCCTTTTAAATAATATTATGATGGAGATTAAAGTTAGAAGAAATACTTATTGGTTAGATTATGAAGAATATGAAAAGTTTAAATGTTGGTGGAAATGAAGAGAACAGGAATTTCCCAAATGTTCTAGAACTCTTGCAAATGATTGATGAACTATATAGCATGTGTCCCACTTGCGATTATTTATCATATCCGCCTAACCAAACAGATATTACAGAAGAAGAATATACTTGGGATATAAAATTATAATATGGTAGACTTTAATAAGAAGATAGTAAATAGTAATAAATTTAGAGGACCAGCACTATAGTTTATAGCTACTGGTTCTTATTGTGTATATCCAGAAGGTACTTCAGAATATTTTAAGTTCTGGGATGAGGAAAGTAAAAGATGCGTAGATGGTTATACTGCTGATGATGGAGATTTCATTAGTGGGTATAACTATTTTTATTTAAACTATTGTCCTATTCAAAGAATCGTTTATACTGTATTAGAAAATAAAAAAGTAAAAAAGACCAGAGAGTTATAGTTTCCGGACTTCTATGATTACGATTATTACTTTTTCTAGGCTATGTAGGAAGCTGAAGATGAAGGTAAACATCTATGCGCATTAAAAAGTAGGCGTAAAGGGTACTCATATAAAAATGCAGCAATGGCCTGTCGTAATTATTATTTGATACCAGGAAGTAAAACATATATATATGCTAGTAATAAATAGTATTTGACAGAAGATGGTATTCTTACTAAAGCTTGGGACTATATGGACTTCATAGATAAGAATACCGCTTGGGGTAAGAAAAGATCTGTAAATACGCAGATGCGCAAACGAGCTGGGTTCTTTACTAAGGATGAGTATGGTAACTAGATAGAATTAGGTTATAAATCAGAGATTATAGGCGTTACTCTAAAGGATAATCCAGATGTAGTTCGTGGTAAAGCTGGCAAATTGATTATATTTGAAGAGGCCGGTTCATTTTCCGAATTAGGAGCAGCGTGGCAAATTGCTAGACCGTCGGTAGAACAAGACGGGGTTGCATTTGGTACTATGATTGCATTTGGTTGTGTTTGCGCTGGTACTAAAGTATGGACAGCCGATGGTAATTGTGTATCCATAGAAGATCTCAATCCTCAAGACGGTATTATGGGCTGGGATACGTATTAGGTATACCCTTAGAATATATCTAATGTTAATCCTCCTGCTGAAAAACCATGCTTACGTATAACTACAAACACTGGTCGTACTCTAGAATGCAGTACAGACCATCCATTACTATGGTCTACCCCCGGTAAGACTAAAAGGGTACCAGGGAAGAGAGCATAGAATGAGCGCATGAAGTCATGGTTATGGCATAGAGCTGATTTGTGTAAAGTTGGGGAGCAAGTAGCCGTTATAGATGAAATACCTTACTTTGGTAAATAGAAGATGTGGGAACCAAGACTAGTTGGGTGGTTAATTGGTGACGGTAGCTACGGAAAGGATAAAACTCCAAGATTAAGTAATTGTGACGATTCTATTAACAGTTATGTGTTTGAAAACTTTAATACAGTAGTGGAAAGAACACATACAACTAATACTGATAAAACTTATTATGAAACTAGAATAAAAGGTATTTGTAAGAAGTTAAGAGAATTAGGAATATATGGGTAGACTAAGGATAAAAAGACATTACCTATAGATATTGATAAGTATGACTTTGATAGTCTATCTGAACTAATTGGAGGAATATATGATACAGACGGTTATATTAGAGTAGATAAAGATGGTAGAGTGAGAATTATTCTCACTCAAGCATACGATACTATGTTAAAACAACTTCAACTGTTATTGTTGAAGTTCGGAGTAAGTAGTACAATACGTTATACCAAATATAAGAATGAAAATACACATGTTTCAAACGGTAGAACAATTAAATCAAAAAATGGGGAATATCGGTTAGAAATAAATGATGTTACAAGTGTATGTAAATTTGCAGACAGAATTCCATTAAAAGTGGAATATAAATAGTCTGCACTAGATATGATATTAGTGTTTGCTTAGAATCATATAAACAAATACAATAAATATCTGTGCGGAGTACATGCCGAAAGGATAGTTAAAATAGAAGATATAGGTATACGACCTATATATAATATTACAGCTAAAGAATAGAGTAATTATATTGCAAATGGTATAGTAACCCATAATACCGGCGGTGACGAAGGCAGCCACTTCGAGACACTAAAAGATATGTTTTATAACCCAGATGGTTATAATTGCTTAAGCTTTAAAAATATATGGGACGAATCTGCTGCTACTAAAGAGTGTGGTTTCTTTATACCTCAGTATACTAATTTGGATTTTAGAGATGCTGAGGGAAACAGAATGTATATGGATTCTGATGGTAACACCGTGCATAAAAAATCATTAGAATTTATATTAGAAGAGAGACGTAAAGTAATCGAAAATGCAACTAGTAATAATACTATAGATAGATACGTAGCAGAGCATTGCCTAACTCCAGCTGAAGCATGTCTTGAATTTAATGGTAATATATTTCCTAAGAAAGAACTACAAGAATAGCTAGCATTGCTTAGGACCAATAAGAAACTATAGAATCATAAATAGGTAGGCGATTTAGTATGGCAACCGGACGGTAGTCTTAAATGGGTTATTAAGAAAACTGGAGATATAACCAGATACCCACTTAGACAAGGGGATGATCCTACCGGATCTATAGTAATATGGGAACATCCTAATAAGGATGCTAGCGCTGGTTTGTATATTGCAGGTATAGACTCATATGATTATGATGAATCGAGTACTACATCATTAGGTTCTTGTTTTATATATAAGAGAGTATAGTCTATAGAATAGTATTCAGATATAATAGTAGCAGAGTATACAGGTAGACCTAAGTCAGCAGAAGATTTCTATGAAAATGTACGTAAATTGCTTATATACTATAATGCTAGAGCAATGTATGAGAATCAAAACAAAGGTATATTTGTATACTTTACTAACAAACATTGTGACTATTTACTTGCTGATCAACCAGATATAATCAACGATATAGTAAGTAATTCTAAAGTAAATAGAAAGAAGGGCTGCCATATGAATAAATAGATTAAGCAGTGGGGAGAAGGTTTAATAAAGGATTGGTTAAACGAACAAAATTCAGTAGGAAAAAAGAATTTATATAATATAATGTCAGAACCTTTATTAGAAGAATTGATTGCTTACAACGATGCTGGTAACTTTGACAGGTGTCTAACAAAAGGAACCCTAATTACAACAAACAAAGGGGATATACCTATAGAAGAAGTAGGAATAAACGACTTAGTATTAACAGATAAAGGAAATTATAAACCTGTTACTTGGACAGATAAACATATTCATGATGGTAATATAGTAACATTGCAATGTTCTGGAGATTATCAAAAGTTGATATGTACTGATAATCATCCCATTTTAGTTAAATATACGAATAAACTATCACATAAATTTAGAAAGTTAGATAGTTTGGAAGAAGAATTCTTGAGGGCAGATCAATTGAATTATAAATATCAATTCGCTCTAGTTCCAAAAAGAAATATTAAAAATAAGCCAAGAACCATAGATGATAGAATGTTATATGTGCTTGGTTGGATTATGGGTGATGGTTACTGTAACCCAAGAAGTAACGAAGTAAAGATAACATATCAATTAAATCAATTACAGTGCGCAGAGCAATGTAAAGAAATAATTGAAAATTTTGATCCTACAGTTCCTTGTAAATTAATAAGAGATAAATTTAAAAACTGTTATAGATTGTTTGTATACTCTAAGAAATTACATACGTTGGCTGTAAATTTTGGTTGTGCCCCAAATAATAAGGAAATAAATCGTTTAGTATATAATAATCATACAGATTTAATTCCATTTATTTTAGGTTTGTTAGAAGCAGACGGTCATTAGAAATATAATATAAATTATGATGGAAGTGATAGAAATTCTATAGAGATATCTACCATATACGAAACATTAATAAGACAATGTAGATAGATATTGTTGGATAACGGAATATACTCTACTATAAGAGAAGTGAAATCTAGAAATGGAAAAAGACAAGTTAGTTTACAAATAAGCGGAAAATATGTTTATAAATTATTAAATTATTATTCTTATGATGAGCTAAATACATATCCTCCTATATTTTCATACAAATTCAAATAGATAGAATATAAACATACTAAAACTATAGCTTTAGAGGATAGTAAGGGGTTTTGGGTACCAATTAAGCTATTAGAAAATAAAAAAACTAAAGAAACGGTCTACAATATAGAAGTGCAAGATGATCATACCTACGTTGCCAATGGTATAGCCACGCACAATTGTATGGCTCTTATTTAGGTAATGATATATAGAGAATAGCTATATAATGTTAAAGTAAAAGAGATTAAAAAAGAGAATAGAAATAGGGTGCTGTTTGAAGGCCCTATATTCACTCAAGAATGGTTTCGTGACGACGAAGCTATAGATAATATCGAAGCATATATGTTTTAATTATGAATAATATTAATCAAATGCCAATATAGAAACTTCCTATGTCTAAGAAGACAAAAGACTGGCAAGAAAGTTGTATAGACTATGTTATAGGTCGTAGTTTAGGAGGTTCTAGAAATGGCAATAACAGAACTCGCAGAGAGGAGATGCAAACATACTATGATCTTTATAATAGTATATACAATGAAAAAGATCTAAAGTATGTTACTAATCCTTTTAAACAGCAGGACGGCTTTCCTGCAATGGCTTAGGATTATAATATAATTAAGCCTAAGATAGACTTACTGTTGGGAGAAGAAACCAAAAGACCATTCAACTTCAGAGTAGTACGTACAAGTGATATAGCTGCTAGTGAGATGTAGGACAGAGCTAAATAGCTTTTAATAGATTATATTCAGGCTACTATAATGAGTAAATTAGGTCCTGAGGAACAAGCTAGATATCAGGAAGCTTTATAGAACGGTGAAATAATGACTCCTTAGTAGATACAAAAATACATGAGTAGAGACTATAAAGATATAGCAGAAATAACCGCGTACCATAGTCTTAATTACTTAAAGAATAAGTTAAACATTACTCATGAATTCTTTAAAGGTTGGAAGGATGCTTTAGTTGGTGGTGAAGAGATATACTATGTAGGTATACTAAATGGAGAACCGTGCCTCGAACGTGTTAATCCTATCTACTTTGATTATGATACTGAAACGTCCGACTTAGAATTCATTCATGACGCAGAATGGTGCTGTTATGAAATGAATATGTCTGTAACTGAACTATATGATAGATTGTACGATAAGATGTCTGAGAAACAGCTAAATTAGTTGTTAGATATGATGGATCAAGCTTCTAAAGGGGGTATAAATCCTGAAGTAAGAAAGACGTCTTTAGATTATACTCATATTAAGACTCATACTATTAACGGGTTCAGCAGTAATCCATTTGATGGTACTAATAGTGTGAAAGTATGGCATTGTTGCTGGAAATCGTTTAAGAAAATAGGTTTTGTTACCATAATTGATCCTGAATTAGGCTAGCCTAAGGAATATCAAGTAGATGAGAGTTATAAAGAGACAGGGATGGAACTCAATGTAGAATGGAAATGGATTACTGAAGTATGGGAAGGATATAGAGCTGGTGAAGACTTATATATAGGAATACAACCATTAGAATATCAATATACTTCATCTGATAATCCTAACTCTCAGAGATTGCCTTATACTGGAGTAGTATATAATAATACAAACAGTAGACCTCGTAGTTTAGTAAGTATGATGAAACCATTACAGTATATGTATATTGTATTATGGTATAGACTTGAGCTTGCTATGGCTAGAGATAAAGGTAAAGTAGTAAATATGGACATTACTTAGATACCAAAATCTATGAATATAGATGTATCTAAATGGATGCATTACTTATCTGCTCTTGGTGTAAACTTTATTAATCCGTATGAGGAAGGATGGGACATACCTGGTAGAGAAGGGGGTAAACCTAGTTAGTTTAATCAGATTACAGCTCTTGATCTTACTATGGCCAATACTATAGACCAGTATATTAATCTTATGGATAAGATTGAAAGTATGCTGTCTGAGATATCTGGAGTTAGTAAGCAAAGAGAAGGGTCTATTTCATCTAATGAATTAGTAGGTAATGTAGAGCGTTCTGTAGTGCAATCAGCTCACATTACTGAACCTTGGTTCTGGACACACAATCAGGTAAAGAGAGAATGCTTAACTATGTTGCTTAATACTGCTAGATGGGCTTGGAAAGATGGTAGTAAAACTCATCTACAATATATATTAGATGATGCTACTAGAGCATTCTTAACACTATCAGATGATATGCTTTATGAGGATTTTGATATCTTTATAGAAGATACTACTAAGAATCAACAGTATATAGAAACACTTAAGCAGTTAATGCAACCCGCTATGCAGAACGGAGCTAGCTTACTCGATATAGCCGAAATCATTACTATGGATAATATTAGTATGATTAAGTCTAGATTAGAGGAGATTGAGCAGAAACGTATGGAACAGCAACAGGCTATGGAGTAGGCTCAAGCAGAACGCGAACAGCAAGCTATTCAAATGCAAAATGAGATTAAGGAAGAGGAGCTTATGATTAAAGAAGCAGAAATGGATCTTGAGAAATATAAGATAGATCAAGATAATGCTACTAAGATTACTGTAGCTCAACTTAATGCTTATAGAGGATTAGAGAATCAGGATTAGAATCAGAATAACATACCTGATACTATGGAAATAGCTCAACAAGCTTTAGCTGAACGTAAGCAAGCATCTGATGAAGCTTCTAAACAATTTGAATTTAATGCTAAGATTAGAGAGCAGAAAATGAAAAAAGAGATAGAAGATAAGAAGAATCAGCTTGAAAGAGAAAGAATGGATCATGAAATGAAGTTGCAGGCAGCTAAAGACAAAGCAGCACTTGAAAGAGAGAAACTTAAAGCTAAAACTGCAATCAAGAATAAAGTAACAGGAGAGAAATAATTATGAATTGGTTTAAAGAAACATGGTGGATAATTAAATAGTTATTCACTAAAGTAAAAGCAGACAAAGTAGAGTATAAGCATATGGATCACTATCCATTTAGTGGTTATTCTGCAATGAGCTGGTGTGGTTACTTGCTAAGTAGAAAACCTGAATCTCAGATTAAACCTACTACTTGGAATCACGAAAATATTCATCTCTATCAAGCTAAAGATAGAAAGAGATGGATGAGTTATTATTGGTCTTATGCATGGTCATGGATTAAAGGTAACCCTATAATCTATCCTGCATCTAGTGCTTACTATACTATTCCTTATGAAATGGAAGCTTATGCTAACGACGATAACTTTGATTATCTGAAAACACGTAAGCCTGAAGATCTTGATAAATATAAGATTAAGGATAGAAAGAAAACTTATAAGGCTAATAAAAAGAATTGGAGACAATATCTTAAAACAATTAAATAATAGGAGGAATTAATTATGGCATGTGGAGGTAAGAAATCCGGTAGCTCTAAGAAGGGTAAAGGCGGAAAGAAATAATTGAAAGATTATGGATAAACGAGCATTTAAATAGAGAATGCAAAACCTAAAGTCTTACCGGGAGAATAATCCCGGTAAAGGCTATTGGGATTGGAAAGTAGAAGCATTTGCTGAAGGTGGTCAGACGGGTGATCCTGAGAAGGAAAGATTCTATCAAGCTACAGGTAGAAGTAGTAGTGGTAGACCTTTAGAAGAAGGTTTAAAACCTGTGTTCAGTCTTGAAGATGCTGCTAATATGACTCCTATTGGGGATGCTATATCAGCTAGAGATACTTATAATGCTGTAAAGAATAGAGATTGGTTAGGTGCTGGATTAGCTGCAGCTACTATGATACCATTCGTACCTATGACTATAAAGAGTTACGGAAAGAAGTATAAAGGAATTACACCAAAACGAGAAATACCTACAGTAAATAAAGCAGCAGAACAAGATGCTATTAATAAAGCCATAAACTATAAAGAAAGTAGAATTAAATTATACGAGTAGGCTTTAGAAGATAGAAATTTAGAATACGAGAATTGGATTGAAAATGAAGATGCTCTACGAAGAGCGGTTAATTTTGATAAGAAATATGGCACTAATTATGTCAGCGCTTATACTAAAGAATTAAAGAATTATGCTAAAGGGAAAAATTCAAGTGATTTAACTCAAATTGGTATAAAGCCAATGACTCAAGATGGTTCCTTTGATCCTGCTATACCCGATTATATATTTATTAGTAGTGATCAGATAGGAACGGCTAAGCCTAAAAGCGGCCTTATTAATCATGAGTTAGGCCACAAGATAGATAGACAAGCGGGAGTAATAGACCATCAAGGACAATTAACTATACCTATATTTGATAGAAATAAATTTGAAAGTTCTGAAAGACTCAGATAGATATACCCTAAAACACATGAGAGAATTCAAAACTATTTACTTAAAGACTCTGAAATAAAGTCGCACATGAATGCATTTAGAACATATCTTAGAAATAATAATATGTTAGGCCCTAATGGTAAAGAAACTTTAAATTCGTTTAAGAAAAAATTATTTAATTCTGATTTTGATAATCTTAAGAAGATATTTAATAGTTATAAAAGCGGTAAGTAGTTTATATAGGATTTTAATATGATTCCAATAACAAGAGTTAATAATAACAATAATATTTTAGTATGATAGTAGATCCAATATCAGTTGAAACAAAATTATAGACCTATATTAAAGCTGCTAAAAAGCAGCAATAGTATATTGAAACGTTTACTCCAGTATATTGTACTGATACTATATTTAATTACTATGATAGTAGTTATACTGGTTTAGATTAGTCCTGTTATTCTACTTTTGATCCTAGAACAGATCCATTATACTCTAAGGATCTCACTAGAGAAGAATTAGATGCACTAACTAATTAGCAATATTTTAGTGAAGAAGAGTTAAAATATTATTTTGATCTATTAGTATCTAGATATTGTCTATACGATAAAGAACCCGATACAGAAGAAAATGAACCAGAAGAGGACATTGATGATGCCATTGATGAACTCAAATGTGAAATAAATGAACTTAAAGAAATACAATAAATCTAATTATATATAATTATGGATAATGTAACATTGAACGGTTTTGAGGTATTTGAGGATCTCATGCCAGGAGCAAGTGTAAAGAATAAACCTATTACTCCTCCTACTAATGAGGAAGAGGAAGAAACAAAAATTGATCTTGAAGGAGTAGGAGAAGAACTCAGTGAAGAAGAATTAAATAATATTCGTAAGAATACTAAAACTGAACCTGAGGAAGAGGAAGAATCTAAGGAAGAAGATAAAGAAGTAAAATCTAAACCTAAGGCTAAACCTAAGACTACTACAAAAGAAGAAGTAGAAGAACCTGAAGTTGAGGAAGAAGAACCAGAAGAGTCTACTGATGAAACTACCATAGTAACAGGTTTCTTTGATTCTTTGTCTGAAAAGTTAGGTTGGGATGATATTGAGGATGATGATAAACCTAAGACTGTTGAAGATCTTATTGATTACTTTAACGATGTAATTGAAGAAAACTCAGTACCACAATACGCTAGTGAAGAAGTTGAGCAACTTGATAAGTTTGTTAAGAATGGTGGTAATTTAAGAGATTATTTCTCAATTGACAGCGAAATTGATCTTGATGATATTGATCTTGAAGACGAAAGTAATCAGAAGTTAGTATTAAAAGAATTCCTTAAAGAAAAAGGATTTAATACTAAACAAATTGAAAAGAAACTCACTAAATATGAGGAAGCTGGCATTCTTGAAGATGAATCATAGGATGCTGCTGAAGCTCTTAAGGATATAAGAGAGAGTAAGAAACAACAGCTATTGAAAGATCAAGAAAATGCTGCTAAGCTTGCAGCTCAACGCCAACAGGAGTACTTTAATACCGTTGTCAACGAAATAAAGGGCATGGATAATATCCGCGGTGTTAAAATTCCTGAAAAGGATAAACAGATACTGTTAGAATATATATTCAAGCCTACCTCTGATGGTATGACTAAATTCCAAAAGGATTGGTCTAAGAGCGTAAAAAATTTAATCGAGTCTGCCTACTTTACTATGAAAGGAGACACACTTGTAAAAGCCGCCGAAGTAAAAGGTCAAAATGCAGCTATTAACAAGTTTAAGAATAGTCTTAATAGAACAGGAGTAAGTAGAAAGACTAAGAAACAGGATAACACTAGCACCGAGTCTATGTGGAATTCTTTTGCGCGAAGATTACGTGCAGATTAATATTAACTAATAAAAATTAAAATTACTAGTATTTTATGGATAATAATATTCTAAATAACTTAGTTTTATACAAAGGTAAATGGTTCAGTGATTTGATTGATACCGCTAAGATTTCTGCGGCTTCTCAATAGAATCCATATCAGGTTGCTACCGTGTTGTCTTATGTATTCGGAACTAAGGATAATGGTTACAACACTTCTTTGGATATGCTTACTGGTGGTCTTGGTAACGTAATGACCATTGATCAACCGAGCTGGGAGTGGAATGTAATGATTGATGCCGATAGAGCAGTTACAATTAGAGATGCAAAATGGAATGGCGCAGCTATTACAGATAATTCAACTGCAGGTCTTGGCAATACACCGATTATGCTGTGGTTAGAAGATAACTGGTTTGGTCCTACTGCTGTATTGGAATTTGACGATAAGGAATTCCAAGTACGTGTAGCAGGTGCTCCGTATCAGGACGGTAACCTGTGGGTATATACTTGTTTTGTAGCTGATGGTCAGCCTACTTCTTATATCCCTGCAGAACTCTTGAAACCGGGTTGCCAAGTATCTCGTCTGGCTTCTGCTGTTGAAGAGTACAGTGAAGAGGGTGATATCCTGAACTATAATACTCACTTCAAGATGCGTAATTATCTTACTACAATTCGTATCAACTATGATATTACTGGTTCAGCTTATTCTACAGTAATGGCTATTGCTTTACAAGATCCTAAGACTGGTAAGAAGTCTTATTTGTGGGCTGATTATCAGGAATGGGTAGCTCTGCGTGAATGGTATAAGAGATGTGAACGTATGTTGGTTTACATGAAATCTAATGTAAACAAAGATGGTTCTTGTAATCTGAAGGGTACTAACGGCCGTCCGGTATTTATCGGTGCTGGTCTGTTGGAACAGATTGCTCCGTCTAACAGACGTTACTATACTCATCTTACTGCAGAACTGTTGGAAGACTTCCTGTTTGACCTGTCTTATAATGTACTTGGTACTAACGAACGTAAGTTTGTTGCATTGACTGGTGAAATGGGTATTCGTGAATTCGATAGAATCCTGAAAGAAAAGGTAGTTAACATGAACCTGATTGATACTGTATTTGTAACTGGTTCTGGTGATAGCCTTACTTTTGGTGGTCAGTTCAAGACTTATAAGATGACTAATGGCATCGAATTGACTCTGAAGTATTTCCCGCTGTATGATGATATTACTTATAACCGTAAGTTACATCCGGTTACTTTGAAACCGCTGGAATCATATCGTATGACATTCCTGGATCTGGGTAGACGTGATGGTGAAGCTAATATCGTTAAGGTAGTTCGTAAGGATCGTGAATTCGTAACTTGGACTACTGGTGGTGCAGTTCTTCCGTCTGGCTATGGTAAGTCTATTAATACTCTGAGATCTAATGGTAAGGACGGATACACTGTGTTCTTCCTCGGGGAAATGGGTATAATGCTTAGGGATCCTAGAGCTTGTGGAGAATTAATATGTGACGCACAATAATTTGAGTCACGGTTATAATACAAAAGGGGCCTTAGGGCCCCTACTAACTTGATAATCTAATATTTTATATTATGGAAGTAATCGTTAGAATAATTAAAACTAATCCCTGGACTGGGATTACTAAATGGCCTACATGTTTTGACTATGTAAGCTCTTACTGGACTAGATCTGGTAATTTATATACTGGTTTATCTGTAGAAGATGCAACTAGATTAGAAAAAGAAATTGGTTATCCTGAGGGATAGTTATCTCCAAATAGTACATTTTGGGATACTTTTGCTATTAAGATAGGAAGGAAAGATGTACTACTTGACACTAATAGACCTGAGGATGAATTAAAATATTTGTTCCTTAAGAATCATAAGAGAGTAGCAAATGGTTTAAATAATATCAAACCTGGTACTGATTATGTTATGATTAATAAGGATAGTGAAGCAGAGGAACAGAATAAGTTCAATAAGATTAAGCGTGAAGCATATAGAGAGATGGATAAGATGTCTACTGAAGAAATGCGTAAGTGTTTACGTCTATATGGTATGAAATCAGATTCTATGTCTAATGAGGTTGCTGAAGCTAAACTATCAGAATTTATTGAAGCTGATCCTTCTAAGTTCTTGATGAAATGGGTAAATAACCCTAATAAAGAAATTAACTTCGTAATTGAAGAAGCTATTGCTAAAAACATTATTAGAAAGAATCGTGCTCAATATTACTTTGGTACTGATTTAATTGGTAATGGTCTTGAAGATGTAATTGCTTATCTTAAGGATAAGAAGAATCAAGATATTAAATTAGCAATACTTAATGAAATTAAATCTAAGTAATGACTAATAAAGATTCTCATATAATTTTCAAGGTAATTCTGGATAAGAATGCAGAAGGTATTGCTTATGGCGGATGCCCCGCATTTTTAGACGAGGAAGTAGACTTATTTCTTAACCAAGCATAGCTAGAAATCTTAAGTAATAAGATTACTGGCAATAATGCTTTAAGAGTAGGTTTAGAAGGTTCTGTATCTAACTTATCTGAGATAGAAAAGTTAATAGCTACAGATGTTAATCTTCATGCTGTACATACAGACTATAATGAGTATGCATTAGAAGATGTTCATGATGAAGATAATAGAATGACTATACTTAGTGTATTACTTAAGTATGGATAGTTCTAGACCAATTGTGTACTTACTAGCCATGAATTAGTAAAGCCTTTTAAGTAGACTTACAATAATATACCTTGGGTAGAGAATCCAGTAGCTACTTTAGAAAATGATAAACTCTTAGTATACGTAGATCCTGTTTTAATGCAGGATCCTATGTATGCTCCAAGAGTAGAAGATAATACAGAGTTCTATAGAGTAGATCTTACTTATGTCAAGAAACCAACTAAGTTTGACTACACTAAACCTGAACAAGAATTAGATTTTCCTGAGGATGTCATGTATGAGATTATTAATAGAGCTGTAGTAATTGCTTTAGAGAATATAGAATCTCAAAGACAATCTTCTAAGTTTTAGTTAAACCAAGTATCTGAATAATTATGACAGAGAGGAGTTTTTAGATTAATGTAGAGAGGCAGCTAAATAATATCATACCTAGTTATAATGAAGCTATTAAGTTTCCTTCAGATACTTTGTTTCATTTTATAAATAGAGCTAAAGACGAATATGTTAAATAGAACTTTAGAGTATTCTAGAGGAATCAAGAGATTACTGATAACATACGTACTTTAGTAAATACTAAAGATTATACTACTTATAATTTTAGTAAGTTAGGTAACAAATGGGAAGCCAGTTATCCTGAAGATTATATGTTTGCACTTGGTGAAAATGTATACATAAGTATAAAGGATAATAAATGTAATAACTTAATTACTCATGAGTCTGATGTAATAGAGGCTACAATAGAGACAGTAAGCTCTAGACTAAGTAATAGTCTATCAGATCATAAATTGCGTTATAATCAAGCAAAACCTATTAGAGTATATACTGACAATAAAATTGTATTATATACTGATGGTAATTATGATATAAGTTCATATTAGCTTACCTATTTAAGAAAAGCAAAAGATCTGGGTAATGTAAGTGATCTTACTAAAGAATATACAGATCTTCCAGAAAATACACATTAGGATATAGTTGATCTAGCAGTTCAAATGATAGTGCAAACTATACCTAATACAAGTTCTAAGGAATCTTAGAACGAATAATTAAGGCGCTTACGGCCGTGGAAATCTGAAATAATGAAAGTAGAAAGTAAGCGAATAGACTAAGCGCTAATGTCTAATTTAAAAACAAACATTTAATATGATAACTTCAGTACACTCAGTTCTGATTGGAAAACAAGCTCCGGCTTCTTACACTACAGTAGATGCTTTGGCTGTTGGTGATGTTGCTTTGTTCGATGAGAATAAGGCTCTTATTAAAACTGCTGCTGATGCAGTAAATGCTAACTCTCTGTATGTAGGTGTAGCAGGTGAAAAGATGAATGTTACTATGCCTAATGGTACAGTAGCACAGAAAGCTAATATTGATTTCTCTACTGAAATCCAGAAAGCTTCTAAACCGTCTGCAGTAATTGGCGAATATGTAGCTCCTGTTGAAGAAAAGATTGTAATCACTTTAACTAACGCTACTATTATTGCTGGCAATCGTTACGTTTTGCGTATTGTTTATAAGGATTTTGAAGTAAACAACTTCCAGTTTACTCACACCTATGAAGTATATGCTGACACTACGGATGCTGAAGATTTGGTTGCTGCTTTCTTGAAGAAGATTAATGCTCATAAGAATCGTAGAGTACAGGCTTCTGCTTCTGCTGCAGTTCTGACTTTGACTGCTATGCCGAAGGATGATAACGAAGGCGTTTATTCTTTAAATGAATATAGCGTTGTATCTATGGAAGCTTCTCTGTATGAGACTATTCCTGGTGCATTGCTTGCTAATCAGCCTAAAGCAGTTGTAGGTGCTACAATTGTTAAGACTGCTGGTAATCCGGGTAAGGGTTATTGGAAGCAAGTACGTGATGCAGAAGTACGTAACATGGGTTATAAAGGTCACGTATTTACTGGTGCATATCCTATTGTTGAACAGGTTCGTAAAGTAGTAGAAGATGCAGAATATGATTATGCTATCATCGAAAACGATAACCTGTACTTGAGCAATGATAATCAGTACATCAAGACTACTCCGTTGACTACGGAAGTTTATTGTCCTAATTTAGTTGATTCTATTGTAGATAAAGGTATTCAGTCATTTATTGCTGGTAAGACAATTGCCTAATCCACGTTAGAGAGATTGAATTTGGGATAAGATTCCTTTTACAAACTACAGAAGTGGAGTTGTGGAATATTCCACTCTCCACTTTTTTTATTGTTGATATATGGACAAATTAACAAATATACAAATAGATGGTGATAAACTGACCTTTAAGATAGAGACTGAAGTAGACCTTAGTAGCTATAATAAGGAGGTTTATATAGATGAAGTATGGAATTTAAAGAACATACTTGAAGACAGTCCTATACATAACATTAGCTTTTCTGAGAATATTACAGTAGATTCCGAAAATAATGTAACCGTAACTAATGACGATATTCTAGAATTAGATTGGAATATGAAGTATGTTACATTAAGATGTTTTACGGAATAGGAAGAAATACATTTTCATGGCATATACTACAATCCTTCAATTGTATATATGGCAGAGATTAGGAAATTACATACTCACTGCTCAACTTGTTTAGATGATTAGACTATGCAGAACATAATGTTAGTAGTCTTTAAGAGATAGCTGCTTGAGTATGCTTTAGCATCCGATTACTATCGTGATGCTTTACAATTATATGTAGATATCTGTAGATTACTTGAGATATCTATCAAACCAAAATGTGCAGCTAGTACTTGCTGTAACAACGCTATTCTTACTCAGAAAGGTAATTGTTTCAATACAGAAAACGATAAGTGTCTTCATTTAGAGAAAGAGCGTAACTCTGCTACTTTATTTAGTGGTATTTGTTACTCTTGTTCTAATAATACTTGCAGTACAGGAAATTGCAGTAATGGTTATTGTAAATTATAAAATAAATAAATATGATACAAAAATGTGATGGTGTAAAGATATTGGACTTAGAAGAGAAGCTTGAAGCTACAGGTAGTGAATACATTGTTACTGCAGAAAAAGACAATAACTATAAATTACCGCTTGAATCTGTAGCTGATATAGTTATAGGTAGTTCTAAGTTTAAAGCTGCAATTAAGGATGTATATGAATCAAGTACACCTACTGCATCTGTATCTTTAGATAAAGATAAGTTCTTATTCTCATTTGGTATACCAGCAGGTAGAACAGGAGATGCAGGTAAGGACGGTAAAGATGGTAAAGACGGTAAGGACGGTAAGGATGGTATTGATGGTGTACCAGGTATAGACGGAGATACTACTAGAGTAGTAATAGCATACAAATCTACTAAAACTATACAAAGACCCGATACTCCTGTAGGAGGTAGCTGGGATTACGATACTAATACTATTACATATCCTGAAGGATGGTCTGGTAGTGATAGTAATCCTAATGGCTATGTATGGATGTCTACCGCTACATTCTCTAGTAAAGGTACAATAGTAGTGCCTTGGAGTACTCCTGTAAGACTTACAGGTGCAGATGGTCATGATGGTGCAGATGGTAGTAATATTGAGTTTGTATATAAACTTACTATAACTAGTTTAGTTACTCCTACTAAACCTACAGGTAATAGTCAGACTGAAGCTATTAGACAAGGTTGGACTGATCATCCTACAGGCATCAGTGAATCGTATCAATGTGAATGGGTTTGTTCACATAACTTGCAAACTGATGGTACTTGGAGTGAGTGGAGTGATCCTACTATTTGGTCCAAATGGGGAGTGAATGGTAAAGATGGTGATGGAGTAGAATATATTTATCAACGTACTAAATTGCCTGCTTCTCCTAAAGAGATTACAGATAATAATCCAGATCAAGATGAGTACATACCACAATCAGCTCCTGGTGAACAACCCTGGACAGATGATCCTAAGGGAGTAAGTGAAGAGTTTAAATATGAATGGGTTAGTAAAAGAAAGTATAAAGGTGATACTCACAAATGGGGTAACTTTAGTTCTCCGTCATTATGGGCTAAATGGGGAGATGATGGTCAAGATGGTCAACACCTTAGAGTAATGTATACTAAGACATCTGGTAGTGATGTTAAGCCTAGAGATCCAGATAGATTGAATATTAACCCTGGTAGTATTTGGGGTGTAGGTATGCCCTCTGTGACTGGTAAAGAAGCCATATGGGGTATTCAAGCTTTAGTTACTTTTGATAATAAGTTAGTAATTGATGAATCTCTGCCTGAAGACGAAAGAGGTTGGCAAGGGCCTTATTTAATTACAGGTGTACCTGGTCTTGATGGTAATAACTTTAATTATCAAGTAGAAGCATTCAAATAGAGTTCTACTCAACCTGAGAAACCTACTAGCAATGATCCATATAATCCTGGTGATGGTTGGGTACTTACTCCTGATATGTCTACAGGTATATGGTGGAAATCTGTAGCATTAGTTCAAGGTGAAACAGGTTCTGTAATAGAATGGGGAGCTGTAGTAAAAGTAACAGGTCAAGGGGTTGTTATTAAAGGTACTTTAGATTCTACAGATGATCTTCCAGATAGTGGCAATGAGATAGGAGATGGTTGGGTTATTGATGGTTTCTTGTGGGTATGGAATGGTAGTGACTGGGTAAATGTAGGTAAGGTTCAAGGCACGGATGGTAACTACTATGAATACAGATTTGCTAGAAACAATAGTTGGGAAACTGCTCCTTAGTTAAATGCAGCTGAACGTTATCCTACAGGTTGGAGTTCTACTGCACCAGCGTTAAGTAGCGGTAAAGTATTATGGGCTACATTTGCTCTTATTAATGGTGGAGATAACACATTAATGGAACAATGGTGTGATCCATACTATATGACTGGTATGACTGGTGATAATGGTGGTTCTGGTGTTCCTGGAGTAGGTTACGAAGTTAGATACTGTAAAGGTACTGAAACTACTTATACCGGTGAGACTTGGAATGACACTATGAAATGGAAGAGAAATCCTACAGGTTGGTCTATGGATGTTCCTGAGCTTACTAATGGAGATGAGTATAACTATATATGGTTTATTCAGTGTAGAGTGATTGATGATTCAATGGAAACGGCATGGTCTAAACCTAATCCTATGGGTGGTATAATTACTCCAGATCCAGTAGGTTCACAACCTATAGCATATCCTGCTGGTATATATAGTACTAGTACTCCTTATATTAATGATGGGGAGAAAGCTCCTTACGTATATGATACTAGCGATGGTAACTACTATTTCTTAAAATCAGTAATGACGTGGCTTGGTACTCAGTAGAATAATGAATCTCCTGCTACAGATATATCTGGTGCATGGACTGTATTAGAGAATTATGAGGCAATCTATACTGACTTACTTATTGCACCTAATTCATTAGTAGGTGGAGCTGTATTTAATAACAACTTGATGTTCTCACAAAGAGGTAAGAATGCTAGTGGTGGTGATAGTTCTGAGTATCATTTGATTAATACTTCAGATCCTATGAATACCTCTAATTCATTTAGACCTAATTTCTTGTTAGACTTTGAGAATGGTGAAGCTTACTTTGGAGCTGGAGGCATACACTTAGCTGCTGATTCTGAGAATAGTTAGTTGTAGTTAACTACAACTGATACTAAGCTTACGCTAGATGGTAGCGGGTTGAGTATGATTAATAATTCAAGCAGTGGTGCATTATCTACTTCTGGTACTTATATAAAGAAAAATAATATATCATAGCTTACAAGTGATTATTAGTTTAAACTAGATTCAACAGGTATGCGTATGGGTTAGGCTTAGTCTCCATTTACTGAGTGGTTTGGTTTAAATTCTAATGGTAGTGGACAGTTAGCAAAAGGTAATATCGCTTGGAATTCCTCTGGGGAAATTAATGAACTTAATGTAGGAGATAGTGCTAATGGTAAAGTAGTATTAGCAGGTGATAGTTTCAGTGGACTGAGAGTGCCTCAAACTACAGATACAGATTTCTATCTAATAGATATATACGGATCTTAGAATACAACTCCCAAATCAGGAACAATATACGTTAGAAGTAGTAATGGTTCATAGATATATATATCTGGAGATGGTAGCATATATGTACAAAAAGTATCAGGAGGTAATACCTATTCCGCTAGTTTAGACCCAACAGTAGGTTTGGTATTCAAAAAAAATAGTGCTAATACTAAAACATACGCAAACGCATAATTACTATGGATAAAGCAAAAGAATATATAAACAATAAAACAAACTCTATACTTAAAACTAATATACTTAGGAGTAATAGAGATGTTGTAGCAACCATAGTATACAATGAATTGACAGATTTATTGGAGTTTAGTAACACATCTAATGTTACTACTCCTATAGATTCTGAAATACTAAAGAGATACTTACATTAGGTTAAACCACAATTATATAGTGGTATACCTATGAAACTCAAACCGTATTGTATTAAGTGTGGTTGTGGTAATGGATACTTTAGAGGATTGTATGATCCTTATGTATTAGCATTGTTGACAGAGGATGCAGATCCTTGGTTATGGGAAGATAACGGTGTAGTACTGTTAGAATAGTAGAAAGAAAATAATTTGATTGACAATGATAGCAAGAATTAAAGGTTTAAAGATTAGTCAAGCTTCAGAACGTACTGCTGTCACAGGATAGGAAATGATTCCATTCCAAGATGGTGAAAGAAATGGTAAGATCCGAATGATAGAGTTTAAAGATATGACTATGTATATCTTTGATCCTACTATCGTTGATGGTAAAGTAAGTCAAGAAGATTATGACGCATTAAAGCAAGCTATAGAAGAAGGTAAGCTTATCTATACTATTAATTCTAATAGAAATGGATTAGACTTAGCAACCGAAGTAGCTATAGTTGGTGGTACTATATACATTGAATCTCCTGACTTTATTAAAGAAGAAGGTACAGATAATATATCTCAAGTAGTATTTGATACTATTACTGTAGATGGTTCATTAAACTATAGTAAAGAACAATATACTACTACAGTTATTAAGACTACTGGAGATGGTACTAAAGTACTTACAGATAATGGTCAGTATGTATATATAGGTAATTTAGCATTAACTAATATTAAGTTTAAAGATGGTACTAATACATCTACTTATGACTTAGTAACTAATGGCATCACTTTCAGATAGAATGCTACTCCTTGTGTATCATGGAATACCGTTAAAAGTGGTAACAATATCTATATGGATATACGTATAGCTAATGCCACTGCATCTATGGATGGTCTAATGAGTAAGGAAGACTATGTAGAACTTAATACTACTATACCTGGATAGATTGAAGATCTAAAGGAAGCTGACTCTAATCTAAGTAATAGAATAGATGATCTTGATGATAAGATTGATAAAGAGATTGCAGATAGAGAAGCTGAGATAGACCGTATAGAGAATAAGTTTGATGGAGTTACTGACAAGTTAGAGGAGGCTCTACAGAAAGAGATTGAAGATAGAAAAGCAGGCGACACTACTATTACTAATAGTTTAAATGCATTCATTAGTACTAAAGGTCAACCTAGTGGTTTAGCTGAATTAGACTCAACTGGTAAAGTTCCTGCAGCTCAATTACCATCTTATGTAGATGATGTATTAGAGTTCTCTACTAAAGCTCAATTCCCTCAGACTGGTGAAACTGGTAAGATATATGTAGCTAAGGATACTAACTTAACATATAGATGGACTGGTACTCAATACTTAGAAATTAGTTAGAGTTTAGCATTAGGTGAAACTCCTAGTACAGCGTATTCTGGAGATAAAGGTAAAGTTAATAGAGATGCTTTAAATAGTATGCCTACTAAACTTACTTCATATCTTACTCCTACTACTAGTACTGGTGAATTAGTTAAGATTAACTATAAGTATGCAGCTAAAGATGGTTTAAATTACGGTCCATTACAGGACGATAATATAGATATACCATCAGCTACAACTACTAATGCTGGTGCTATGTCTGCAATAGATAAAGGCAGATTAGATGATTTGTATGATGAATTTGGTAGTATACAGAATCCTGGTGATAAGCTTGATTCACTACCTAATAACCTAGTTACTGGTGTAGATGCAACGTCTAGAAATGCAACTAGTGTAACTATTAACTATAAGCAATCTGATTTATCTGCAGCTAGTAATTCATATGCTAATCCTATTACTAAGTCACAAACTATACCTGCTGCTACTCAATCTGCAGCTGGTGTAATGACTGCTACTGATAAATAGAACTTAGACATTAATATACCTAATAGAATTACTAATCTAGATAATAGAGTAACTACTGAAGTAGATAGATTAGAAGAGCTTATTGAGAGTAGTTCGTCTGAGATTACTAACGATCTGAATGTAGAGATTCAAGCTAGAAAGGATGGTGATGCTCAGTTACAGACTAATATTAACAATCTGTAGTCTACTATGAATACAGAATTAGCTAAGAAAGTTGGTAAAGTAACTGTAGCTGGTTCTGGTAATGCTATCACTACTGCATCTATCAGTAGTGATACTCTTACTTTAACTAAAGGAGCTACATATAATAACTATGTACATCCTGCTGGTTCTGCGCCTAGTAAAGCATCTGGATTCTATAAGTTCTCTACTGACTCTACTAGCCATGTAGCTAGCGTTACTGCTGTAACTAAAAATGATATTACTGATTTAGGAATAGCTGATGCTAGTACTACTCTTAGACTTTTACATATAGGTAAAAAGTCAGACTATGAACATGTAGTAATACTATTGTGGAAAGATAGTGATATAACTACTAATAGAATAGATGGTCTATTCTACACTGTAATGAGCGGTTCTACAAGAAGACAAATAGCTGAAGCTCACTTATGGTTTTCTAGATGGGATCCTAATTCTGCTGACTATAAGTTTATATTAAATACTAACCAGCAAGGCTCAGGATTTTCATTAGTAACATGTACATATAATGGGGCTAAATGGTGGGGATTAAGACATATAAATGATCAAGTGGTAAACTTTTACTTTGATGGTTCAATGTCTTCCTAGATAAATCCTACTATAATAAAATACTACAATAGGAATACGTCTACTGTATTGAATGCTGAAATTAACAGTTCTGTAACTAATGAAGCTGGTAAACTTAGTAGATTCGATGTAAATGGAGATCCATATGCCTTCTTAAGCGAAGTTAATACTAAGGTTAGTAAGTCTGGTGATACTATGACTGGTAATTTAACTGTAGGTAATACTAATGATTATTACTGTACTATTGATACTAGAGGTTATTTTATAATCAAGGCAGTACCTACTACTGGAGGTTGGGATAGAGCTTATGACTTTATCAATGCTAATAATGAAATGTTAGCTAGATTTGGAGCATATGGATCAGGATAGAATCTTAACTATTGTTATATTGGAACTAGCCATGATGGTAATAATACATGGCAAAAATGGAATTCATCTGGTTCTACTATAACTGTACCATTATCAATAAGTCAAACTTCATCTGGCTAGCCTTTAACTTTGCGCGGTACTGATGCTGTGGGTCTTATCTAGTTTGTTAATAACGAAGTAGAAACTGCAGAAGTAGGGTATACGGATTCATTAGGTGCATACTTATATAATGATAAACTGACAACTCATCCGTGTATATCATTAGGTAGAGTAGATAGTTTAGATGAAGGAGCAACTTTTTATTATGGAGGTACTCATTATAAATTACTACATAAAGGTAATTATGCTAATGAGTTAGATTAGCGTTATTTACCAAAAACAGTATATAATTACGGTAATGGTTGTTTAGTAAGATTAAGAAATTCGGCTAGTGATAGCACTATGCTTACAGTAAGAATTTTTGGTAATTCTTTCTATGGCACTAGTACTCCATTTGACACAGTAATATAGTTCTATAACTATCCGCCTGAAAATAAAATATTATAGGCTACTGGTGTTAATAATGGGTATAGCTTTGGGGATATAAAAGTATTTAATTACAATAATCGTATTTATTTGTGGTTTAAATAGCCACAATAGTATGAAACTTTTATAGTTCACGCATATCATAATGGTGATCTTCGTAATATGGTAGAATCTATAAGCAATGCTGCTATGCCTACTTCTGGAGTGACTAGAACAGTAACTATAACTCCTAAATAGTCTATATACTCTTATGATAATATAGCAGTAGGTAATGTTACGTCTTCCGGTAAGGTATCTGCAGTTAGTGGCTTCTTCAAAGAATCTGACGCTAGATTAAAATCAGATATTAAACCTTTAGACTATACTTTAGAACAGATATGCGATATACCTACTGTATCATTTATAATGAATGATTAGAAGCAAATAGGTACTATAGCATAGAACTTAGAGGAATTAGGTTTTGAAGATATAGTAACTGAAGGTGATACTCTTAAATCTGAAGTAAAGAACCCTGAACAGTTTGAATCATTCACTAAAGATGGTGAAGAGTATGTTAAGGTCAAGAAGGTAGAGTATGAAATGTTAGGTGTATTAGCTATTGAAGGAGTTAAGATGCTTAAAGATGAGATTGAAAAGCTTAAAGCTGAAATAGAAACTTTAAAGAATAAGCAACATGAGTAATGAAATAGCAACATATTCTATGATATTAAGTAAGCTTAGTCTAGGTAAGAGTGGGACAGAATGTCCTACTAAGACCTAGATTTTAGCTATTAATTCATTAATCGTTATTGATAATGCTTCTACTTATGGAGCTAATGAATGTGTAAAGATAGATGATATACGTAAGAAAGCAGAGACTTGGAATTACTACTTAACAGTATCACCTACTAGTATGTCATTTGGAGCTGGCGGTGGTAGTAAGTCTTTCACTGTTAGTTCTTATAAAAGAAAAGTATTAGACGGAGTAGAATAGAGTGACAATACTAATGTGTCATTGAAATCTACAGTTATATCTGGTACTGGATTCTCTTTAAGTGGGACTACAGTAAGTGCTTCTGCTAATGAAAGCACTTCATCTAGAACAGGTACAGTTACGATAACTCAGAACGAGTCTAATAAGACAGCTACTATTAGTCTATCATAGAGTGGAGCTACTCCTTCTACTACATATACTTTCTCTGTTAATCCATATAAGGTTAGTGTAGGTTCTAGTGGTGGTTCAGGTAGTGTAACTATTAGTTCATATAAGACAGTAGGTAGTAATACCTATGATGTAGGTTATAGTATTGATAGTAGTACATTACCATCTTGGGCTTCATTCAACAAGAGTACTTCTACATTTACTATACAATCTACTACTAGTACTGTTGGTAGAACTGCTAAAGTATATTTTGATCAAGCTGAATCTGGTAAACGAGACTATGCTGAATTAACCCAAACAGGGTATACTCCACCTGCAGATAATTATGTATTTACTTGGGAAGGTGGTAGTACCTCAGATGTTAGCGCAAACTTCCCATGGGATTTCTCTGCTAATGGAACTGCAGCTAATATACCAGTAGTATCTACTAAGAATGGTAGTAGTCAATCTTGGAGTGTGTCTAGTAAGCCTAGTTGGATAACTATTTCTACTACTAGTAGTAAAGTTATTATCAGTGCATCTGATAATAGTGGATCTGCAAGAAGTGGAAAAGTAGTGTTAACCTAGAGTGGTTCTGGTAAAACACTTACTGTTAATGTTAGTCAAGCGGCTTATTCTGCAACAGTAGAATGGAGATATAAGATAGGATTTGCTAATGGTGCTCTGAGTAACATATCGGTAGTTTGTAGAGATTATCATGCGGTTGGTTAGAGTCTTCCATTTACCGTTACATTTTTAAGCTATAAATCTAAGTATGTAGATGGCGTAGAAGATACTAGTACTAGACAATATCTAGACTTTAGTATAAGTAGTAGTTAGACTTGGTTGACAGCAACTAAAACCACTAGTAGCAATGCTAATGAAGGTAAATTTGCTACTGCTGTAAGTGAAAATGGATCAACTAGTAATAGAACAGGTACTATAACAGTGACGTAGAACGAAAGTTAGAAAGTTATCACCTGTGATATAACACAGGTAAGTAGTAACGCATTTGTTGCATCCTATTTCGTAAAGTTCAGAGGATCTGATACTTATCCAAGTGAAATTAACTTTGGTCTGGTTACAGCACCCACTTCAAAAGAATTTGAAGTAGAAAGTTCATTTGAAATATATACAATAGCTTCAGAATATAATTCATATAATTATCAATTTGGAACTGTAAGACGCGTTTATAGTGTAAATAATTTTATGAATTTTACGGATAATTCTTGGTTTACTAATACGTATGAAGTGGGGGGAGGAAGCCATCAGTATGATTTATTAACCATCAATGCTCCTGTATCAGATGGTCGAGATCGTGCAGTACCTATATATATTGTGCAAAGTAACTATGCCGGAGATATTGATTGGAATTATAGGGAACTTACCAATTCACCCATAGCTGGTCAAATAATGGTAAAGTAGGCAGGTAATAAGATATCATGAATCCATACTTAGCACATATGACAGATAGAGAATTGTTGGAGCAGATATATCTTCTGCTCCTTCAAATCAACGTGAAGGTAAGTGAGATAGATAATGATACTAAACAATTTGGTATGAACGTAGCAGCCAATCTAGTTGGTGATGCTCTAATGATGAATAACAATGATGCCGAGAGAAGAAATAATTAAACAGCTTAAACCTTACTTTAACGTAAAGGAATTAGTATGTAATCACATATATAGTAGGTTTGGAGAACAATCATGGATGTTCTTAAGCACTTAGTTACTACATGTATTGCTGTGTCTACGTACAGATATACTACGTATGCCAATGCATATTAATATTGGTAATATGCATCAAAGGGGTATGCGTTGCAATCTATGCCCTTTAGTAAAGAGTAAGAAGAATGTATATGTTAGCGGGCACCTAACAGGGAACGCTGTGGACTTCACATGTGATGATAAGACTGCAGAAGAAATAAGAGAGATAATAAAGGCTAAACCTTTATTGTTGCCATGTAAAGTACGTTTAGAGGAGCAGTGCAACTGGGTGCACATAGATTGCTATGACGATGGCACAGAAGATAAAATAACAACATTTAAAGCATAATATATGTTACAGAGAGAGATAGTTAGATTTAGAGCATCAGATACGTAGCCTAATCCTCTAGAAGTAGATTATTGGATTGACGTTACTTCTAACTACTATGGTGGTTGTATTAGATATTATCGTAATGATACTAATACATGGGAGATGCTAGATCTGAATGATAAGCAAGTAGATGCTATCATTGATTATATTAATAAGGCTCTTGACTAGATAGAACAGTTTATTAATGAAGCTATAACTGAAATCAGAAATGAATTAGCTGAGTTTAAAGATGAACTTAAAGAGGAAGTTAATAAACTGTGGTAGTATATTAATCAGAAAGTAGAAGAGTTAACTACTCAGATTAACAATATTAGAAATGAGATTAATGATATCAAAGGCGATGTTAATAATATCAAGTAGGATATTACAAATATTAATAACAACATTGATGATATAAATCAAGATATTACTAATATCAATTCTAATATTGAAGAGATACGTCAAGATATAACTGAAGTAATAGGAGGAGACTTAAGTTCTATTCAACAGAAGATTACTGAATTAACTCAGAATATACAAGAGTTAGATAGTAAGATTGACCAATAGATTAGTGATTTAAGAAGCTACGTAAATAGTGAGGTTGCTAAAGCTAAAGCTGATCTTACCGCATTAATCAATCAAGAGATTGAGAATAGAACTAATGAAGATAATAATTTGCAATCTCAGATTAATGAGCTTAGACAATTGATTACTAATGCACAAAATGCTATTGATACTCATGCTGCTAGAAGAGATAATCCTCACGTAGTTACTAGAGCTCAATTATCATTAGCTACTACTGATAGTGTTGTGTTTAATAAAGTAAGTGCTCCTAGTGGATTCTTTAAAGAATAATAATATGAAAACAATATTATATAATCCAATATTTATAAATCCCTAGGCATACTATGTATTTCCCTAGTTGTATGATATAGAGAAAGGAGATTAGTTTATAGAACCTGCAGTATACTCAGGTTATTTACTGATTGAAGATCTTATATCTAATACTAGTTCCTAGGTAACTGATACTAGAGAGGTAGACTTTACATAGTTTGCTGGTAGACGTATCAGGATAAGTCAGTACACTAACATAGGTGCAGTAGTATTAGGAGAATGGCTACTGCCTGAAGGTGAGCAGTCCGGCCCCTCATTCCACCAATCCTTAGTAGATGCATGGTTTATGTCCGGCCCCTCTAATTCCGATAAGCCTAGTAGTATTACTGGTGTGATGGGTAACGAGATGATTCTTAAGAACTTTGCCTTTACATCAGAAAGCGGATTTGGTGAGGGAAATTATGAAGGTGCACTGGTGTTCGATGGTGTGGATGATTACGGTATATGTACCGGACTTCCTATTATGGATGATTTTACACTTATATGTAAAAGGGAAATTTTAAATCCTACATCTCCAGGGTATGTGGCTAACAAAGGACTGGGTAATGCAGGTGCGTTCCATTTTGAAAGTTCTATTCTAACCAGTGATTCTAATAGTACTACTGGAGTATGGAGTTATGGAACTGGTAACCGTGTAAAACTTGAGGAAAGTGAAGTATCGTGGATGACTAAGAATAGTTATAATGGTATAGAACTTAAAACTGGAAATTTAAGTGATGTGGACCAATTATATTTATGTAGGTTTGCTTCTTCATATACTAAAGCTGCCATCTACTATTTTGCCCTCTATAACAAGTCACTCACACCCGAAGAGATTGAGACCGAGAAAGAACGGCTTAATGAAGAATGGTTGAAACGTAAAACTGAATAATATGAAGTGGTTAGCTATACCTATAGAAGAATTAAAAGAATTTGATAAGGATTGGGAATCTAGACGTACCAATATAGATGGTACAGAAGCTCTTATTCATGAAGAGATATTCAATGAATACTTTCCTCCAGTAATGTTACTGTCTGAAACTGATGAAAACACTACTGTAGAATATCCGTTTCCTTTATTAGACGAACAAGATATTACTAATTCATCTGAATGGAATACTCCAGAACAGGAGATTATTTAATTATTAAATATTTGCAAATATGATTAAACAAGAAAATCCTAACTTTATAGCATCTAAGTATGCTCCAAATCCTAAAGAGGTTTCTTACTGGATTGACTTAGCAACAGATAGTACTGGTAATGTTATTAAGTCATATAGTCCTGATCTTAAGAAATGGATACCACTGAATAGAGATGCTAATGTAGACCAATGGACTCACATTAAAGAGATTGTACAATCTGTTGGTTTAAACTATGATAAGAATAGTGACATTATATCTTTGCCTGATAATAGTAGTAATAACTATTTTAAAGGCAGTAGTATAGTAGATGCTATTAATAAAGGTGATGCTGCTGTAAAAGCTCAAGTAGATAGACTAGATACTAAGATTGATGATGTTAATGAAGACTTACAAGACTTCAAAGCATTAAAGGGTCAACCTAATGGTCTTGCTGAACTTGATGGTAATGGTAAAGTACCTGCTAGTCAATTGCCTTCATATGTTGATGATGTAATGGATGCATATGCTACTTATACTGTATCTCCTACTGGAGTACTTTAGAATATACAGTTATATGCGGATGCTGAACATGAAACTACTATAGTAGGCGAGAGAGATAAAATATATGTCAATGTAACTCCTGGTGAAGTAAGTTATCAGTTTAGATGGTCTGGTTCACAATGGGTACACATCGATTCTAATGCTATTATTATTGGTGATATTACTGGTACTGCTTATGATGGTGGTAAGGGTAAAGCTATGGAGAATGTAGTTAACTCTATGCCTGATAACTTGCTGAGTACATTCCAATTAGACTAGACTGATGTTAATAATATCACTATTAGTCTTACTGGAGTAGAAAAGAGCGGCGGTAAATATGTACAGTCTACTTTAGCTGATATTACTATTACTCCTGCTACTAATACTGTTGCTGGTTTAATGACCGGTGCTGAAAAGTTAGCTATCAACGAGACTCTTCCCGATGCTATTAATGATGAGAAGACTGCTAGGGAAGCAGCTGTAAAAGAACTCAAAGCTAAGGATACAGAACTTCAAGGCAATATTGACAGTTTAGAGACAGCTTTAAATCAAGATATTACAGAGCTTAGAAGTACTATACTTAAAGTAAATGATAAAGTAGGCTTAACAGAAGGTAATGAAATGCCTGACTTATCAAGTACTAATTACTTAGCTAGTAGTCCTAGTGCTATAAGTGCTGCAGTTACTTTAGATGAAGAGATTGGTAAGCTCAGTAGAAATGAGAATGAACTGTGGTATGGAGTTAAGTTTGACTTAGCTAATAGCTCTAGTCCCGATGGTGTACGTACTGGTAATATGGAAATGCATAAAACACTTCCTATCCAGAGTAAGATAAGAGGATGTACTATTAACAATGTTAATAACGTTAAGAAATATTTAAAAGCGGATGATTGGACTAAGTGGGAAGATGGTACGGTTATAGCTCAAGATAGCAGCTAGATTTCACCTGAAATGATGGTAGAAATACCTGAACACTATAGACTGTTAGTGGCTACTCCGGATAATACGGTTGAGGTTCGTATGAGTGAATATAATCTTCCTGGTTATACTAAAGTAGAAAAGAAATATATAGGTGCTTATGAAGGAATGACATCTGAAACTCTACCTAATCTATTACGCTCCATAAATAATACAAAATATAAACCTAAGGTAAGTACTACTAGAAACCAACTCCAAGCATTTGCTAGAGAGAATAGTCGTACTAACAACTGGAATATCTATACCTATGACGCACATAGAGATCTTACTTGGTTATTCGTAGTAGAATATGCTACACTGAATAGTCAAAAAGCATTTAATGCTAATTTGACTGCTGAAGGTTATCATCAAGGTGGTTTAGGTGAAGGTGTAACTAAAGGAGCTGTAAAGGTAAATGGTGCTGATACATGGTCATTTGTACCCTGTGGTACTACTAATTCGTTAGGTAATGGTACTGGTATAATTGAATATACTCATACTAATACTAATGCAGAGGGTACGTCTACTGGTAGTAAGGTAGTTAATGTTCCTAGATACCGTGGTATTGAGAATCCATTTGGTCATGTATGGAAGAATGTAATCGATGTAGTAGTTGCTGGTACTGATAATAGTGTATATATCTGCAAAGATTATACTAAGTTTGGTACATTTGAAGGAGGAACTAATCCTACTGCAGAGCAATTAATTGCAGCAGGTTATGAATTACAAGACTTTAAAGAAAGTACAATTACTAGTCAATATGTAAAAAAACTCGTTAATAATAATTAGGCAGATCTATTCCCAACTGTAGTAGGAAATGGAGCTAGTGCTACAACTTATTATTGTGATTATCACTGGACGAATGCTACAGCTACTCCTAGAACACTTCTCATCGGCGGTTACTCGGACTATGGGTCTGGTGCGGGTTTGTTCCTTTTGCATTCTGGCGCTGGGTTGGACTATTCCTATGCGTTTGTCGGGACTCGAATTACCTTCTATGGTGAACCGGCATTGCCAGCTGCTCCAGCTACATTAGAGTTAAATGATGAGGATTATGAACAATTGGATTCTGTGGAATCTGAAGAAAACTGGTTTTAATTAACCAAAACAAAGGTTGCAGTCGTGAGTAAATCAGCAGTAACTCAGACAATGAGTCTGAAGATATTACGCTATAAAGAGCTATTAGTTTATGCAAGAAGATTTTCAAAACAGAAACCTTAAATAAACCTTATCGTTATATAATTATAATCTCAAACGGAATTTCGAGCCCTCTCAGATTTTACTCCCCTTTTAATCTGTTAGGGCTTATTTGATTTTTATTATCAGCTACTATCTATGAATTACCAACAATTAGGAGAACATACTATGTCAATATTTAAGAACATGTTCAGTAGTGCGGATAAATGCGTAGCTTCTGTTATAACTGGGCTACTTTCTATATTCGCACCTGTATGGGTTCCTATCACTGCTGTCGGTATATTGATACTACTTGATGCTATCTATGGTTATAAAGTCTCTAAAAAATATGGGCATCCTAAGATTGAATCACATAAAGCATGGAAAACTATATGGAAGACTAGAGATGCAGCAGTAGCAATAACTAGTGCATCAATAATAGATTAGCTGGTAGTAACCTCTATTAACCTGCACGCTGTAGAAATAGTAGCAGGAATGATAGCCTTAGTTGAGTTCTGGTCGTTACTAGAATCATTTAGCGACTTATATCCTAAATGGAAAATATGGAAAATCCTCAAAAAGGTTATAAAAGCAAAAGGAGAGAAATATTTAGATATATCATTAGATAAAGAATTACCAGATGATTCCAATACTGAATTAGTTAGTTAATTGGTTTACAAGGAATTTCAGAGCAGTCGCAGTAGGTTTAGTTAGTTTACTTATTGCGACTGTTTTTGTTTAGAACCATTAGCTACAGAAGAAGAATAAAGAGATTGACAGAATAACTAACAACGTCAGAGCTTACGAGCAATTAGCATCCTAGAAGGAATAGTTAAACAGAGTACTATAGCTTACTATAGAAGAACTAAATACTAGTAATGATAGTTTATTAAAAGAAGCTAAGGATGCTTAGAAAAAGCTTAAAATCAAAGACAAGAACCTAACTGATGTAAATGTAATCAATACTGAGATTAAAGATTCTGTTAGAACTATTATAAAACACAGGCTAATAGATTTTGACGAAGAACTTAAAATTAATCCATTAACAACTATCATAGTTAGTAGAAAGGACTCAATCCTTAAAGCCACATTAGATATTAAGAATCAATAGATTTTGTTTGTAGAAGAAAAGAAAGAATACAAAAATAAATATCGTAACGGTTTCGTTAGGTTCTTCCACTTTGATTGGAAGAAGATACGTACCAAAAAATATCAGATAGTTAACAGTAACCCAATAATCAAGGTAACTAATACTCGTGTAATTGAGTTACCTAAATAATAATCAATATATTCAATAATATTAATCAATAATAATATGCATAGAATATTTCGTGTAAAGGCTTACGAAGCAGAACACGGTCCTCATTTCAACGAGGAACATGCCCGTAAAGCTGTAAGTAAAATGGAGAATGAGGATGGTACTCGTGGACCGCATTGGTCTGTAGAGGAAACTACCGCATTAGCCAGTCAGTACGGAATAAATCTGGGTAGCAGATTTAATCGTTATGATTGGTTCGTAGCACTTAACATGGTTTATTCTGATTACTATAAAGTAATTATAAGTATGACTAATTCTAATAGTACTAAGCATTTTGTTGAATTGGCAAAAGCTTGGATCAATGACAAAGACATTGATGAAGGTAAGATGTGGTACTACTATATTTACGTTATGTGTGATAAGATCAGACAAGCTGAAATGGAATGCTATGAGGAAGAAGTTGAAAAGCGTGACAAATACGAAGATGATGATGATGACGAATTTGAACGCATAGGCTTATTCCGTAGAGGTGGTAGAAGAGGTGGTATGATGCGTGGTGGTCGTAGAGTATATTCTACTAGCAGGGCTAGAGACTATGAAGACGATTACGAACGTATGCTCGAAAGAGAAAAAGAGTACGAACCTTATTCAGAATATGGACGTGGCAAAGCAGTTCGCTACGTTAGATATTAATAAAAATCAATTTTTAAATTAAATCAATTATGTTAGAAGATAGAATTATTGTGCAGGATCGCGGTATTGACGCTGGTCTTGCTGCTTTAATATAGAATGCTAATAAAGGTAATATGGATCCCGCTGCTTTGATGGCTATGATGAACAACGGTGGTTTCGGTGGAAACGGCGGTTGGTGGTGGATTTGGATCATCCTGATCTTCTTCTGCTGGGGCGGTTTCGGTGGTAATGGTTTCGGCGGACGTAACGCTGGTGCTCTTGCTTCTGAACTGAACAGTGACGCTAACACTAATCTGTTGATGCAGGCTATTAACGGTAACAAAGATGCCATCAATAGCTTAGCTACTACTTTGAATTGTGATATTAATTCTGTTCAGACAGCTCTTAATACTATCAATTCTGGAGTAAGTCAGATCTCTTGCGATACTAAGTTGTCTAGCTGTGAAGTAATCAATGCTATTACTTCTGGTAATGCAAGCTTGGCTTCTCAGTTAGCTAGCTGCTGCTGCAATGTTAGAGAATCTATTAGCGGTGTAAATAACAACATCACTAAGATGGGTTATGAAAATCAGCTGTCTGTATGCAATCAGACTAACACACTGCAGAACGCTATTACTAATGGATTCAATTCTTTAATGGCTGATAATGCATCTAAGTTTAATATTGTAGGTGCTAAGATAGATGCACAGACTCAAATTATCAATGATAAGTTCTGTCAACTCGAAATGAGAGAAATGCAGAATAAGATCGATGCTTTGCGTGAAGATAAACAAGCTTTACAATTGTCTGCTTCTCAGCAAGCTCAAACTGCAAACATCGTTAATCAAATTCGTCCGTGTCCTGTTCCTGCTTACTTAACTTGCAATCCTTTTGGTTGTCAGGGTGGCTTGAATGATTATGGCTACGGCTACGGCTACGGTTATAATAACGGTTGCGGATGCGGTTGCTAATAAGAAAGGAGGCAGTTATGTTTTATCCTTTTTTAAACTACTTTAATAGAGGTAGAGTAAGAACTGTAGATAATTATGGTATTCCAGTATTGAGAACTAACTACGTTACTACCGATACTACGACTACTTCAGTTACTTATGGTGTATGTCCTAGATTATGGAGACAGCTCCCTTGTCAAGGTTTATTTATACTGCATGTAACGTCTACTCCTGCTAGTGCAGCTACTCCTACGGATTTAGTATTTATAGATCCTACTAGCTTTACTAATAGATAGATTGATAATACTGCTACGGTTATTACATCTACTGGAGCTAAAGCTCTATTAAATGGTTCCGGAACTCAAATGACAAATAATGAAATTACAACTGGTAACAGATATCTGATATATTATAACAAATGTGACGGAATCTTCCAAGTAATTAATCATATAGTAACGCCGACTACACCGGCAACTTAATATAAATTGGGGCTCTAAATGAGCCCCTTAAAACTAACTTATTATGTTATTCAATCAATTAAATATAGGTGATAAAGTATATATAATAGAAGTGGTTGGGACATTCAAAAAGACTACTGAGTATAATGAAGGTTCTGTTACTCAAGTAAGTGCAGTATATGATGAGCCACTACCACCTGGGCAATTTCCTATGCCCAATCAGCCTAGAAAGAGAATAGTAGATATAACTATATAGTGCAACGGAGAAACTAAAAAGTTCACTATACCTGAGAATAAATCAGTTATTACTGATAGTGCATTAGGTCTTACTATATCTACAGATAAATAGGAAATTATAAATATAGTACGTAATCAATACGATACGTATAAACAAAGAAAAGAAGCCATAGCTAAATGTGATGAAGAGATGGCTAAATGTTAGGCTCTCCTAGATAAGTTAGGAATAAACGATAAGCCTGCAAAAGAAAACGATGAAATAATAGCTTTACAAAAAGAAGTTAACGAATTAAAAAACATAATAAGGAAAGCTAATTAGATAGTTCCACCACCTATGAAGGAAATGCTCCCTTAGGATATGAAGAATGCTATGGATAAGGTTGGTCAATAAGATCAACCTTTTTTATTTTAAGCCTTTTTAAGACCGCTATTACTTAAATTAAAGGATTGTATTGCTAATAATAGAAAGTGCCTATAACAGCCTTAAAATGCGTTATATGGCTTATAACGTTATTAAAACATAATATATTATGACACTCAATTAGCTTGTAGATAACATTCTACTTATTGCTCGCAATAATAACATTACAGAGTCTGAGCATTTAAGTAGAATACAAATTGAAAAGTGGATTATAGGTTACAGAGCTATGCTAATAAAGCAAGACATAGATAAGGGCAGAGATATAAATGAATTATATCTTACTACTATAGAACCTATCCATTTAGACCGTGAAGAAACTGTACCAGGTTACTTTACTTATGTAGGAGATAAAGAACTCCCTAAGTTAATAGACTTTAACTATAGACCTGGAGTAATAAATGTACGTGATATGTTTGGTAATATAATTTAGATAGGTAGTCGTACTAAAGCTAAATTATAGAAGTATAGAAAAGCTACATGTAAAGACTACATTGCATGGGTTAAAAACAACAGAATATATGTAGATGGAGATTCTAATCAGCTAGAGTATATCAGTGTAGATGTAATAGCTGAAGACCCTACAGAACTCAATGCTTGCTTTGACCCAGATAGTGAGTTTCCTATACCATCTGCAATGATACCAACTATTACACAAATGATATTAGAAAGAGAGTTACGTTTTATGATTACTATGCCCAGTGATGATACTAATGATGCGCATGATGGTACATAGAACAGAGTTAGTGATAAATAATTGATGTATGAAATATTAGAGAAAGAGTTATACTACTACTGATTTCTATGAAAGCTATAAATAGTACATAGAACCTAATACACCATATGATATTGACTTATAGACATATAAGAACATTATTAATGACTACTTTTAGTACATTAGAGACGAAGTAATGTACAACTGTAAAGAGTTTAAGTTTCCATGTAGATTAGGTACTTTACAAATCATCAAACATCAACCAAAAGAATTCACAGGTAAGAGTCTTAGATGGGACTGGAAAGCTACAAAAGAATTAGGCAAGCCGATTTATTTACTTAATGAACACAGTAATGGATGGAAATACCGTTTCTTTTGGTCAAAGAAAGATAGTCTACTTACTAATAAAACTAAGTATTAGTTTATAGCTTCAAGAGATAATAAGAGGGACCTCTGTAAAATAATTAAAAATCGTATAAGAGACTATATAGAATTATGATAAACAACAGAATGATATCCTCTAAAACTGTAATAGCAAAGGCTATTGCAGATTTCAATTTATAGGAGGACTAGATAAGAATATCAGATTGGAAGGAGTGGTTACTCGAGGGAATGCTTAAGATTGGAGCTATACAGTAGTTTGAACATAAAGTAGAAGTACTTCCAATAGAATGCCATCAAGTATCGTTACCATGTGATTTATATAAATTAGATTAGGTAGCATACTCATATTGTTGTAATGGAGGATGGTTACCTATGAGAAAAGCTACATCTAGTTTCGGTGTATCTCATGATAATCAATGTTGTAGTAAGGCTTGCATGTTAGTACAGGATGTTGCTATGTTTCCATTAGTTAAGAATATGTTTAATCTTACTAATGATAGAGAAGCATTAGACAAGTTAAATGAGGATAATAACCTTAGAGAAACATTAAGCGTATTGATAAACTAGAATACCGTACCTACAGCAAACGGTAGATATCTAGGTAACAGAATAGGGCATAAAGATGGTACTATGTATAGTTATGATTTATAGTATATGACCAAACCTGGTTATATAATGACTAATGTACCTAGAGGATACATTAAGATATCCTATTATGCTATATATACTGATGAAGACAGTATGCCAATGATACCGGATTTAGAATCTTATAAAGAAGCTTTATTGTGGTATCTAGGAGTTAAACACTTTTATCCTCTAAAGTTAAAAGGGTAGATAAGCCAATCAGACTACTACGATATGAGAAATAGTTGGAATTTTTATCGCAAATAGGCCTACGCTGAAGCCATGTCTCCAGGACCAGATGAAATAGAATCGATAAAGAACACCTGGCATAAGTTGTACCCGGAGATGAACGACCACGATACTTTCTTTAGTACTAGTGGAGAAGAATAGATATTATATAACCAAGATAGCGCATTAAGATTGATATGATAAGTAATACTGCACAAGTTAATACATTTACACAAGGTCTTAATATGGACCAAGATGTAAATTTGATACCGGATACTCAGTACAGGTATGCTGAGGATGTCCGTGTTGTCACCAACGATGGAGGAACTACAGGAGTATTACAAAGTATAGAGAACCCTAGAAGATATGATACTATTATACCTAAAGATGATACTATAATAGGTACTACTACTATAAATGATATTGCAGTAGTAATAACTAAAACGTCTGATAACATTAATAAGATATACAGATTAATGGGGTTTGATAGTAATATGCCTCAAATTAAATTAGTATGTAAAGGAGCTCTAGGTTTATGTGAAGATTTATCTAAAAATCCCACATTAAGTATAGTAGGTAACTATGAATCAGACACTAATATAAAAATATACTTCACTGATGGAAATAGCCCTATCAAGATTGTTAATATAATGAGCAACGATTATATAGACAATTCTAATCTTATAGATGATAATGGAAATATAATTAATCCTGGTTCATTAGAAATAACACCTGTAGTAAGTTTATTGCCATTTAAATTTCGTTGGTTATCTGAAGGTAATCTTAAAGCTGGAATGGTAACGTATTGTTACTAGCTCTTCAACGTACATGGTACTGAGACTGTTACTTCTCCAATGAGCGAATTAATTCACTTAACTAATAGTGTAACTAGTCAAGGTAGTTCCGAGTATAAAGGCACAGGTCTGAATAAGGCGTCAAATAAGTCAGTAGTATTATCTACTGAATTATCTCTTTAGGACTTTAATAAGTTAAGAGTAATTCGTATATTTTATGAATAGAATAATGCTACTCCTACTATTAGTATAGTAGATGAGATAGATATACCAGATGGTCAGACAAATATACAGTATGTAGATTATGGAGCTACTTTAAGTGATATATCTGTAGAAGAATTTAATGCTATGACTGGTTATCAGTTTATAGCATAGACTCTTGCTAAGATGTAGAATAGATTGTTTGCTGCTAATATAACAGAGAATACTTGGATACCAGAAGATGAAGACGGTAATGATTATGATGCTAGAGCATACAGAGCTAATTCAGAAGGAAGTATACAGTTATTATCTGGTTTAGATAGTAACAACATTCGTTTGTCTATAACAGACGATGAAGCTATTAAACGCATTCCTATTACACATGACTGTATAAATCCTTTCAACAATATAAAGTATACTAAGGATGCATCTAATTCACAGAATATATACATATATAATAAGGAAGGTGAACTAGGCGGTTATGGTATCAATATAGAATATTCATTTGTAACTACAGATATAAATCTAAGTAATAAACAAGATAAGTTTAGATTAGATCAATCTTGTAGTATGGATGTATCTACTGTTAGAAACAATACTAGATATATCAATAGAGGTACAGACAAGATGCCTGAGATAGTACAACCTACTAAAGAACAGTAGAACAATTCATATATACCTAACTATGCTGATCCTTATATAGCTGCTAATTATAGAGGTTACCAAAGAGATGAGATATATAGATTTGGTATAATATTCTACAATGATAAATCTGTAGCTTCTCCTGTACTCTGGATAGGGGATATTAGAATGCCTCATGCTTCTCAAATGCCTCCGTTTAGATATGAGAACAATACTCTTATAGGTAATGCTTTGGGCGTAGAATTCAAAGTAAAGAAGATGCCTGTAGGTGCAGTGAGTTACGAGATAGTTCGTTGTGATAGAACTGAACGTGATAGGACTGTAGTTATGCAAACAGTAGGTAGTTACGTATATGAGTATAGAATTCAAGAGCAGGATAAATATGTAGGATAGGGATCTGAATTAGATAGTAGTTTGGAGATGAGACCTACTCCTTTCTTCTGTAGTTTGATTGGTGAACAATTAGCAATATCAACAGGTACAGAGGAAGATATTGGTAATTTCTCTCTTACTATGAGAGTAAATGATTATATACGTTTAGTATCTCCAGAAATATGTGTACAGGGTGATGATGCAACTAAACTGTTTGAAGGAAGTGTATACTTAGATGGTATAGGCTCATACTATTCTCCATTTGTAGGTGGTAAAGTAAATGATAGCAAGTTTGATGATTTTAAAGATAACTATGTAAATGGTAATACTATTGGTAATAGTGTAAGTCGTAGTATATTTGCTGCGGCGGATTACGTTACTCAGATAGATGGTAGAGTATTGCAGCAAGATACTGTGCCATATGTAGGTTATGGTAGTAGATGGGGTCTTAATGTATTAGCTGTAGGATTCCCTTATCAAGATAGTAGAGGTAATAAGGTATACCGTGGAGCATCAATAGCTAAATATTTCGTTCCAACATTTGGGCAATCTCAATCTACATCATATATTGAAGATGCTAAATATCCGCCTAACATAGACTATAACATGTATGGGGCTCCAGATGTAGTGGCTAAAAGAATAAATGTTGGTAATAGAACTTATACTAACTACTCTATGTCTGACTTTATTCACAATGATAATCAATCATTACAAGGTCCAGCTGGTCCGTGTATCATAGCTCATGTACCTGAATTATAGAATGTATTCTCTGGATTTAATAGTGTACCTACTAACAAATACCCAGAGCTCCATCCATTTGATTCTACTAATGCTATTCCTGTATTTAACGTTAAACGTGATGGTAATTCTATATATGGTGGTAATACATTCTCATCTAGACAGAATTCTGTATACATAAGTATAGCAGCACATGATAGTAAATATGTATTTGGAGGAGATACTTATCTAAGCTTATTAGATTATCCTAATACTATGCTATTCCAATTACCTGATGCTAAAGAATGGGATGGAATGAAAAATTACATAGGAGCTTATATACCATTTGAAAGTTCTATTAATATGAATTTATTCCACGGAGATCAGATTCATAGAACAGTAACTAGTTCAAATTTTGCAGACTCTTGGTTACAGTTAGAGCCTACTTAGATGTAGGATATACACGTACAAGATCTTCCTTATTTTGTATATAATTCTGTTTATTCCGCATAGAATACTGGTAAACTATATATACCTAATTCTATGTACGCTGATAAGGATGTTAAATATACTAACAGAATACTAACATCATAGGCTAAAACGAATAATGAAGTAATAGACTAGTGGTCTAAATTCAAAGTAGCTGATTATTTAGATGTAGATAATCAGTGGGGAGATATAACCAATCTAAAAGTATTTAAGGATAGACTGTTCTATTTCCAAGATACTGGAGTAGGAGTAGCTTCTGTCAATGAAAGGTCACTTATTACTGATGATAATGTAAATCAGTTAGTATTAGGTACTGGTGGTATATTAAGTAGATTTGACTATGTAACTACTACTAATGGTTCATCTATTAAGAATGATAAAAGTATAATTAATTCAGATAATGTGCTTTATTGGTACGATTATGATAAGAACGAAATATGTTCTTATACAGGTCAAGTAAGTTAGTTATCTAAAGAAAAGCAGGTACAATCTTACTTTAATAAAAACATTAAAGAAGATAGAACTAAAGCTATGTCTTTATTTGATAAGAAGTATAATGAGGTGTGGTTTAATATATTAAACAAACCATTAATATTTAATGAGTAGTTAGGTAGATTTACATCTTTCTATACATTTAACCCTAAATGGTCGTTACCTATTTCTGATAGAGTAGTAGCAATAAAAGATAATGAATTGCACACTATACATGATACTGGAGTAATAGGATTAACCCCTTTGGATAGAAAAGCTAAATTAGAAATAGTTATTAATAAGAATGCTCCTTATACTAAAGTATTTGATAATGTTAGATTACAAGGAGAGTTTAGAGATGGTAATCAAGAGTCTATTAAGGACGATATCATAGATTATATGAAATTCAGTACTAAACATCAAGAATCAGTTAGAGAACATACTGAAGAAGAACTTGACGAAGAAGGTAATGTTATTACTCCTGAACAACATATAATAACTGATTATAGAGAAGATACATTTAGATTCCCAGTACCTAGAGCAGATAAGAATGAAGATGCATTATCGTTACCTGCCAGGTTAAGAGGTAAGTATATGATATGCGATTATGAGTTAGATTCTGATATAGATCATACTTTTGAAATACCATAGATTACAACAACATACAGAAATTCATTAATTTGATATGAAAAGTAAAAAGAAAACAAAAGTACCAGCATATGCATTTGGAACTCAATTCAAAGAAATTGGGGGCAATATGCTTGAAAATGCTCCTGATATATTAAATACTTTAACTACTCCTTTTTAGAAATCTAACGCTACTACAGGGGGGCAAGCTGCTGCACAATCTGTAAGTGACATAGCCAGTGGTGCAGCTACTGGTTTCCAAGTTGCTGGTCCAATTGGTGCTGCAGTAGGAGCAGGTATAGGGCTAATAGGTAGATCCGGTGAAGAGGCTAGAATGACTTCTTTTACTGATTATGATGAAGGTAGTCTTGGTAGTGGTCTAATTGGAGCATTTGGTAATAGAAAACTTCGTAGGAAAAGAGCAGCAATTAAGAAGAATGCTTATAGCAATAGAGCTGCTGTGCAAGGTACTAATTACCTGCAAAGTGAAGTGTATGATGATATGATTGGTATGAATACAGATACTATGGCTAATGGAGGTATGTCCTCTTCTCTAGCATATGTAGATGATGGTGAATTGATATAGACTCCAGATGGAAGTATAAGCAAAGTACCAGAGAATAATAAACCTACTGACAGTAATTTAGTTAGTTTACCTGAAGGTAGTAGAGTATTAAGCGATAAGCTTAAAGTACCTGGTAGAAAAGAAACATTTGCACAACTTGGTGAGAAAATGATGGCAAAAAAGAAAAGTAAATATAATGACAGATTTGCAGAGAATGCAGCAAAACTAAATGAAATGAATAATAATATGATTCATGATCAGTTGTTTGCTATGTAGGAATCTGTTAAACAAAGTAAAGGTATTAAACCTAAGACTAAGTAGATACAAGCAGCTGCTTTAGGTGATGAGATTAAACCTGGTTTAGGAGATAGAATAGTAGATGCTATCTATAACCCTAATCGTAAATGGGGGGCTGGAGTACAGTGGGGAACTGGTAATAATCAGTGGTATCATATGCCTGTTAACCCTAATAATACTCAAACTGCATCAACTACAACTCCTACAAGTGTTAGTAGTACTTCAGTTAAGAGACGCAGAACTACTCCTTCTACAAGTGCAGGATTAATTGATGAAGGTAAACCAGAATTACCGTTTACTTGGTATGACGCTCCAACAGTAGAATCTGTGTATGATACAGACTATGATACTGTAGAGTCTCCTAGTGCTACACCTAATGATATTAGTTATAGAGAAACTAGAGCAGACAGACGTAATAAATTATTTGATAAAGTAGGAAGCGCATTGTCAGGGATAGCTTCTTTAACTCCTGTTATGTCTAATCTATTTACTAGTAGACCTGAAACAGTTGATGCAGTGTATAATCCTTATGCTACAAGCATTGCTAATACTATGCGTAGACGTAGGTATGATATTAGTCCTGCTATTGAAGATTTAAATCGTAATAGAGCTACTAGTAATTATAATGCTAGCCAAATTAATACCAATACAGGAGCTAACTTAGCTTATAGATTACAGTCAGCTGTTAATACTGACAGAGCTATAGCTAGTTTAAGATCTCAAGAAAGTAATGTTAACAATCAGTACTTAGGTGATTATGCTAATACTATGAATAGTTTAGGACAGCAATGGGTTAATGCTACGAATATGGCTAATGAAGCTAATGCTCAGAATAGAGCTACTGCTAGAAATATACGTAGAGCTGGTTTAAGTCAGTTAAGTCAATGGGCTCAGAATAGAGAGTTAATGCGTAATCAGGAAGCTAGAGATAATGCAATGTTAGCTATGTATGCTCCATTTTTGCAATCTGGTTATACAGCAGATACTATTAGACAGTTTAATAAATGGTTAAGAAAAGGAGGTAACAATGTAGGCTAATAGATATGATAGAGCAGCGGAAGCTCCTATATTAAATACATATGTACCTATTAACTTTGGTGAATTATATAGAATAGGGGCAGCGTAGAAGCAAGCTGTAGATGAGGCTGCACAATAGTTTAATACTTAGTTACAAAAGTTTGGAGAATTTAGATCACCATCTGCAATAGACACATAGAATTACTACAATTTAACTATTAATCGTCAAGATGTACAAGATGCTATTAATCAAATAGTTTCTAATCCAGATGCCTTAAAAGATGCAGGTTTTCGTGCCAATTTACAGTCGATTATTAGTAATACAGATTATGGATCATTGAGTTTGCTTAAAGAAAGTGCTGATAATCTTAGAGCTGGACTTGAAATGAGAGCTAAAATGGAAGCAGAGGGTAGATATAAACGAAGCTGGGATTCTGCAAATATACCTAATTATGATACTTTAGGTAGTAAAAGAGTATTTGATCAAATTACTCCATTACGTTATATGACTGCCGATGAACTAGCTAATCCTTACTTTAGTAATCTTAAACCTAGTTCAATAGGGTCTGTATGGAAAGATGGAGTCAAATACAATAGAGTAGGCATTACTTATGATACATTGTACGATATTGCAGATGCTAAGTTTAATGATTTAATTAGTACGCCTTAGGGTCAACAGTATTATAGAGAAGCATTAGACGCTTCTGGAGGTAATACTGAATTAGCTAGATAGAGATTCGTAGGAATGATAGCTGACTCACAGAGAGATAGAATTGTGAATCAAGATACTGTAGATCCATATTGGTTAGCTATGGCTAAACAAAGTAACAGGGGCAGTAATGAAGAAGTAATAAGACCTAATCCTACTAGATTAGATTTCTTAAACGATAGCATTACTAGAAATACTATGTCTGGTATAGGTAATAAATTTAATAGTTATAGAGATTATATATCTAGTTTGATTACTAAGTATCCAAATAGTAAAATTGCGGATGATGCGCGCAAAGGTCTGCGCAATATAGATAGAATGCAGAATGAATACGGATCCATGGTATAGGCAGCTAATGAGTATAGTGCTAGATATAGACAAACTGGTAATGATGAAGATTATGTAACAGCAGTAGCTGCTAGCAACAGAGCTCAGCAGTTATAGAGTTAGATGGTTGGTTTAGCTAGCAAACATGTAGTAAGAGATGAATTTTAGAGAGTAGCTGGTTTCTCTCCATTAACTAGTCAAGATAGTAAAGAGTTTAATACTAAATCTTATTTAAAAGGAGTAAATTCTGCACTTAACAAAGTAAGCGCTCCTGTTGGTCTACTTGACAAAGACGACTTATTAACGGGTGTTGGAGCATTATCTACAGAAATACAAGATAGTGACGGTATTAAACATTAGGGATATCAATTTAACACTACAGAAGGATTCTTATTACCAGAAACGGTATTTAGTATGATTGCTGGCAATGAAGGACCTGGTAGAAGAGCTCGTAGAGATGCCGGTATAGGAAGAGACACTAGTTTTCCATTTAGAGAATTAGTAGAAAGTGGTCAGTTAAGTGGAGTTCAATTTATACCAAATAATAAAGTAGTAAAGACTGGACCTGGAAGTATGGCTTTATCTGGCAAACTTAGAATACCCAAGGAAAGAATTGAAGAATCATTAGGAACAGGCATGTGGATAAATAATCCCATATGGTTTAATGAAATGGCCTCTAGTTATTCTATGCCATTTGGTAGACAGACTACTAAAGGAGCTCTTAAACAACAATTTGGTGCTTCTAAAGTAACTGAAGTAGTAGGCAAAGATGGGGTTGAATACTATGAAGTAGATGCTTATAGAACATTACCAAATTCATATACATCCTCAGAATATTGGCAAAGAGTAAATCAAAGATGGCAGGGCGGATCTTCTAGCGGTATTGGTGGATCTTCTTAGGCTAAAGATGAATACCAGACATCAGCACAACAATTATTAGGCAGATAAATATGGCAAAGAAAAAGAAAGTATACGATACATCGTTAATAGATGGTATTAGACAAAGAACGGCAATGTATGACGCTATGATAGCTCCTCAGATTAATACTGAGGAGTATATGCATCGTATGGCTAATCCAGATGCTAATTATGAAGAAGCACCTGACAATTATGGTTTTACAGATTGGGCTTCTAACGCATTCTATGATTGGAATTTAACAAAAGCGCAAACTGAAAGAGATGCTAAGTTAGGAGAGTATGTGATGGCTGATTAGGATTATAATACCTTAATCAGCCTAAAAGATTATATAAACTCTAGTAAAGCAGTAATAGAATTATCTAGATAGTTAAGTTAGGATCCTACTAATGAATAGATAAAACAATAGCTGTAGGAAGCATCATTAATGCAAGTTAATAATAAATCTGCATATGATACTGCTATATCTGGTAAATTCAATAACAATTATCTTAATAGTTATATTACAGGTAGTCTTAAACAAGGTAATCTAGATAACGCATTAATAGAAATAGACAAAGAAATCAACCCTATTACTCGACCTGACGGTAGTATAGAAGATGATAACATCTATAACAAGAGGATAGTTTCCCTTAGAGATGCTGAAATACAATCTGACAAAGTTAAGAGATTTGATGAAAAGTTAACCTCAGAATATTATAGAAAGAACAAAGAAAAGCCTGGTATGGATTATTCTGACATAGACACTTGGTTATTCAAATTACCGGGTTTAGCAGGATCTAGTGCTGCTTCTGTCGGTTCTTCTTTGTTAGGTACTATATCTGCTTATTATGCTGCCAGTGCTGGTAATCCATTAGTGGCAGGAGCTGCTGCGTTAATATCTATAGGATCTAATTTATACAGTAGAGATCAAGAGTCTAAAGCTGAAGTATTCTAGAACTACAAGCAGTCAGTAAAGAATACAGCTAAGAAATTAGGTGTAGACGAAAGTGTATTAGCTGATGCTAAGATTAAGATGGCTCAATAGGGTTATAGCGCAGATCAAATTAATGATGATGAGTATGTATATGACCGTATACTTTCTGGAGATATCAAAATAAACAATAGAAAGTTTAATAAAGCTATGTTAGACAATAGAGAAGGTCTAAGATCTTTATATATAGATAACATGGCTTTATCAATTAGTGACGTAGCTCAACAAGCAATTGAAGTAGTGCCTATAGGTTCTATGGCTAAAAAAGTAAAAGGTTTAAAAACTTTAGCCGAAAAAGGTGCAAAACTAAGAAAAGGTTTACAAGAACAATTATCTAATCGAATAGATGATATAACTTCATTCGGTTTAGATAATGTAGGTAGATTACCTATAAGAACTAAACGTAGAGCTATTACTGATTTAGGTGGTCGTATATTAGTATCTGGTATACTAGAAGGAGCTGAAGAAGGTGTTCAGTACATTAAGGGATAGAGATATATAGACAATAATTTTGATGCTGATCCAAATCTAGTAAAGAGTTTTATACGTAACATTGGTACTGGAGCTCGTGCTGTATTTGCAGCTATTACTCCGTGGGATCCTGTGTATTCAAATGATTAGGAATTCATGGAAAACTTTAAAGGCGGTGCATTGTTAGGGGGATTAATGACTACTGTATATGGTGCTCCTTCTGCAGTAATGCAAGTAAATAATCAATTACCTACGGATCAATTTGTATCTGCTTTATACGCAGAACAGATGGATGCTAAAGATAGAGTTAGAAAGAATACTATGTATAGTAGCTTCATTAGAACTGGTAAGTATGATAATCTTATGAATTCTTTCGATGAAGCTGAAAATATAGTATCTAGAACAGAAGGTCTAGACATATAGGATGTACAGAATGAAAGAAAAAGAGCTGAACTTATAAGAAATATGTACACTTCTCCTGTTACTATGAGTCAAGCAATGAAAGCAGGTATAGATCCTAGAACAGAAGAATATGATGTATTTGTAGCATTAAAAGAACACCACGAAGCTCTACTTACTGAAGCTAGTAATAACAGAGCTAATATAACATCAGAAGTAGATCAGTTGATGTATAGTCCTGAGATGTCATAGTACATATCTTCTATTAAACCAGATGTAACTCCTGATCAAGAAGTAGCTATTCGTAATCTAATTAGATTAAAATCTTAGACTGAATTATATGATCAACTCATAACTGACTTTACTAATAACGGTAATAAACTATCAGAACTAGAAAAAAATACTGGTATACGTACCTCTAAGTCTGATGTTATTAAATTTAAACATTTGTTAAATAAAGATAAACAACAGATAGATGATGTTTATCAATAGCTGCGTAAAGAAACAGAAGACTTAGGTATCACAGAGGAACAATTAAATGTTCCTAACCTCCATCAGACTCTTAAGGACTTACAAGAAAAAGAAATTATAGCAAATCTTGATTTTGAAAGAGCTAAAGCTGAGAGAGATGCTATGAATAGTCCTAAAGGTGCCATAGCAAAGATTAATAAGTGGCTAGATGTAGAAGATTAGGAAGATACTTTTGTACAGGAGCTAGATGATTTATACTCTGGAAAGAAGCAAGAGGATGAAGTAATAGATAGTGAAGAAATAACTCCAGAACCTGTAGAGGTTACAACAACACCTGAAGCTACCAATCCTGAACCTACCATTGCTGCAGAAAGTAAAGCTCAAGATACTACTGAGGATACAGCTACTGAACCGGAAGATGTAACATCACTGAGACAAAATGCTGTAGAGATACATAATAAGTATTTTGAACAAGAAAGAAACTCTAGAGGAGATACTGTACTAGTACCTAGTACAAAATATAAGGTAGGTAAAGCGTATGCTGATGCAGGTCAAGCTATGAGGGATATCTATTCATATTTCAATCCTAATAGAAATAACTATCAAGAGTATAGTGCATCTAAGTATATGGAGAATTCTGAAGATGGATTAAAGAATCTATGGGAAGATATGAGAGATACTAGAATGTAGTTAGAAGAAGAGCTGTATACTAATGGTAATTCTAGTAAAGCTAATAGACTAGCAGATACTCTTAACTCTCAAGTTGAATTGTCAAAGTTTATTATTTAGAGTCACAGTAAAATAGCGCAACGTATAAAAGATTAGGCTCCTGCTAGACTTGAAGAAATGAAGCAAGCTAGATAGGAGGAGCAATAGGCTGCAGAAAAGTTAGAGGAAATAAAATCAGAAGAAAGATAGAAAGTAGTAAAGCAGAATGACGATACTCCTACTAAGAGTGCAGATGCCATTCCAGAAGTACCTGCTACTCCTACACAAGAACAACCAGTTTAGGCAGAATTGCCAACATTAGCTAGTATAATGGGAGATTGGTTAGGAGCAGAAGCAGCCAATAGTTTACAACAGTCACAGTAGCCTCAGCAGGAATAGATGCCAGTAGAATAGCCCACTACTGTAAATACATAGGAATTAACATATGATAAAGATGAAGACCCATATTCTCATGAAATTAATTACAGATTGAGTGAAGGTTCTAGAGACGCTAATGGTAATTACATTAGAATATCTAAGAGATATCAAGGAATGGAAGACTACCTTAATGATGATGATTTATCGTTAGTAAGTAGTAAACCTGACTTTATACCTGAAGTAATGAACAACGGGGTTCACTTTGAAGTGCACGATTATACTAATAAAGACGGAAAAGTAGAACCTGCTATTTATGCTATATTTGATTACAAAGGTAAAAAATACGCCGGAGCTATTAAAACCGTTGAAGGTGGTCTTAGAGGTAGATATAGCCCGTTTAATAGGCTACCGTTTGAAAAATAGACTAAGATTGTAGATAATCTGGTCAGATTGAGAAATAAGATTATAGAACTGTATGAACAAACTAAAAAGAATCCAAACCTTGAGGTAGTTCCTACAGCTCTTAGAGCTACTACTGGAAGATTTAGAAATGAAAAAAATCCAGATAATAGCCCTAAGAATAGAAGCTTACTAGATTCCGCATGGTTAACTATAAAAGATCCATTTGAAATAACTCCAGATAATACGTAGATAGGTATAACTACTGGTCCTATAAACAATGAGGTAATAAGGTTACGAAATACTATATTGTCTATAAAAGGTGGTAGTCTTGGTCAACCCATGTGGGTATTAAAAGTTCCTAGATTAGATGGCGAATACGATACTAAATTAGTTAAATTAAACTATTAGACATTTGCGGACAAACCTCAAATAGCAGATCTAATATTGAATTTAGTCACTAGTAATGAACAATTCTATACTGATGCTAAAGGAGTTAAGACTAATCTTAGACCCATTGACATATTGGACTTTATAGTAAACTTTGGTCCTCATACAGCTGTAAATCCTAATGATACTAGGTTTACTCTACAATAGATTCAAGCCAAACAAAGAAAACAATTTTTTGTAGATGATAATGGTAACTTAGTAATAGGTAATACTAGCTACAGTATAAGTGATCTTGTTAGTCAACCAGATATTAGACAACAAGCTAAAAATTATATAATGTCTAATTTCCATTGGAACATAGATGAGCAGGCTCTTAATACTTATTATTTAGGAGGTGATTTGCAATCACAAGTAACAGACCCTAGATTTAAGTCAGTTGCTGCATTCTTAAAGAATAGTAATGTAGATAAGCTTACTATTATTCCTGGATTAATAGAATTGGACTAGAGTGAATTTGGTATAATTGCAGGAAGTAATGGTCGTAAGACTATTGACAGTAAACATCCCAATGGTATGAGTACTCTAGGGTGGTATATTAAATAGGGTATATTACTAACTGATATAGCTGATGAGTTATGGGATTCTAATATATATGTTGATGATGTAATGTTGGCAGATAAAACTGCCGAAAAGATATAGTAGTAGGCTCAACAAAAGGTAGAGAAAGAATACGAAGACCCTATTAAAACTAAAGTATTTACTTTACCAGATGAAAGTGGTAAATAGACTTCTGTGAATATGGCAGATATATTTGCTATATTAGATGGAAAGAAACGAGGTCCTAATATGGAAGTAGAAGTACAGGAAGACGGCGCTTTATGGGTGAATGAGAGAATGGATCCGGAGCAAGCTAAAGAATGGTTAAGCTCTACTTTTGGAACATCTCCTCAGATTATTCCTACTATAATAGATGTTACAGAAGCTGGTACAGCTGTAGTAGGTAGAGTAATAGAAGATTCTATATTAATTAGCGACTTTGCCCCTATAGGTACTGAATATCACGAAGCATGGCATAGAGTTTCTTTACTCTTGATAGATAATAAAAGAAGAGAAAGAATATATAATAGAATGAGAAAAAAGAATCCTCAAATGACTGATTCTCAAATAGAAGAAGTTTTAGCAGATCAATTTAGAGACTTTATGCTAAATGAAGCTGGAAGCTACGCCTTTGATACTAAGAATTGGTTTAGAAGGATTTTAGATTTTATTAAGCTGTGGGCTAGGACTGGTCAATACGCATTAGCTAAGATATATTCCGATATTAATAGAGGCAAGTTCTATGGAATTAAGCCTAACGAAGAGAATGTAAATAGATTTAGACAAATATATGGTACATCTGGTCCTAATCTAGAAGTAGCTGGTTATGAGTTAAAAACAATTACTCAATACAATCAATTTGATAATATAGTCAAGTCTCTCACATATGCATTCTTTAGAGTAAATGGACAAACTACAGTGCCTAATATTGAATATTCAGCATTGGCTGAAGATAATCAACAATTTGAAAGGCTTAAGCTTATTATAGAAGCGCAAGCTAGAACTTATCCTTCTCCTGTAATGGATGAAATTCTTGATAAATATGAGACTGTGTTTATGCCAACTATAGCTACCAGATTAAAACAACTAGGTGTTAGAGCTATAGATCGTAATGAGGATGAAACTATAAGTGATATAGAAGAGGGAGCGGAAAGAGTTAATATAGGATAGCATACAGTAGAAGGTATGAATATATCCATTAAGGACAATGCTCCTGCAGAGGTTAAGTTCTTCTTCCAAACTATACCTCTATATGAAATTAGCCCAGACGGCTCCATGTCTATGAAGATAGACCCTATTACTCATTTTGCTAATTTTGTTGATGCTAAAACTGCATGGGACAATATACTTAAAGATTTGTCCGGGTGTCGTACTATAGCTAATATAGTTGATAAAGTAGCTACTTATGCTCAAAATGGTAGTGCTTTTCATTCTGCTTTATTATTTAAACTTAACAGACTGATTAAAGATTCTAATCAGAAAGAAGATTTAGTTAAGGCTGCTGATGCTGAAGCAATGCTTACTAAGATAGAAACTGTAGTAACTTGTGACATAAATAATTATGTCACAGCCAAAGTAAGTAAAGATCCAGAAACAGGATTCATTAAACATGAACTTACCGATAATACAGTTGATGTTAAAGCTGCTACTTATCCTAAAGTATGGTCTCAAGCATTATTTACTAATGCTGGATTGTTTAAATACGATAAAGAAGGTAAAGTGATAGCAGAAGAAGGGTCTAAAAAGGCTTTAGATACTGTAATTAAGAACTTCAATAGTGTTATTACCGCATTTAGAAATAATAAAGGTATACTTAAGATAGGAGATAGAAATATTGATTTACATGAAACATCTAACTAGAAAATGCTTAAGAAGTATTTAGTTAACATGTTTAATGTAATAGGTATCGGCATTGATGTACCTACTATAGATAAAATGTTATTATCCGGTAGATATGGTAATCCTAAATCAGATGCATTTACTCTTATTAGTGAGTTCTCTAGTTCAACTGTTAATTTCGGTGGTATTCCAAAAATAGTAAGTGTGCTTGAGGCAATTAAAAATGCTATAAATAGCGATAGTACTATTAAAGAAATTAAAGTGAATGAAGTAACTGTTGATCCTACATAGGTATGGAATAATATAGGTTACGTTAAAGAGTTAGCTAATTATTATGCATTTACACATGCTACAGATAATAGTTTGAGTAGCTATGGTCCTGATGGTAATTCTTATTATATGGTATCATAGAATAATTTTGCCAAGGATAGACTTAATGAAATAGTATCAGATCCTACTGTATTCCAGGAATTAGAATCTGTAGTTTATAATGAGCATTCTATTATATTGCAAGCAGTTAGAGGAGGTAATAGAAATCTATCAATGGAAACCTTTATTAACTTTAAGGATACTACTACTGGAGATAAGGGTAGAGATTACCACGGTATTACTGATAGAGAAGACTATATAGCTAAAATGACAGCTGTATTTAATAATAGAATAATATTCCCTACAGTAGCAGATAAGAAAACATATCATTTCATTAAAGGAATAACATTACCACACGAACCTATTAGATTCAATAATAACAATGGTCAAACTTTTGTTCAGTATGGCGAACAAGTTATGGACTATCTATTAGGTTATTGTTACGATGAACTAAACCAAATAGAGTTGTGCTTAAGATAGATAGATGATGATCCTAATCATTATAATCCAGAGACTGGGTTACATTATAATGATGATGGTACTATAAATAATGATTGGATTGAGCCATCTAGACGTATTAAAAACTTCCATACTCCTAATAAATATGATTATAAAGATAAAGATGGAGTTAAGCACACTGTAACTTTGGAAGGTAATGGAGCTAGATTCTTATTCTTGACAGGTATATATACTAATAAAGGTTTTGTTAACTTTAATGATCCTACCAAATCAGCTAAAGAATGTTTACAATTAGCTAAAGACTATTTCTTTAATACTTCTCCAGAAACACAAAAGGCTTTCTTAGCTGGAGTGATTAATCGTAGAGTAAAGAAAGAATTAGAATATGCTAGAGATCTTGGTTTAATTACTATGAATGATCAAGGCAATATATGGAGTATACGTAATGTATTACTTGATGATAATGTAGTAACAGAAAGATCAGCTAGATATTAGAGTGTGGATAGTGCTAATGCGGAAGCATATGCAGTATTTGATATGATATCTGACTATGTGATGAATAGTATAATATCTATTCAGGAAGTAGAAAAGCTATTTAGTGGTTCACCTGCATATTACAAAGTGAAGTACGATAGAGAGGGTATAACAGACGTATCTATTGACAAAATCAAACGTTTAGGTTCTTTAACATCAACTGGTTTGAATAATAGATTAGACTTCTTTAATGATCCAATGCGTGATGAATATGTAGTTACAGAGCTTAAAGATCATGAAATCATGGATAAACAATACCATGAGTATGAAGGTTTGTTCTATAGGGCAAATATAAAAGAAACTATATAGGAAATGTTAGGAGAAGAAGCTTGGAATGAGGTAAAAGATCTTAGCATACGTGATATAGAAAATATATACCCTGAAGAAACTAAAATTGCTAAACAAGCAGCTAAAGTAGCTGTAGCTGGTTATAAGAAAGGAGTTAATGTAGCTGACGCTGCTGTATATATAAGTCCTAATATGACTAGAGATTTACTTAGAATGCGTGGTGTATGGAATGCTGACATTAAACGAGCATTTGAAGTATTGACTGATCCTGATACTGCAGATAAATGGGAATCTGATCCTAAGTTATATGCAGAAGCTAATAAAGTTATATTAAATGCTATGAAGTATATAGCATTCGGTACCAGATTTAGAAATGGATTAGGTATACCTTACTTTAATAAGATGGCTTTATTCCCGTTATTTAAATCTGTAGCTACTGGAGATATTAAAGCTTTATATGACAGAATGGTAGATCCTAATGATCCTATTGATATGGCTATGTTTGATTCTGCAGTTAAAGCTGGTTCAGAATCTCCTACTGCATACTATAGAAAGGCTAAAGATAGTGAAATAGAACTTAAAGACGGTTAGACTGTATTATCCGCTTCTATAGTAGACTGGGCAGAAAGCGGATAGGGTAATACTATTACTGATTTGAGTAAACTCGTAACATATAGGCAGAAGTTTAAATATATCAGACAGCAGCTAGAGACTAATCCTCATACTCATCCGGAACAGATGGCTGGTACATAGTTCTTAAAAGTAAACTTATCTAATTTACGTAAGGATGATTTCTATGGTCCAGACGGTTCTCAAGTAACAGGTAGAGAAATCAATGATACAGTAATGGGAGCATTGAATACTTTATCTAACATGGGTAGATAGGATATAGTAGATGAATTATTTGTAGACGGTAATATAAATGTTACGGCTTTAGGTAATATGCTAGAGCGTGATGCTAGAGAATCTGATGCTAATGACAATGTATTATCTGGTCTTAAAACTAAGAATAATGCATTTGTAATACCTTTGTCTGCTTTATCTGATAATAAATGGTTAGAAAGTAGATTTATATCTATGATTAATAAACTAGTTATTGATGTTCATATGCCGGGTGGAGCTTTCATCCAAAGATCTGCATTTGGACTCGAAGCTACTAGCTAGAATGTTATTACAGAAGATATGATCAATGATGGAAAACCATTACTCATGATTAATGATAAGGATGGTTCTATGGACTCTGTAGTAAGTATAAATCTATTTAAACATATGATACCTAACTACAGTAAAATGACATTTAAACAAGCTAGAAAATGGTTATTAGATCATAATATCATAGGATAGAGTGCAGATGCTACCGGAATTGGTTATCGTATTCCTACACAGTCAATTGCATCAATATCCGCATTAAGATTCGTAGATGTATTCCCTGAAATTATGGGTGATACTATCATGCTACCTGAAGGATTTACTAAGCTTACTGGTTCTGACTTTGATATTGATAAACTGTATGTAGCTAGATATTCCTTTAACAAAAACGGGGGAATTATAACTCACGGCAGTGCATTAACTAGAGAAGATGTAGCTAGCGCTTATAAGAATGACATTATTAAAATGTATATCAAAATTCTTCTTACTAAAGATAATTCAGCTATGTTAAAAGGTTCTATTGATGATGCTACTGATACAGTTAAAGGAATACTTAAAGATATTGAAGGTACTAGTTCATATCACCCAGAACCATTTGAAGTATATACTCCTAGATACCAAGAAGATAGAAAGGCAGAATATACAGGAGGTAAAGCTGGTATTGGTCCTTTTGCGTTGAATAACGCTCATCATATCCTTACTTAGTTAGTAGGTATTAGAATGTAGAGCAATGGTTTCACAGGAACTTTATAGATAGAAGATATAGGGCGAATATATGACTATCCTACAAAAGGTAATCCTAAAGGGGGTCGTATATTAGACTGGTTATCTGCTATGATTAATGCGTTCGTAGATATAGCTAAAGATCCTTATATTGTTAAGCTTAATGTTAATGCTTGGACATATAATATGGTGTCATTCTTATTACGTACAGGTAAAGGCGCTCAAACATTCTATTTTATTAGACAACCCATATTAGTAGAGATGGCTAATGAAGTACTTAAAACTAAAGGTAAGTACGGTATTGATAGAACTAAGACTCCCTCTCAACTTGAGAAAGAAGCTATTGAAAAAGTATTAGATAAATATGACCCTACTAAAAAGTTACGTAGAAAGTATGAATATATAAACAGAAAAAATAAAACTAAAGCTTCAGAATATCAAGATTTATTTAGAACCTATATTAACGATGAAGGAGAAGTAACATCAAGAACAAGATAGTTATTAAAGATAAACCCAGAAGATTCTAAAAACTTTAATGAGGAACAAGTAAGAATATACTACGCTTGGCTAGCTCTTAAACCTTATGCAGACGACTTGGCTAATCTAGTTAAATTCTCAAAGATCGATACTAAGAAGACAGGTAAAACTTTTGCTGAGTAGGATATATATTACAAAGGCATGAAAGATATGGAAGAAAATAGTAAATTCGCTAAAGGTGAAGTTACTAGATTCTTTAATGAAACATTCATCCGTACAAAAACAGAAAATAGTATACCTTTAGGTTCATCTATATTCAGAAACTTATTACTACGTAATACTGATCAATTTGCTAATCAAAAACACATAGCTTTATCCTTAGTAGGTAGAGCTACCAATGCCGATTCTAAATTACTTAGTGCAGTAATAAATGGAATGGAAGCTTAGATAAAGAGTCAATTCTTTAATCAATATGTTAAGGATAACAATATAGACTTAAATACTATGTTCCAAGGACGTAATTCTATACCTAATAGATTGTATCGATTTAAGTAGGAAATATTAAAGGGTAACCCTAGATTAAGCCACTTATTAAATAATGACGGTACTATAGCTAATGATTTCGTTAACTACTTAATCCCTAATATTAATAAAAATAGTTTAGACTTTATTGATAGATCAGAATAGTTAAATGCAGATCAAGCACAAGCTAACAATCTTATTAACTACTGGAGACAATTGTTAGATGATCCAGAACCATCAGTTAAGAGATTGTTCAGAGATTTAGCAGTATATTCTTTCTACACATCTGGAGATAATACAGTGATGAATGCGTTCTTCCAGTATCTACCTAATAGCGAAAGGATTAGTATGGGTTATACTCAATTCATTCAAGGTAAATTAGATCAAATGGTTAACAATGCAGATAAATCTTATAATGACATTGAGGATTTATTCTTGAATAATTGGTAGAATGATAAGTTAGTAAGACCTGTAGACATGTATGGTGGTAAATATCAAGCTCCATTAAGATCTGTAAGCCTTAATAAAGACGCAGCTATGCCAAATATTATATTTGGATAGAGAACTGATATGTAGGCTGCTGTTGTTAAACCATTAAACTGGGTAACAGTAGATGATATAAAATACCCAATATTCCCTCCTTATGTTAAGGTAAAAGACAGTTTAGGTTTTGAACCTGCTAATTGGCATGTATATAGATTAATAGGTTATATTGATAAACCAGAAAGAACATGGAAAGGTAAACTTACTGGTAGAATTTTATATACTCCTATATATGGTTTGATATCCAAAAAAGGATATAGTTATAGAGGACATACTATCATAGAGTATGGTATACCTACACAATTTGAATTTAACAAAGAAAATGAATGGGACTATTTCGAGGCTTTAAATAATCTTGATGCATTATCTGATATGACTGATGAAGTAGAAAGAACATACTTTGAACAAGATAAAACATATATGCACCATATTGGAGAATTACCATCATATTCTGGCATGAATTATGCTATAGCTGAACAGGATAGAATATTTGAGTACGAACAAGATGATACTGACGATAGTGTTGAAGGTGTTGTACTTGAAGAAGCCAATGAGAATGATACTGAAAACGCTGTTACTACTTACGTCAATCATTCTGGAGGGGCTATAGGTTCAGATACTATGTGGGGTGAAATAGGAGAAGAATATGGAGTAGTATCCAATCACTATTATCATGGAACTAAGACCCCTAATGGTAATATAGAGATAACTGAAGAACAGTTTGAAAGAGGTAAATAGCATGTGCATAAAGCAAACGAGACACTTCATAGAAGACCTGACAAATATATGAATTTATTAGCTCGCAACTGGATACAGGTTGAAAATTCTGATGCTGTTTTTGCAATAGGGCAACTAAAGAACGGTATAGTTGACGGAGGTACTGGCTGGGCAGTATAGATGGCTATAGATGTTAATAAGCCGGTGTATGTATTTGATCAAGAGCGTAATAAGTGGTATACTAACATAGATAAGGATTGGATTGAAATAGGTACTCCCACACTTACTCCTAATTTTGCAGGTATAGGTACACGTAATATAAATCAAAATGGTATTGAAGCTATCAGAGATGTGTATGAAAATACATTCAAAGAGGATGAAGATACTGATGTAGTAAATATCTACTATGGTACTAACGAAAACGCTTAGCTAAGTAATTTTGCTACCAGACCATTTAACTTTAACATAGAACAGAATGACGGAACAATTGAGACAGTTAAATTTAACTCTGTAGAGCAAGGTTTTCATTATATGAAAGCTATAACAGCAAATAGATAGGATATTGCAGACGATATTCTTAATACAAGTAATCCTAAGTAGATTAAATATCTAACATCTAAAAGAAATTTATCTATGACACAAGATTAGCTCAATGAGTGGAACTCTATATCTAAATCAGTGATGCTAAATCTTATGTTAGATTCATTTGAACAGAATCCAGACGCTGCTAATTTATTATTATCTACTGGCAATGCTAAATTGACCCATAAGTATAATAAAATAGAATAGGACAATGGTAGATTTAGTGAAGTTATTACTGTAGTTAGAGATATACTTCGTGAAGAGTCTCATGATACAGAAGTTACACATACTATAGATAAAGTGTTTAATAATACTTCTTCTACTAAGAACGATCCTGTGAATTTTTCTTCTCCTCAAGAAAGCTTCCAAACTATTTAGTCTGATAAAACTATATTGAGCAACACAGAATTGATTAAGTTAAGACCTTATGCTGGAAATAATCCCAGAATAGCAGTTGCCTCAGAACATACTGACCCAGTATTCTTTTCTAAAAAAATAATAGAAATACTTGATGGTAGATAGAGTGTTTAGGATAAATTTAGAAATACTTCTTATACAGGAAATGATTTTGCTGCTTTGTATTTAATTACTAAGCACGACGGATTGCCGTTAAAGAACTTATTAGAATATAAAATACCTAAGCTAATTCATTTCAGCATTACTGGTTTGGGAGGCACTAAATGGGAGCCTGGAGTAATGAAGTACAATGATTTATTAGATAGAATACAAGAGTTCATTAAACAAGGTTTAGATCCAGAAATGGTAACTGTACGTATAGACCCTATTGTTCCTGGTGTAACATTAATCTCTGATGTAGAAAATATAGTTCGTAGAGCTTCAGAAATGGGCATTAAGAATATAAGATTCTCAGTAATGGACCAATATTCTACTACCAAAAGATTCATGGAAGAATTAGGTTATGATTACTCTAAATTCTATGATAGTAAAAGTTTACATGCTAGACCTGAAATATTACAAAGTATAGAAAACAAAATGTTAGAGCTTAAGAACAAATATGGAGTAAATATGAGCACTTGCGCTGAACCTTTTAATGTTGAAGGTATAAGTAAGGAAGCGTGTTTATCCGTAGCTGCTATTAATAATATGTTAGGTACTAGTATTCCAGAAACTGCTACAGGTAAACAAAGACAATTGTGTTCATGTTATGGTGGCAAAACTGATTTATTAAGGTATGATAATAAATGTGCTTCATCTTGTATATATTGTTATGCGCATCATAATAATAACAAGAATTTAAATTATTATAATGAGGATGGCACTCTAAAAGATAATCCATTTACTAGAACCACAGAAAGCATATCTAATTATAAAGAACTTACTGGTGTAGATTTATTGGCCTTGTATGATCAAGGTAATAATAGAATATCTGAAGTATTAGATACGTTAGAAGATTTAACATCTGATGAAAGACAAACCTATTTAAATGAATTTGCATAGTAGATGGCAAGAGATAATGTTAATACACAAGATAAACTTGAGGAAGCGTTAAGAAAATTCATATGTAATTTATAATTCCAGATAATATGTATAAATGTCCAAATAAAAATCTTCCAGAATGGAAGGAACTAGAAAGAGTTGTACCAGAAGTTGCATATACTGTCTGGGATTTGAATAATGGTCATGGTATAGATAAGGCTCCAAACGGGGAGCCTTCTATACTATTTTAGGATTTATTAGATCATTTTGATGGTGATAGAGAAGAAGCTATAAAAACTAAAGTAAAAGTGTTTACGAATGAATTTAAAAACTGGTTTAATAATCGCAGCGTTACTTTTTTGAAATAGGATAACGGTTCTATAGATTACTTATTTAGTACTAATCCGGAATTAGAAAAGGTAGGTACTAAGGACGAATATAAATAGTATCTAAATACTATATTCCCAAATAGTAAGGTATCTGAGGTTTACTGGCATGGCACTGATTCCGACTTTAGTGAAGGTATACAGAATACAAAAAAAGGCAAAGGTTCTGGAGCTCCTGAAACTAAAAAAGAAATGTATTTTAATAGACAACCATGGGCTTCATTGTAGTATATTAGTGGCATAAATAGGAAAATTCCAGACAAGGATGGATATAATAATTGGGTAAAATTATGGTGGGAATTAAAAGAAATACTCGGTAATGGTAGAATGTAGAATGATGACTGGAAAAGTATAGTAATAGGTCCAGATATTAGACAAGAAATACCTAATAAAGAAGGAGTATTTAATCGTAACGAAGGTGGAGAAAATGGTAGTTTTTTAAAGGAAAGAAAAGCTAGATATGGTTATGAAAATAAATCTGATAAAGAATTTTTTGAAGAAGTGTTTGGAATTCGTTACGGTAAAGATACTTTTCAAGATTGGGTAAACAACAACGCTAATATATTTAGATAGATTTGGAATACTAAGCAAGTTAAAAAAGGAATGTATCCGGTTTTACTAAACATTCAAAATCCAATAGTGGAATAGAATTAGAACACTTACTATGAAGAAGAGCGTAAATTAATGACTTCTGCTAAGTAGAATAATAATGACTCTATTATTTCAAATAGTTCTAAAAATGAATTTAATTCTGATGTGATTGTAATGTTATATCCATAGAAAGATGTCCATATACTTGGAACATATCAGGATATATAGTAGTTTAAAGAATGGAAAAAAACTAGTAATGCATCTAAAATAGTAGACGAAAATGGAGAACCACTATTATCAGAATTATTATCATCGTCAACAGTAACTTATAATCCAGAAGACTTTACTCCAATACCTCAAGAGGATATGAGAGTAATCAATGAGGTAACTAAATTATATGAAAAGATACAGAAAGGTTTAAAGGATAGATTAAACTCTATTAAAAGATACACTGTTAAGAATCCTAAAGTATGGAATCAACTATAGACTACAATATAGCAACTGGCTAATTCTGAAACAGAGGAAGGTATATATCAATTCTTATAGCATATTGATGAATCTATAAACGATAGTATTAAATTCTTAAGTAAACCTACAAAGAATATTAGTGCTAAACAGATTAGATAGTTATCTAATGATTATATTGGCTTCTATAAGCCTCTTATGGATGATATAATATATTTATTCGATACTACTGATATATTTAAAGATAAACCTAATTATGATACTATAAAAGAATTAGCTAATACATTATCGCAACAAATAGATAGTGTTAATAATAAGTTTATAAATGTACTTAAATCTAAGGGTTATAGTATGTTACAGCAGTATCTTACAGAATTAGGTATGCCACAGAATATGATATAGGATACTATCAATTGGTTAGATGATCCTAAACGTGATTCTAGTTTATTTATGGATTGGTTCGGTATGTCTAGTAATAGCAATAATGCTGTACAATAGATTATAGCTAAACTACTTAATGATACTAAAAATGCTACAGATAGAGAGACTATGGAGGTTGGCATTAAATTAGTTAAATTAGTAAATGCTGCTAAAGAAAAATATGGCAACGATGTGCAGAAGTTATTATATGAAAAATTAGACGATGGTACATACTCTGGTAATAAGGTATCCCCACTGAATAATGGTCAATTAAAGCGTGACCAGAGATAGTTCATGGATAAATTAGCTGAAAAATTAGGTATATCTAAAGATAATAATAATATGTATGTATTACCACAAAATGAAGATATACAAAAGAAGTGGTTTGATGAACTAACTAAGTGGTATGCAGATAGAGCTCAAAGAAGATACAAAGCTGAATATTACATTCTTAGAAATAAGATGCTATCTATGAAGACTAGAGATGCTGAAAGAGAAATCCAGAGTATGATAGACAGTATTACCCAGTCTATGACAATTAATGGTGTATAGTATGAAAATTTACTTACAGAAGCAGAATATAAATAGCTAGAATCTTTACGTAAACAAAAAAGATTACTATCTAATATATTTAATATAGACGGTAGTGAAAAGACTGGAATAGATAGAGTAATAGCAGATGAACTAACCTCCTTTCACGAAGAGGTGAATAAACATATTAAATATGATATAGACAAAGATAAGTACGAAAAGGATTTAGCTAAAGTAATAGAAAGATATGGAGGGGAGACCGCTGAAGTATAGTTATGGAAACAAAGAAATACTGTAACTAGGTATACTCAAGATTTCTATGATAGAATAGCTAATTTGGAGTCTGACCCTAATAATAAAGATCCCGAAAGCACATATTAGAAACTACGTTCTAGAAGAAAACAGTTGCAGAATCTATATAAAGATCCTCATACCAATAAGATTGACATTAACTCATTAAGTGACGATGAGAAAAGAAGCTTATTATAGTTAGATCAAGATATAGCAAACGCATATACTGCTACTCAAAAAACAGAAGGAGCTGATAAATTCTCAAATTTTGCAGAAATAGTAAATACAGAGTAGTATTATCATGATATGGAATAGGCTAGAAATGCAGGAATTCAAGCATATAATGAATGGTTTAATAATAATCATTATGAAGATGTAAGAGGATTTATGCATCCAGCTTCATACTATACAGAGCTTAGACCACTACCTGAATTTGCTCAGTAGTATACAGAAACAGTACCATCTAGTAAATACTCTAAAATACTGGAATCTTCAGAGTGGTACAATCCTGAATTTGATGAAAACGGACCTGCTATTTAGCCTAACAAGAAATATTATGATAACAGTAAGGCTTATAATGAAGTAATGAATAAACCTGAAGTAAAGGAGTTATATGATGAAATTACTAATACAATGAATGAGGCTATGAGTTTCATATCATTCCTCACTAATAGTAATGAAAATATGATGCCACAAATAGAGGCTAGGTTTATGTAGGTACTGAATCGTAAAGATGGAATACTAAATAAGTTAAAATATGCTGTAGAAGATTTTGCTATAACAAAAGAAGATGATTTAGATTTCGTTAAAGAGTTTTCTACTATGCCTAATGGGGATCCTATTAAAGTAATTCCTACTAGATTTATTACTCCATTAGAAGATACAAATAGTATATCTACGGATGCTGTATCTGCTGTAGTACAGTTCTACAATATGGCTGCTAACTATAAAAATATGTCAGCTAAACAGGATGAAATAGAATTAATGCTTAATCTATTAAAATAGTTATCTATAAGAACTTCTAAGGAGTTAAAAGGTCCTGGATCTACTAATGTATATAAATAGTCACAACTATTAGTAGATAGATTAATGTATGGTAGAAATAAAACTCCTATAGAAGGTAATGTATTAGGTTATAATATTAACTTTGGCAAAGCTTTAGATATTGTTAGAGGATTTGTTACTAAAGTAAACTTATCTGGTAATTTATGGTCTATAGGTACTTCATTCTTTACTGATGCTACTTATACTACTTTAGAAGCTAAAATGGGTAGATATTTTGATTTAGAAGATTTAAACTTTGCTAAATCTGAATTTGCTAGAGAACTACCTAATATGATGTAGAATATAGGTAACCCTAATCCTAAAGGTAGATTACCTTATTTACTTATGCTTAATCAAGTAGTAAAGGATAATAAAGAATTATTTGATAGGTTAGACTAGAGTCAAGTGTTACGTTCTATCAATCAAAATTTTTGGTTTGCCGGATATACGTAGTCTGATTATACTGTTAAAAGTCATACTTTATTAAGTATCTATCACAATTATCGTTTGGTTGATAATGAAGGTTTCATGTCAAAGCAATAGTATATAGATAAATTCTATTCTAATGACAGGAAGAAAGGAGCCGTAGAATTTAAATAGCTTACTACTACTTTATATGATGCATATATAGAACTTCCAAATGGTGATGTAGTAGTGGATGATAAATATAAATCTTTAATCACAGATAAACTATTAAATGATGTACGTAATAGAATAGAAATCATAAGTAAACGAATAGATGGCACTATCAGAGAAGTAGATAAGGCTGCTGTACATGCTAACGCTATGGCATCATACTTAGTATTGCACCGTAATTTTATGATTTCCGCATTACACGATAGATTTAAACCTAAACAATACAATTTAGACTTACAAACTATAGAGGAAGGTTACTATAGATCTACAGGTAGATTCTTGAAGAATATTATAGCTAATAGACATTTTGCTATTAAATAGTTATTAGCTGATTATAATAATATGCAAGAGTATGAACAATATGCAGTTAGAAGAGTATTAAATGAACTAGTTCTTATAGCTGCATCCACTGTTGTAGCGCTTACTATAGCTAGTATAGTTGATGGTGATGATGATTATGATACTTGGTTAACACAATCAATAACTTATTTAGCTATGCGTTCAGCATTTGAGTTCCGTACTATGTATAATCCTTTTGAATTTATGGCTTTAATTAAATCTCCAACAGCAGCTTTCAATTGGTTTGATAATATTAGTAGTTTCATAAACTTGATTAATCCTGCTTCATATATTGGAGATAGAACTCCATTTACTATCATAGATAGAGGAGTATATAAAGGTATGCCTGTAATACTTAAAAATATCATTAAAGTAACACCATTTAAGAGCGTTATAGAAGCTCAAGATCCTAAATCAAAACGTAATTACCTACAGAATCAATTAATGAACTTCTAAAGTTTCTATATCAATTCTCAATTAGTCTAAATACTCTAATAAAAAGATAAGCCTACTGACTATTAAATCAGTAGGCTTTTTAGTTATGAAGACTCACCAATATCTTCATAACTATAATAGTCTTCTTCTGGTAATTCTGCTTCTATAGAGTCACCAAATCTATACCAGCTATAGAATAACCTTTTTTCTAATTCTGGCACTTTTATACCTTGCCAAAATCTATTAATCTCTAGCATGGCATCTAGAGTGAAAGGTTTACCATTATTACGAAGACGTTTAATATCTTTATTATACTTAGGATTACTCAGACAATAAACAGTATAATGTCTTTTGTTAATAGTTATATACCGTTTATTATAGTAAGAGTCTAACCTAGATAATTTACAGTGTGTTTCAAGAGACTCAATAGTGTTTACACTACTATCATAAACAAGAAAGACCTTTTCTTCTAAAAAAGGTCTATTTTTATCAGATGTAAAAGCATTTATAAATCCACTTTCTACAGTTAAATCTCTCCACGTAATATTATCATCACATAATGGGACTATATAAATACTTACATCATTCAAGTTCTTCAGTACCATCTTCTTCATAATATTTACGAGTATGGTCCCAATTGCCTGTCTGATAATGATATGATAATTCTGTTAAAGTTCTGATAATAAGGTCTTTACGACTATCTAACTCTAATTCGTTAAACATATTAAATACTCTCACTTCATTATTACTATTTGTCTGAATAGCAATAATATATGCTTCACAATCATAATCTGAAATGTCAATTCCTTGATCTTTCATATACCAACTAATTGCAAGCAAGTAATAAGTTATTTGTCTATAATAATCAAATTCTTCTACAGAATGTTTAAAATTATAGACATCACTAGTTGTCTTTAAGTCAATCAAAGTAATCTTCTTATTTATATGATCAAATATGCATCTGTCAAGTAGAGACTTACAAGGTGCAATCCAATCATTAATAGGTAGTTCCCAGTTAATATGAAACTCATTATGAGATTCTACTCCAGGAATATCTTCTAATAACTCTTTTGCTTTTTTATGATTATCAATATTATTCTTAATATTTTTAAGCATATTTAAATCAGCAAAAGATATTACTTTACGATTATCTTTTTTACTTTGTAATGCTTTAATATAATCAGCATAACGATTACATAGCTCTGTAGCTTCTTTTAAGACGATTTCAGAGCTTTTTGAATTACTGTATGCAGATTTGTATGCAGCAATCTTTTTATCGTCTTCTATGAGTTCTAATGAATTAGCATAAGTCTCACAGAAATCTTTTTGTTGTTTTACTTTAGGCACTTCATAATCAAGAATTATATAATCATTCCAGAAATCCTCTGGTTGAAGTATATATTCATGTATCATAGTACCTCTTTCAAGCTGAGGAAGTTTTAATCCCTCCTCTTTTCCATCTATCATATCACGATAGAAGCGTGGTCCTTTCTTTAGGAACCAGCCAATAGAAGAATTTGATATTCTCGTATTGTCCTCATAATACGGTTTATCAATTATCATTCTTACTTAATTCTATAGTTACTATTTTAGGTCTTTCTCTTTCAAGATAACTATCAGTTAATATACTACAGTTATGTTGATTTAAATGACCATATGATATACCATCATGCCAATGCCCAAAAAAATGATGCTTATACTTACCAAAACAGTAATGTTCAAGCTTTTCATTATAATTAGGATTTTCATGAGTAATAAGTATATCACAGTTTTGTATCTTTTCATATGGGCATATATACTCATCGTATTCATTCTGAATATCTTCAAATGCCCACGTTTGCCAATGTATAGGAGCTATCCAAGGAGTTCCATAAAAGGTTATTCCTTCATATTCATATAACTCATCAACAAGAAATACTACTTTATCATTAGTTAAAGTTGATATCTTAGTCTTAAAATCTTGCCAACTCAAATCCTTTACAATATCATTAATAAGATTTTCTATATAAATATCATGATTTCCTGGAACTACAATTACCTTTTTACACGGTAATTTGTCTACCCAATTGACAAAAGTAATAGACCAGAATTTATCTGATTCTTCGTTACTTCTCTGAGCAAGTAAATTTACTATATCACCTGCTATACATAATATATCACATTCTGGTATATTAATTAAATGACCATGTATATCACTTATTGCGCATATTCTCATGGTATAAAGTTTTAGTTAGTTTATATATAATTATACTATAAAATAGTATCATTTCTTTAGTCTTTTTATTAACTCATCTACCTCCTTCTGATTATGAACTATATAGAAATTGACTCCTATATTATTACTATATAGGTAATATCTAAATAGTTTCTCTCTTAAAGGCCAAGCTTCATTAGGGTATCCTTTACATTCAATAACAAAGTTATCTCCTACAAAGTCAGGTAGATAAGTCATTGCTCTATACTTTTTATTATTAAAAGTAAAAGCTGGAAGTAGCTCATATCGATGCATCTCGTAATCTGCCATGATATTTGCCTCTTTCAGCTTTTTATATGTATAAGTTTCAAGTTTACTACGAAATTTAATTCCATCATATTCATTTGGAGTTGCATTTCGTACTTTACTATTTAACTATTTTTTTCTTCTCATTAACCTTTATTTTTTTTGTACTATTAAATGTAATCCATTCATCCTTATTATATGCTTTTATAGTACTTTCTAATGTTACGTCTTTATTATTGTATAGACTAATTACTCCAAATTTGAGTAATTTCCAATACCTTATTATACTAGCCATATTACTAGTAGACCGTAACCAGTTTATTATATAGTCTAATAAGAAGGTAGGTATATTATATATTACTAATAACCAAACTAATGGAATAGATAATATAAAACCAACTTTTTTAATAAATTTCTTCATATAACCAATTTTTAATAGTTTCAAATCCATTAAGCTTAACTGCATCAGATATATCTTTTGCTTTAAACTTTTTATGGACTAACATCCCTTCTAAGCCTGTTTTAAGGCTCATTTTACGAAGATATTTAACTCCAGCTGTATCTCTATCAAATAAGATAATTATACGTTTAAAACGCTTCTTAAGCTGGTTTAGAGCCTTATCTGGGATAAATGTAGACTCTGATGATGGGCTTATTGCTGGAATACCCATCTCATATAAACACATGACGTCTTTCATACTCTTTGTAATAATGAGTATATCTCCAGTTTTAGGTAACTGTTTAAACCCCTGAATGTCGTTCTCAGTCAGGTTATTACGCCACTTTGTATATTTATCTGCTAAAGGTCTATATATTTTAAAATTATTATAAACCTTATAAGCATACATAGGATTACTATCCTTGTAAATACCCTTTACAACTCCGTTACATAGATAATATTTTATACTACTTACTCCAAATTTCTTTAGAGTAGTAGTAGAAATATTAAACTGAGACCAGTAATTGATATCTGTTAGAGTAAAGTCTTGTCTTACAATACCAATTACTGTCTCTGTTGACGGTATATATTGCTTAGAGCTAACGAGTTTCGTATCATTAGTAATTTTAAGCTTACTAACTATATCATTAAGTATATCTGAATAGTTAGTTAATCCTGTAAATAGTGATACAAATTTAATTACATTACCACATTCTCCAGTACCATGATCCTTAAACATTAACTGTTTAGTCTTCTTACTATAATAACATCCAAAAGAAGGAGTTTTATCCTTTCTCAATGGCGAATTATATATCATGCCTACTTTAAAATTACCAATATACGCTGCATATATATCATACTCAGTTACTTTAGACAATATCCAATCTAAAGTAATACTCACATTATCTTTTATTTTTGTTGTATCGTAAACCATATGATATATTTTTAGCGATAGCTAAGGAATCGAACCTTAATTAACCATTACTATCATGAAAACGTGAGTGCATGCTATCCCTATTCTATGAATTTTGATACCTCCGTCACACCTTACATTCGGCGTATTACCGTCGATTGCTTCTTATCTCACATAGCAGCATGCTACTCACGTATCGCTATATTATGCCTAGCGTAGGCTGCTTATAGGATTATCTACAAAATTAGAAAGGTAGATCATCACTAGGCTGATCACTTACAGTAGTAGTAAGAGGATTAACCTCCTTATCTTCCTTATCTGCAACAATCGGCTTAGTAAACTGATCAATACCTGTAATTTCTCTAATCATGCTTTCATTCTTACCTTCTTCATAGAAACCCATAGGAATATTCATAGGTTCAATAGAGGCAAACTTGACATAACTAGGAAGTGTAGTATAACCTTTATCGTTATAAACTATCTTTACTTTAAGTAAAATATCTTTATTAGCACTATTAAGCATTGTTACTACCCAATTGGCAAATTCTTTATAAGAACTACCACTGAATGCTAATACATTCTTAGGATAGAAACACTTAAGTATACGCATAATACGAGTTACCTGGTTAGTAGCTTTACTTTGATTCTGTTCTTCAGTATCACTTTCACGAACAGCTGGTTCCCATTCAGTATGAACAAGACTCTTACCATCTTTTTCAAAAGTAAATTCAATGAATTTCTTCCCTGTAGGAGACTCTGCAAACTTTGCGGATACAAACTTAACATTGTCATGAATACCTGCTTCCAAGTACTTAGTATTATTACTATTATCTGACAACTTTACTTCATTTGCTAATTCTGTACTAAATATCATAATATCTTATTTTTAATTATTCAGGTAAATAAACTTTATTCCAATAAGTAGTGATGTTATTATTCTCATCACTCTCTGCTACTACTATATTCTTTCCTCTTAAATGAGGTGCTCTAGCTTCAATAACAGAATTATCTCCGCCTTCAAATGAGATATGTGTCTCATTCTTTTTTCTATATACATAGCCGACAGCATCTGCTTCACCACATATAATATTTGCTAACGCACCTACTAAATCAAGCGACATTTCTGCCATTTCTTCGCCATTCTTATTAATCAACTTATCTTTAGTATGACCAATAAGTATAAAGTTATCACATAATCCACGGAACATGTCAATAACTTTTCTTACAGCCTGTCTTATATATAAATAACCAGATCCATTAGGTAAAGTTCTTAAATCTGTACCTTCATACTTCTTTCCCATTGGAGTAGCTTTATAAAGCTGTATAGCGTAGCTCATACACATCTCTTCTAGACGTGTAGCATTATCTATAGTAATATATTTGTAAGGATATTTACCAGTTTCCTTTTTAATCTCTCTTATTGCATTAGCTATATCACCTAAATCTTTTACAGATCTAGCTTGAACAGCTAATGCCTCTAAGAACTCTGAACCACCTTCTAAATCAATAATTAGATTGTTATCCAGCGCTGCAACTAAAGTAGTTTTCCCAGCTTTTGGTTTACCAAATAAAATCAAAAATCTAGGATTTTCTACTTTAGCTTTTACTTTTTCTTTTGGTAATACAATCATAAAAGCTTCTATTTTTGTATTCCTCTGATAAAGCTCTGATAATCTCTGATAATATGGAATAAGATATTTTAATTAAAACAAACCACGTTTCTTAATGTTAATCGTGATATCGATAATAGTTTTCTTTGTCTTCGGTTTTAAATAGTTCAAAGAACCAAATGCAATAGGAATTACTTCATAACCAATCTGTACGAAGTTATCAAAGATTTTAACCGGAGTACCAAACTCATCTTTGAAGTCATAGTCAACATCAAACGGATAATGTTCCTTTGCATAAATATCAAGTGCATTAATAGCCTTGAAGAATTCTGTTTCTAAGTCAAAATTAATTACATTATCTCCCCAACACTTAAACGGACAATTAGCGCATTCTTTCGGTAACCATCCAATGTTATGAGTCTTACTTAAACCTAAAGTAATGATATCACCTGCACCTGCATATTCAATGCCATAACTGCAAGAAGGGTAATCACTCTTACTTTCTACAGTCATCCAAGGATAAGCGTTAATTACTCGGTCCATTAAAGACTCCTTATATGTTTTTGCACTCTTAGTATTTTTCGGTAATGTAAATGTATATGATTTCATAATTTTCAGCCTTTTTAATTGTTATTACTAAACGAAATCTTCCTCACTGGTTCATCTTCTCGTATAGTCTCAATTAAGTTATTGTATTTAAGGTCGTTATCAAACTCAAGTATAGAACATTCACCTGCATCTCTATTCTTTAGAATATGCAAATAAACTTTATCTTTTACTGGTAGACGATTTGGTCCATAACTCTGTATATTGAGTAGCTCTGGCCTATGAATACATATAACGTAATCTGATGCATGAAAGATAGTATCAGCAGAAGATATATCGCTACGCATTGGATAATGCATAGATGGATTATTAATTCTTTCAGGATTTTCGATATTACGATTCATCTGTGATAACTGTATTATTGTAGTATCTGGAAACTTTTTTACTCTAATAAACAGTTTCTGTAAATCAGAAATCACTTGTAGTGTACTTTCACGATTTTGACCTTCAACAAGTAGAGTATGATCAAGTATAATCACAAATTTCTTGCCTTTAGCTTTATTTTCATAAAAGTAATCAATGGTAGATGCTATATCTGCAACAGTACCCGGTGTATCTACATAATATATCGGATATGATTTTATCTGTTGAGAAGTTTGTTCTACTTCTTCTAATAGTGTATTGTCTAAATCACTACTAGAACTATATAGCTGAGCAGTAGTTTGCCTTAACTTACTGCTCAATTTTCTACCTACTTGTCTAGAACTTAACATTTCAAATGAAAAATTAAGTACTACTACATCCTGATTAGAATTTAAGTCTATTAAATCACTTTCAAGCGTATTTACAAATGAACTTTTGCCACTACCAGATATACCTACAATAGTATATATAGTATTAGGTTCAATGCCTCCCATACAGGATTTATTAAACTTATTCCATCTAGTACGTAAAGAAACAATCTCATGATTCTTTCTCTTACGAATATATTCTACTGCTTCATTAGTAGCAGAGGATATGTGTCTAAATGTTAGTGTCTTAGTAGATGTCTGTTCCATAATTATAGTAATTTTGGTTAGGAGTTTCTACTTTCATTTGTTCCTCAATAGTTTCCCACTCGTGTTGAGTGAGCCATTTCCACATAGTCTTCATATAACCTATTTTACCTGTACGCATTTTATCTTCTATTTCGTACTGTAAACATTTAAGTAAGTGTTCATGCATTGCTTTAGACTTACCTATAATGCGATTATATTCTTTTCTACATTTATTTATGTTAGCTCTGAGAAATCCCTTAGTTCCATCAGGTCTCATAACATAAACTGGAAATTGGTCATAAAACATATCAAACATAGCTTTATCTTCTTTAAGAAGTCCTTCTAGTTTTTCTGTTTTACTTATGACTTGGGTATCTCTATCATATTGGATAGAAATTAAACCTTGAGTCTCTAACTCTTGTATTTCTTCTTCATTAACTAGGCTGAGAAGTCTCTGAATGTCTTGATTGATTGTTTTGATATCATTCAATACAAGTGTTAGGAATACTAATTGATTAATAGATAAAGTTGGTATTCTATCTAAGATAGAAGTGTCTATTTCTAAAATCATAGTCTTATATATTATATAAGCTTATGGTTTGTCTGAAATATATCTGATAAGCCTCTGTTAATCCCATAGGCTCAATTGTAACGGTTTCAAATCTCTGATTATCTTATAGGCTTCCATAATGTAATACCTATAATTAATCTTTCTTTCTTCAATTGGTTTATCATCAAACTTATTTAGAAGAGTAACGCCAGATGCTGTTAGCATATTCTGATACTGCCTTGCAGAAGCCTTATATTTATGTTCTCCTACGTATGGCTCAGTATATGTTATAATTTCACCTTCTTTATGACCAGTATCTTTCCATTTCCACAAGTATCCACCATTAGTAGATGCGTAGAAACGATTAGTTCTTTGTTGCTCCTCGTTTATATATTCAACATGCCATTGTTTACCAGTTTTCTCAGACATTAGAAAATCTCTTATATCTGTACAATTCTTAATTGTATCTTCGACCGGTATTCCGTCTTTAAAGAAACTTATTACTGCTTTAGGTATAATCTTTGGAGTTAATCCTTTACCTAATTTTATAGTAGTGATAAACATTCCTTTCTCTTTTACTTTGTTATCTTCAGTAATAGCAAAATAATCATTAATAGCATATTGATACATTGCTTTAAAACGATCTTCTTCTAAGGTAAGTTTAGTAAGCTGTTCCCATTCTCTACAAATACTGTTTACTTTAGAATATGCATCTTTCTTTAGTAAGACGAATAAACCATCAGTATTTGCTTGGACGATTCGACATCCAATTTGAGTTAATTTCTCAGCTAACATAAGTAATAGTAACTGTCCATTAATTCTAATCTGCATTACTGCAAATGGACTATAACAGAAATTATGTTCATTCTGTAAGTTACCTGATAAACCATTTAAAGCTAACTTTAAAGTTTCGTTCTTTACTTTATCACCATTGTGTTTAGCTTCAATTCGCTCATCTTTAATTTGCTTATATACTTCTAAGAATTCTTTACCTAAATGTTTAGGATAGAATTCATATTCTATAAGCATACTTGGATATAGAGAAGCTACATCTATATCTATGAGCATTTCATCATCTCTAGGAATAATAATCTCAGGACTATTTACAGAGTGAATACCTCCTACTCCTACAGAATAGCGTAAATTATTAAATACAAACTTATTCTCATATCCTTTTCTACCTGGAGATACTATCTGATTTTTCATATCATCTAATACTCTTTGCAGAATAGGACTATCGTATTTAATAAATGGTAATATTACATCTTTCAATGGTATTACGCTCATTGGAGATCTTAAGTCTTTAATATCCTGCCAAGTTAAACCTGTCTTTTCTAGATATTTCTGAGTTAAAATCTTCATTCCAATGTTTACACCGTCTTTACTGAGTACTCTTACTCCATATTCATCTTCAATAGCGATTCGTAAATCAACGTCTTTCTTACATCTATTTAGTAATTCTGAAGTAGATTCAATATCATTGATATTATAATCTATCATAGACTCAAAATCTTCTAAAGGAAGTGGTTTAGTCCAATCACATACAAATTCCTGTACATTAGGATATTGCATTGTTACTTGAATTTCCTTTAAACCTACTCTAAGTTTATTAGAATATAACATAGTAAGAATATCAAAAGTATCAAACCATATTTGATACTTCCAATGTTTCCATGCATCTATATTATCTTCACTTGAAGTAGTTATAGTCTTACTTAGATTGAATATAGAACTACATATAGTAGGTATATTATATTGCATTAATTTATCCTCATACTCAATTATATAATTAATTATAGGATTATCATAATGCAAATTATTATAGCCACAAAATATAACATTAGCTGGAATGTTAATGTTTGTAGTGTAATAATCTCCCCAAGTAATGTATTTATCTACTTGTTTAAAGAACTTAACTAATTCTCTTAGTTGATTTTTTCTTTCTGATATCTCAAACTTATAGATGTCGTTTGTTTCTGTATTTTTTACCGAACAATGAAAGATATTTTGAAATACCTCAATATCATATACGTAGACTATCTTTCCTCGTATAATCATATTATAAGTATTTAAAAGTTAGATCCCATGGTTGGACTCGAACCAACGCAATCACACTACATAGTAGCGGCTCTACCACTGAGCTACATGAGAAACCAATTTAATTTATATGGAAACAGAAATATTTATGCTGTTTTAAGCATTCGTTTAATTTCTTTTCTGTAAAAAGAACGTTTAACAGCTTTTATTACTGTATCGTTGTCTTTACCTTTGCAACCTCCTACATGTTGCTTTCTGTTTTTACTTCTACCTACGTAGAATGCTAAAAATTTCAAAGGATTCTTTTGAGAATTGCTTTGATTCCTGTTTAATCTCTGTAAATAAAACTCCTTAGAACTGTTTTCTTTTTTCATAATTTTGATAATTAATTTATTAAACTTATGCTGCTAATAACTTATTACGGCTATAATAAGTTATACTATTATCTCCTTCAATATCTTTTACTGTTACCCCTGTAAATGATGTATCTTTCTTATACTTCTTAGCTAATTTAGCAGCTTTATTCTTTGCTTCATCTCTAGTAGACGCTTCAAAGTTTCCAGTAGCAAAATCATATACTTTCATATCATTATCAGAGCATTTTCTCTGTATAGCATATTGAAAGTTTCTTTTGTTAGGCTTTTCTTTAACAGATAGTTCTGCAGCACTAGGAGCTGTCTGTTTACCTTTCTTAGGAGTTAAAGGATTACTACGTACTGACTCATCAAATTTAGCCTGCATAGACTTTCTTGCAAGTTTATTTGCTTTTATCTTCTCTTTAATTTGTTCAGTTGTTAACGTAGTAGCTTTAGGTTTAGTGAACATATTGTTCTTAACTATACGCGTAAAATGTTTCTTCTCTTTACGGGTATATCGTATTGTAGGATCATATCCTGCTTTCATAAGAATATTCTTGATTAATTCTTTTTTAGATTGTTTTATAGATTTGTTTTCATTCATAGCATCTTTTGCTACTTTAGTAGTGTATTCAGATTGCTTCTTATTTCCTGCCCACTTTACAAATCCTATTACTTTCCCATTCTCATCATATTTAATGACTCCAGATGGTCCCGGTTTCTTGCTTACCGTCATTATTTGATAAGCCTTATAGCTTCTACGAAACTTATTCTTGTTACTTCTATGGTTCTTTATACCGGTTCTATTATTTTTCTTTGCTAATATCTTTTTCATAATTTTTGATAATTAAATTGTTAATACTAGTTTAAAGGGGGAATCCCCCTTTAAACATTATTTATGCAGCTAAGGATAAAGCTGGAGCTTCAATGTTAAGCTCTGCTTTTTCATTAAAATCTGTAATATCTTTATTGATTTTGTTAATTTCTAATTGTAATTTATTTTTTAGACCTGCAATATAAGCTGAAGTAAGCTCTTCAGTTTTATCTAGGTTCTTCTTTCCTTTAGAACGTTTAAGCTTCGAATCAAGAGTCTTAATCTTACTTAAGTGAAACAACTGTTCAGTCTTTTCACATAAAGTAAAGATGTTAAGATAGTTATTATCTTTAGGTAATTCGGTAAACTTCTTATAACCCATATTAATACACTGCATATACAGTTTTAATAATATGCGTTCTTCAGATAGAGTTTTAATCTTCTGAAGTAACTCTTTTAAGTCATAATTACGTTTAGCCTCTTTTGGAATAACATTTTCTTCTTTAATCTTATTCCAATAGAAAGTAATTTCATTAGAAATTTCCTTAATGCGACCGATTTTACCTTTATTCTTATCTCCGAGCAAATATATTGATGTAATTGATTTCATATTGATTAATGTTTTTAAATGTTAAATACTCGACCAAACTACATCTACCAGTAGTAGTCCCTATGGGATTCAAACCCATAACTTACACATTAAAATATTAAGCAGTTAGTTGATTATAACGATATATTCTATCACTGTGTTTATTTTTAGATTTATATGTATCTAATTGAGAATCACAGTTTGGGCATAACAATCTTAAATTATTACGTCTATTATTATTTGCATGACCATCTATATGATCTAGAACAAATATTAAATCTTTATTGTTCCAATAATTATCGCATCCACATATACTACATTTGTTATTTTGTTCTTTTAAGATATACTTTTTTATCCAAAACATTGATGTTTTTCCGTAGTACTTGTCTTGATCTTTAAGATAATCCAAGTATTTTTGTTGTGACATATATTCGCGTTGACATTTATTAGAACAGTAAATTCCATACGAAGAATATTTCGGATGAAATTCTTTTCCGCAATTTTTACATATTGCTATTTTTTTAGATTCGTTATTAGGTCTCATAATATTTCTCTTTTATGTTATTATTAACATAACGAAGAAACTTAGAGCTAGTTGCAAAAAGTGTGTTACTCTATTCAATTGAGTTAAGGGACTGTGTAGTAATAACTGCCCAATTCAGCAGTAATTACTATAAATAGTACCCGATTCAGTACTATGAGATTATGTTGTTTTAAGATAATATCCAAATCAATATTTTCTAAATTTTCTTAACTGGCCGAGTACTATAGGAATAACCCGTCCACCAGTCTTAATTCCAACTATTCCATTAAGCCCCTCAAGGTTAATGTCTTCAACGTTGGTTATACCATTTTCTCTTGCATATTTTTTGATATTCTCTTGATTGATCCATTTAGAATGTAGTTCCCCATCTGAACAATTCCTCATACAATCAAACAAAATATCAACAATACAATCGAAATCCTTACGTTTCTTTGCCTCATCAATTATACTTTTAGTAATCTCATCAAAGGCATATTCATTTCGAGTCGAATTCGACCCAGTAATTGCATCTGCTATACTAATAGAAGCATCTATAATACTTACCGATTCATAAGTATTAAATAATCTTTGCCACCATAATGGCCCACTTCCGTAAAATAGGAAGACCCGTCCATCTTCTCTAATGCTTACTTTTTTAGGCGTTTCTGTACGTCCTCCATTCCAAATCTGAATTTTAGACAATATGGCTGGCTCAGAACATATTAGAATTCGCAGAAGTTCTACACGCAATGAAGAAAGTCTGCCGTTCATAAGCTTCTACTATTTTTCTTCAGTAATTGTAGCAGTTACGTGAATTTCAGTTTCCTGATTATCTAAACCGCACTGCCGTAAATACTCAACCTGCATACGCTGATTCATATCCATATAACCACGGACAGTTTCAGCTAACTGCATACACTTACGTGTCATTTCTTCATAGAAGTTCAACACACTCTGGTTGGATAACTTAGTTAAGTCATTCAACATAGGAAGTTCTTCAGCTGTAAAGAACATAGGCTTAGAGCCTGGTTTACTCAACCGTTCAATACATTCAATTACATTCTGCCGGGTTGCTTTAGTAAATTCAGGATCAGCAAGCTCAAAAACTAATGATGGATCATTCTTCTTTTCATTCAAGATGATTTTCGGACGTCCATCAACATCCTTCTCAAGTAAACTAACTGACTCAACATCAATAGCCTTGAGAATATAAGCTTTTACTTCCTGACGGAAAGTATTCTTACCTGTAGCAACATCTTCTTTCCACTTAAGGTCAGGAGTCTGTGCTACGATTGTAAATATCTGCTGTCCAAAGAAAGGCCCAAACTTCTGGGCTGTTTGCCGATAGCGAGCTAAAATTTGAGCTGCTAAACCCGGAGTGTTAGCTCCATTAATATTATTTTCCATAAAAATGTTCCTTTTTGAGTCCGTACTTGATATACCAATACGAACATAGTTATACAAAAAATTGTTAAAGTCTCTCCACCGTTCGATTATTTAATAGCTATTCAAAATTGGAATAGGTGAACTCAATCACATAATCTACTAAGCATAAAAATAATAAATTGAAAATTTATGAGAAATACTCTGTGAGTTACTTCTGATAATCTCTGCTATTTCTTAGTTTTATCGTCCCGTTTCGACGGTTGAAATTCAACTTATGCGATGTTCAACGCACCTCTCACCGTAAGCGTATAACGCGATTAGATGCGATATAAGCCACTTTATCATCAGTTCCTTAGAACCTACTGAGTATGTCCGGTATTATCGAAATTCGTCAGAATTACGGTTGTTTAATCTAACATTACTAAAATCATAGACTCATTGCTTATAGCATGACCCATCTATACCATTTCCAGGATTTGTTTGTTTATACTGCACGAACATTAGGATTTCCACCTATCATCGTCTCCTTGTTTGCTTATGGAATATTTTCATCATAAGTGTACTATTGCCCTTACAGAGACAGTGTAAGAAACAACACAGGTAACTGACGATTCAGCGTTCTCTCACATACAATGTTGCGCATTGTACTTTACGAGTGTCTTAACAGTCAGCAATGTCGGTTGGCAGTCGGGGTGGTGATCTGTCTACTCACACTACTCTTACGAACGGTAGTCTCAGCGTTTACAGTTCCATTGGACTTCCCAATTAGTTAAATAGTTAAACAATTAGAGTTCATTTTATCATAGCTGACTCTATTCAGCGTAAGTAAAGTTGATTCATTAAGTATATCATCATATACTATAATTATTATTAAACTGGTTTTAGGATTCTAACTCTAAAGCATCTTTAATAACTCTATTTACTTCCTTAATCCATAACGATGTTTATTATCCAAAATTCTGGTATGAATTAGTATAATAAATCAAAGGCATTTGCATATCTTGAAATGCTTAAGCTCTGCCGTTTTTTACAAGGAGTTTTCTCTGCGTCTCCTAATTTTACTTATTACCACGTAATAACACTTGCTAAAGGTGTTCGCTTCTAAGTTCAGGGTTATAGCGCCCTCATACTCGCATTTTAGACTATTATATTTTAGTCTCGTCATTTCTTATATATTATACTCATCTACACGACAAAACTCATGAGTCACCTTAGACTTGAAAGACGGTATCAATCTCATATACCTCATCCCTTATACGTAAGTTCTTTTGCAGCACGCTAATTACGATAGCGTACAGGATTGGCTCCTGCTCCATGAGTAACCAGTCAAGTATATACTTGGGCCATTGCATATCCAGCTTTCATATCCTTACTTTGTATAAGTATGTACCATAACACAGTTATCCTTACATTAGTATTAGTAATTTACTCCCTTCATAAGTACAAGTTCCAATATCCACAATTGCATATTGCATCACAGCTGATGTGTACTGAACACTAGAGTTAGCCTGTTTCCCTTTCTGGACGCACAGTAGCGCTTTTGTTAACCGATTTTGGAGACCGGTAATGCGTTATCTGCAATCTCTTTTTTTCCATGAGCTGGCTGCTTGCTTAAGGTGAAACTAACCTTTGCCTCTCGGCTTTACCTATTCTTTCCAAAGGAATAAGTTAGGAGCCGTATTGCCCCTATTTCGTCATCGTGTTTATATCCCTTTTTGATTCTGCTTTTGATAAACTAATACGGATATAGGGATTTCGTTCCCTTTGCACTGTTTAGTACTCAGTGTGTCTTCTCTTTAGTACTGCGTCTTTAGAAGTCTCCAAACGGTTCTCACTTCCTAATGAGGATTGTACACGCTCATCCCCTCTTATGTAGTTTTCAATTACATAAGCTAACATCCTACCTTTTGAGTAATCTCACAGTTTTAGCTGCTAACATATTCTCGGATCATGTAACTTTTCGGGCTATGGAGAAATGATTCCAAACTCCCTGACAGGTGCGACCAGTATTATTATATACCTTACCGCATGACTTCCTCGGAGTGATTTACGCTATAGTTTTACTCCTCTCGAACTGTGATATAATTATAGTATTTATTATACGGTTATTATCACTAACTTTTTACCGTAGGGCTGTCATCTTTAGCCGTTAATCCTTGTTTTGGTGTATTGATGCTTATTATTTCACCAGTGGTAAGATTAATAGAAGCTACTACTTTCTTACCTAGACATATGTCGACAAACTTATTTTTTACATCACTACTACTGATGTAGTCTATTGGTTCCATTTTTGAAGCATCAAAACCATCCAAACATTTACAAGCATTACTTACAGACGAACGTAAGTACTGTTCTACATATAAACAATTAGTTATACTACTGTTAGCTTGGTCTCTAATAAAAGTAGACTGATTACCTTCTACTATAAAGTATTCAGTTTGAGCTTGAATAGAATTCAATTTAGCCCTTGCTTCTCTTGAGTCCTTAATGATACGTGATAGACGTATCATCTGTTGAAGTATAATTTTATTGTTCATATTTATCTACTATTGTTAATGGAGTTGCCGGTGATTCGTCATCAGATACCTTACTTATAGCATTTACTTTCGGATATCCTGTTGAATTCGTCTTCTCTATTACTTTAGTTTTCCACTTAACTACTGGCTTTGGTTCACCAGTAGTTTTTACGTTCACTTTTGCGTCTGTTGTTCCTTTCACAGATACTTCTAATGTAGATAAGTCGACTTCGACATTTATCTCATCTACAGACTTTTTCTCCTCTTTTATTACTTTAGGGAAGTTAGGTAACTCCACTATAGAGGGTATAACAGGCTGTGCCTGTATAACTTCTGTAGTTGCAAACATTTGCCTACCAATGAATACACTGACAACAAACATTCCAACTACAGTTAACATTCTATTATTCATTTGATATGATATTTATTAGAATGGTTATTCTTCTAAGATATGAATTTTTAAAAGAAACTTTTTAAACCAGTTTAGTTTTTTTTTCAGTCCCTTCAGATTTCTCTTCATTCTTAGGATATTCGTCTTCCTTTGGAGCGATTAAATCTCCTTGACAATACTCTGCAAGACGATCA